TCACGGCCCTTCTATCCGAGGAATCCCATCCCATCTCCCACCCGGTATTTTCGGTGCATTTTATTTCCACCCGATTCAAGAAGTCAATATATTCATCTGGTGTGGAGAGATTCTCGGAGGAACAACTCACAAAACCAGTAGAGCCATTATTTGGGCTTGAGACATTATTCTTCAACATATTCCAAGCAGCAGCAACCTGTGGAACATCGTTTTCTATGTGCTCTAAGTGCCAATGTATTAATATTTCATCATCAAGTGGGTGAGGTCCAAATTGATTTCTCAGCTCAAGAGACTTGGAATGATTTTCTTCATAACGAAGCCAGATTTTAAGTTCGTTTTTATTTGATGAATTTGGATTAAATCCAAGATTGTCTCCAAGAAGCGAGAGTATTTCATATTGTTCTTCTTCCGATGCGTTGAGCTTTTCAAATACAAGAATTCCATTTTTTCTATAAAATTCTGCAAAGTAATCTATATTCTTTACTATTTCTGCGAATGTGGTTGAAAATATGGAATCGCTATACACGCTGGTCCGCCCATACAGAATGTATGCACCTAGTACATATCTCGCTGAATGATGAATTAATGGTGTTTACATGTTTGTCGCTAAACCAAATCTCACTTAATTTAGAATCGCGCATATTCCCAAATACATATTCATATTTAAAATCATTACAGCATAAGAATGTTTCTGCTTTGCTGTTTATGTTTAGCCATCCGAAAGTTCGACCTTTTGGACCATAACTGCAATCGGTTACGTATTTTTTATTGTTTTTATTAATTAAGTGCAAATTTGAAATAATCGAAGACTCTTGCAACAGTCCTGCCCTATCGTACAAATCTGTTTCTGGATGAAACCTTAAGGACGGGAATAAAAGTTTTGCTTGTTTTATTTGCACATCCAGTTCCCCATCAGTTGTACGTAAATCAATATTTGGGAAATTGCTTAAGCTCGATATAATTCCTCCGTTTTCAGAAAGAGAATCATAGGTAGGGCAATTCACACCGATAGAGAAAGAATTTTTCTGTGTGAAATATACGAGGTTGGCTTCAGCATATTTCAGGTTTGATATTAGTGAATCAAAAAGAAACTCGTTCATTCCGGTTCTTTCCGACCACAGGCTTCTTTCAAAAGCTGGAATGTTTAAATATATTCCACTGATTGAATCCTTATACTTATTTATAATGTCTATTTTTTCTGGGGTTAAATTTACCCCATTTGAAAGTATGAGCATTTTAAGTTTAAATTTTGAAAGAATAATTAAAAATTCCTCAAAATGCTTATAGAGTAAAATTTCATTATAGTGAGCAGTGTGTATCTGCCTTAATCTTTTCGAAATAATTCCGTTATCTTTTGATTTTTCAGAGTCAATATCAAAAAGTATATTTTCCAAAACGTCAACATCCATATGCCTGGAGTAGTCAAGCATATTCCCATGAGTACTAACAGGGCAAAACCAGCACTTTGCATTGCAATACCCAAATGGGTCTATTTGAACATCTGATATTTGTGTGTTTTTTAATTTATCTAATATTGAATTATGTAAATCACTATTCACAATTTTCCCAAAATGTCAAGAATGTAAATCTTTTTCCAGAATCAACCATTTCTACTTGGTGAATATGTTTTTGTGATGGGAAAAAAATTGCATCGCCAGCACCCAGCCTTGCAAAAGCTTTGTCTCCAGGAAAGTTAACCTCGCCTCCCGTGTAGTCATCGGACATTGATAAAATTCCTGAATAGGCAAGATTCTCTCCATAGTTATACCCGGAATGAGTTGTCTTTGAGGAGTCGCTATGTAATGGATGTCTCTGTCCGGTTGACTGAATTTTTATAGAAGTCCTCTTGTCGGGCAGAGATATTGGGGAAAATGTATTTCTAAAAATATTAAACAAACATTTTTCAAGCTTTGAAATTACGTATTTAGAAATATCTATATTGCTTTCAGATATCTGTATAGTCTGAAATTCACCAGATATTTTTCCATCGTTATGAATTTCACCAGAATTCAAGATGTAGAAATCAAGTATTTCTCTTATTTCTTCTTTATCAAACAAGCCACTACAAAGGAATATGTCAGAGCCGTCTCTTCCAATCATTTCAGTCATAAAACTCAATTCCACTTATATTCCTATAATCAAATCCCAGTTTATCTACATATTCATTGTATGTTTCCATATCAGTGGCCCCATAATAGCCTAGCTCGCCTGCTGTAAGTATGTTCTTATAATAGTCAATAAAGTGTAGATAGGTAGTGCATGCAATATCTGCATTGAAGATGTTATGCCAAACATCCCGTGCAATATCGGAATCCAGGTATTCATCTGTTTTTTCAAGGGTGTGGATAATAATATCGTTTATTGCATAGATTGAATATCCGCGTGAAAAAGCTCTCATCGGGATAGTGTGCTCTTCTCCGAAAAATTGTATTCTCGGGTCCGGCATGACTTCTGTAAAGAATTTCCATGTTGAAAATATAAATCCACCAGCAACAAGATAATGCTCTATGAAATCTTCACTTATAAAATTATGCTCTATTTTTGATGAAATTGAAGTTCGATATTCATTTGAAAATTTTGTATTTGTAAATTTTTCTATTGCATCAATAATTTGAAATTCTCTTAACTTTTCAACGCTTGGAAGATTCGTATCATAACTAATAACCCCATTTTTATTTTTTGTGAAAGCAGATGGGCGTTGAGAAATAATTATATTCTTGTTTATGCATTCAAGTTTTTTATACCAGCTGATAAGTTTTGAATCCCAAGATTCGACAAATCGGCTGTGTGCATCAACCTGAAGGATGTATTTCTCACCGCCCCACAACCATAGTGATTCACATCTAGCAATTCCAATCCCACGAATTAGTGGGTGGCTTATATTTATAGTTTTTACATTTTTAAAATTTGAAAAATCTTCAAAACTTCCAATTGTTTTTTGATTGCAAATTCCGATTCTTACACCATCTGGATTATCTGCTTTTTCATAAATATTTTTTACTGTATTTAGCAGGTCTTCTTCATTTAAAGAAGCTATTGATACAAATATTCTATTATTGCTATTTAGTTGATTTTTCCAATTTGTAGAATAAGTGTCCATGACAATTCATTTTTATTTAGATTATTTTGTCTAAAAATTAAATATCACCACTTACCTAGTGGGCATGTTGCGGCTTTCAATTTAACTTTGATTTTCATAAAGCAACCACACTCTTTGCATTGGTGGGTGAGTTTTAACAGGCTTGGACATACTTCGCATACAGCAAGTCGAGAATTTGCTTCTTCTTCTGTTGTATGGTTTTTTAGATTAACTACATCCCAGGGACGTGTTTCTCCAAGTTTCTTCTTATACTCCTGCCAAGGTGTCATTATTCTGTTGGAGGGCTAAAGTTTTCTCCATCCCACCTATAACCTTTTCCAAATTCTTCAAGGCTTGCGGGAACTTCAATGATTGTCGGCCTTGACGAATATAGTTCATTAAAGTTATTCCACTCTGGACTAGATGCAATTGACATTATCTCAACAACTACTCCATCAACCACAAAAGCAAAATGTTTAAATTCCTGCTTGCTATCGCTCATAATTTCTCCTTAATCAAAAGCATACTATCTTCTAGTATGCTGGGGAGCATCCACTACAGTAGTCTCCACCGCTCAATGTTGCGCATGGACCACTGACGAACGATAGAACAATGCCATAGTTCCCATCGCATACATCGTTATAGGCACAACCATTAACCACACCACCGAATGTATTAAAGTACTTAGGCCCAGATAAGAAGGTTCCAGCAGTACATGGAGTTCCTGGTGCGGAAAATGCTTCTGAAGCCTGAGTGCTGGTTGCAAACCCAGAACGACTTGCGGTTACAAATACAGTAGAAGATTGACTATCCGACAATCCGGTAACAGTGATTGCCGCAGCAGAACGAGTAAAGGAGCCAGCACTTACGCTAACAGTGTATGTGTTTAGCGCATCATAGTTTGCTATAGAAACTCTAAACTTAAATCTTCCTGGGTCTGCTCCAATGGCATAACTACCATATGTTGGCGTTGCAAGCTGAGAGAATGATGTTCCTGTTGTGTTGGCTGAGTTTGCAACAAATCCGATTCTACTTACATTCACCGTACATGTTGCAGTTGTTGCGTTGGCAAGTCCTGTAACAGTAACCGTCCCTGATGACTGTGTAGCGCTTCCTCCATTCGTTACAGAGAATGCATATGTATTAAGAGCGCTGTAGTTTGAAATAGAGAACGTGTAGCCGCCTGAAGTTCCGGTTGACGCACCAAATGTCGGAGTTGCTAGCTGGGAGAAAGAAGTGCCAGTTGTGCTGGATGAGTTTGTTAACCAGCCATTTTTGTTGACGGTAACAGTACATGTTGCAGTGACGTTATTGCCAAGACCAGTTACCGTAACAGCTCCACCGACCTGCGATGCGCTACCACCGTTTGATACGGAAAATGAATATGTTATTGTCGCGTCGTAATTTGATATGGAGAACGTGTAGCCGCCTGAAGTTCCGGTTGACGCACCAAATGTCGGGGCAGGAAGCTTCGCAGCATTGGCGAGCAAAAAACCGCCTTGTCTAGCTGAAACAGAAGCCAAAAACGGCATATTAGTAACCTAGGTTTGAGCTACCAAATACGGTCCACGCAGAACTACGACGTATGAACGTAAATGAAAAGATGTCTATCTTTCCGGCAGAAGATGTTGGTACAGGTGCGGCACTATTTGCCCACTTTATTGTCTGACCAGCTCCAGCAACTTGAACAGCATTCGGTATGTAGCCAGTTGCACCCTGTGTTACGAAAATAACGACCGTAATTGCTTTTCCATTGTCTGTTGGTGCATTAGTCAGGTTCACCGTAAAGTTACTTGAAGGTGCTGTACCAACATAGAAGATATCACCAGTTGAGTAGTCTGCTGTAACAACGCTTGCAGAAACCGAAGCATCTAAGACAACTTCTCTAATTGATGTTCCATCAAATCTTCCTGATACTGATGCACTGGTTGCTGATACGGCCCCAGCAGAAAAGTTTCCACTGGCGTCACGAGCGACAATCGCTGAGTTCGTATTCGCGCTTGTTGCTGTTGTCGCAGAGTTTGAAACTTTTCCTGCCGTCGAAATTGTCGCTAGTTTGGTATCGGCAATAGCTGCTGAGGAATTGATGTCGGCATCAACAATGACACCAGATGCGATTGCGGTAACTCCAGTATCCGAGATTGTTACGTCTCCAGTTTCAGCTACTGCGGTTGGTACACCTGAAGAGTTATAGACAATTATGTTCCCAGCTGTGCTTGTGGCTAGTTTTGATAATGCAATTGCAGCAGAAGCATTTATATCTGCATTGACAATAGTTCCGTCAAGAATCTTTCCTGACGTGACAGCGCCATCTGCTAGTTCCGTTGCCGTAATCGTTCCAGCAGCAATATCGGCTGCAATGACTGTTCCTGGAGCGATTTTGTCAGATGTTACGGAGTTCGCAGCTAATTTTGCTTCTGTAATTGTTCCATCGCCCACGGTAAACTGGGAGGAGCTGACCCATGAAGCTCCGTCATAAAATTGAATTAAGTTGACATCATCGAGGTAACAAATACGGCCCTCTGTCAGGACCGGCTGGCCAGCACCGCCAAATGAGGCGTCACGCGTACCGGCGTCAGCAAAACGGGCAACAGCCTGGTCCATGAGGTAGCCATTAACTTGTGCTGCGGTGAGTATTTCTCCAGAAGCGAATACTCTGATTCCTGAGCCAGCCATTTTTAAATCTCCTTATTATTAAGTGAAAAGTTTATCATTTTTATTTATGCTGAAGTCGTGAAGGTCACTGGTGTAGATTCAACAGCACTGACACCAGCCTCGTTAACTGCCTTGAGCTTGACGTAGTAGTTTGTCGAACTGCTTAGACCGGTTATGGTTATTGGCGGGCTACCCTTTGGGGGAGACAGGGCAACGTATGGGTCATATGTTGTCCCATCTGTTGACAGCGCATATTGGTAGTTGGAGATAATTCCGCCGCCGTCTCCGCCCCCAGGAACAGATAGGGGCAAGAATCTTAGGGTTGCAGTTGTTGACGTCACAGAGGGCACCGTAATGCTGTCTGGGGCGTCTGTGGGGGCGACAACTACACCAAGTCTTATCTCTGAAAGACGTCCAAACGCAATATCGTCAAGAGTTAAGTAAAACTCATCAATCGTCTCGTGGAAAATCTTGTAACCCATCGGTCTTGCTGGTTCCATGGCGGCAAGAACTAAAAAGCTTGACTCGCCATTAGACGCGTCTGGTGTTTCGTTCTCTAAGGTTCTAACGAGAAAGCTCCAATTATCTCCATCGTAATTTGGGGTTATAGAAACGCTTTTGGTTGGTTCAGTGTCGTCCTTGGTGGAAATCAAAACCTGTCTGGCTGAATTAATCAGCGCGCTCCTGGTCCCAGCGCTTCGTCCGTAATAAGAAGTAAGCAGCTGCCATTCGATAAAAGCTCGTTCTTCTGCGTAGTTTGAAAAGAATCGTGACCCATCTGCTTTTGATATGTTCTTCCGAACGGTAGAACCTGTAAATTGTGAAAGCCAGTTAACGTATTTATCTTTTACGAATGCAGGGTTCACAAGAGCGCTGTTCACCACTGGTTCAGCAAGTTCTACTGCATTTGTAATTTCATCACGTTCAAATGGGTAGATTTCCTTATATTCATTCATAACTTCGTTAGAAGCTGATGTGAGTATGTCTAGTAGTTTGTGGAATGGGGCGGTTGGATGCTGCTGTGCGCTATCTATTTCCCAATAGAAATCTGGCATAAAGTTTCTTGCTAGAGAAATATATTGATTATTGTAAAAAGCTCTGTCATCAATAAGGTTTGGGTATGTGAGGAATATGTTTCCACCACCGTGTCCCGATACTGTTATTGACGCAGATACACTGTGCGCTTCTTCGCCATCAGGAACCACAACCGTATTGGACTGAATCGAGCCATATAGCCCACCTGACAAAGTCTGCTGGTAAGGTTCGGCAGCTGTTTCGCCATCTACAACGAGCTGAGCTGTCACGGTGCACTCTGATGACGGTCTTACTTTTGCGTTAAAGGATAGTGTTTTTCCGTTCTCGGAAAGTCTCAAAAGCTGCTCGTCAAGAATGATTGTTACGTCGCCGGACCCGGATGGTGCAACACGCAATACGTATCTCAGGTTCGTAATGAACTCTGTTGGGATAATGCTAAGCGTGCTGTTGGTGGTTACCCATTCTGTTCCAGAAGAAGAAATGGGGATGCTAACGCTTGCTGATGTAGACCTAAGTAGTGCGCTATTGGCCGATAAAAGATTTACTGTTGTAGCCATGTTATTCGGGAGCCAATGTGTATGTTATGGTCAAATCTTCTGCTGAAATTAGTGGAAGCGACCCTTTGTCCAAGAACAAAATATCGTCTCCGAACTGCGGCAACCATCCGTCGTTTGTCCCAGTTATTGACAGGGACTCAACGTAAACAACGCCAGGAATATTGCTAATCAGGGAGATAAGGCGTGTTTTTCTTACTCTGTCATCCGTATAAGGAAATTCAGCAGGCGACAGGTATGAAATTATATTATTTTCAATATTCTCCTGCAATGTTTCTTGCACGAACGCAGGGTCGAGGACTATTGACGCAACCAGCTCCATTGTTAACAAATTTGCGTCAAGTATATTGAAAGAAAGACCAGCAACAGACCTATCTGTAATGTCTAGAAGTATTGTTTCTTTTTCTGTTTGTGTCAAAAACGTATTCAGACCATAAGTAAATACGGCTACGTTGCCAGGATTTTCAATCCCGGCAGATGCTGTTCCGGTAACGGATGTGCTCCCAGAGTTCGAGAATGCGCTTACAAATGAAAATGTTGTATCCGATGTTCCAGTAACTGTTTTTTGACCGTTAAAAGAAGCTCCACAGCCTTCCAAATAAACAACATCTCCGATGACGAACAAATGATTTTCATCAGTTTCAACTGTGGCCAGCTCGGTATTAAGAAATGTTGTTACGATATTTGCTGTTCTTGGAACAGAGATATCGCCGAGTCCTGTGTCCCCGTCAGTCAGGTCGTATGATTTGACTCGGCTGACGACGCTTGGGTAGCTAGATAGTATGTACGAATCTAGCTGTGAGGATTTATTTATCGCCGAGCTCAATGAGCGCAGATATGTTGCAGATTTGGAGAGATAGTCAGAATCCTCATCTGCGTTAATTCCATTGGCAAAGTTTGCAAAAGTTTCAACAGACAGAATGTTTGTTCCAGCACTAATTACGCTAAGCTCGGTACCTGGGGTTGTTATCGGTGGGATTACTCCAGGGCTGAGGCATGATACAGTCACAGAAGCGCTAGGTAGCTCATCCTCTTCACCAGGGTTTTCAATTCCCTCAATGACGAGTGTCTCAACAGTCTGAAAAGCAAATTCTGTTACTTCATCTTCGAACAATGTCTCATAGCTAAATATCGTTCCAGCAGGTACGGTTCCACCGGAATAAGAATCGAGAGTTATTGTTACATCGACCTCAGCGGCAACTGCCTGCTGCTTTGAGTAGCCAAGAATATTAATTATCCCTTCCATCAATCTGTCCGGAAGTCGATTAACTGATGCAATATTCAATGAACTTATATATGCTGCTGCTTGGAATATTGCGTCTTCTGGTGTTCCAACACGCAGGTTAAACTCGGGCAGGGTTAATCTTGCAATTTCTATTGCATCGAAGTAAATATCACCAGGTTCAGCATCGAAAATACTTAGGTCGATATATCTAGAAAAATCTGCGGCCATTAGCCAACCTCGCCTTTTACCCTAAACGAAAACTCAACTTTCATTTCATTTCCATTTGTGTTTATGTTTGTGTTTAGATTTGTTATTTGTACTTCAGGCACGAATCTTGCCGCATTCAAAATAAATACACCTTTGTCGATTCCGCGGAACGATGGGTCAAGTACTCCAAAACGAGGAGAGAAGACATGTGTTCTTGGCTCTGTAAGAATTGATATGGTCAGAAGCTGGGCGTAGTAGTCTTCGCTTCCGTCGCTGTGCTTCTGGAAACCGCTTCTGTCAAACTTTACTGGGAATTTAATCATGTCCATTACGCGTTCTCCAATGCTGTTACGCGCTGATTCAAGACGATGATTTGATTTTGAAGGCTAGTTATTGTCGACAGTAGATTTTCTACAACTGTCTTAGAAGCAAATACATCAGCTTTTATCTTTGATGAGCCAAAAACTATTAGGTCAGTAAAAAACTCATCTGTAAACGTGCAGGTTACAATGTCGCCTTTTATCATCTTGTTAAGAGTTGTTACACCAACCGGAGTTACCGGACCAAATGTGGCGCCAAGCGCCTTGACATTTACCGTGACACGGCCAGATGCGTCCACATACGTGACTGTTCCGCTATAAAACTTCCCAGGCCTAAGCGGGTGAGATGAGCCTTTTTCTCTGTTTACAATATCTGGGGAACCCATGTTAAACCTTGTTTCTTCGAGTTTGACAAGTAAAGTTTACATTAAAGTGCATAAATGAATGAAGGTTCATAATTTTCAAATTACTCATGTCAAACCAGCCGTGTTTGGGTAGACGCCACCGTTGTGGTAGTCGATTTCAGGGAACCTGACTCGCAATATCTCTATCTGCTGCCTATGAATAAAGTCTGCATATTTTTTTGCATTAGCAGGACTGTCTAGTTTTGCTAAAAATAATCCATCAGAAAGGTATTTAGCAATTGCTTCTGCCTCTGTTAGCTCAACAGCAAAACCACCAACGGTCCATATTGGTGTTATGAGGACAGCCGTATTCCCAGGCTTCCATCCATTTGGATTGATTGTCAAATCCGGTTTTTGAAATATTGTGATTGAGAATGTTGTTTTTGGTTCTCCGTTAAAAGTTAGTACTGGCCTTGAGTAAAGAGGGATATTGCCTATTGAAATCAAACCGCTCTTCATTCGCGGATACGTGGATGCAAAATTATTTTCTGTTGCTTGTGTCGGAAGGGGGAAGTAAGCGCCGTTTGGGGCTGATTGCACCGTGCTCGGTGTGACTCTTGTGGCTATAGGTCTTTCGGCGTTTGTCTGCAAGAACCTAACGCCAACTGGGAGTTCTTTTTCTTCTTTTGGCTCAAGTGTTGGCTTTCTAAAGCTAACCGTAACTGGGTCTGGAGTCCTGTCGGAAAAACTTACAGAATCAATAAGGTAGTATCCGTTAAGGCTTGGCACATTTCCTACATACGCCGTCATCCCTGGTCGTATTTGTGTTCCATTTTGTCTATCTACTGTTATTGAGCCATCACCGTATCTAGGGTCGTTTGTAGAAACATTTATTGTTGGGTATGACATGGCAAAGAAATATCCAGGTGCGCCCTTTCCAACAGCAGGGTATTGAAGGGGTATGTATTTTGTCCCTTTTGGTTCAAACCTTGTTTTTTTCTTGTTCCAAATTCGAACAGTGTCTCCACTGTCCATCCCCCATTTATGCAGAAGATATTTTTCTGAAGCAAATACTAAAAACCCATCAACTTCGTAAACTACGAATTTTGCATCTTTAGCAAGTCGGTCCAGAACGTCCCACAAAGAGTCAGCTTGTTTGTCTCCAGTTGCTTTTGTTACCACCTGCTTCTTTGAAGTCTCTTCTCCAAAGTATTTCAATCCGTACTTTTTTGCTGCATTTTTTACGAATGCGCTTCCAGTTCCTTTTACTGTTCCTGGATTTCTGTCACGTTTCATTTGCTGTATTGCTTTTGAATAACACTTGACCTGCCAAGTCGGGCTTCCACCAGGACCCTGCGCAAATGTTAGTGAAGCTATCTCAAAAAGTTGTTTTTGTTTTATTAAGTTTATGCCAGAATTATTTGTGTTGTCTATTTCGTTTAAAGTTGTTGTTTCGTAAATAACATCTCTACCAATTTGAAAATAGTTATTTTCCGCAAACTCAAGAACTCTTGGATATGTTTTTTCAGCCTCTGCAATTTGAGAATAATCAGTATTCATAGTTTCTACAACCTCAAAACTAAGTTGTGATGATTGATTCATGGTGTATTCGACGCTGACCGAAATTATTGAATGGTCAATGTTGGTCATAACTCCATCGGATAATGAGCCAATTGAAATTTTGCCAGCAGTATTTGGCACGTTTCCAGAATAAGCACCAATATCAGGACTTGTATACTGAAAATTTGTAGCCATTACCCATACTTCTTTGTTCTATCTACAAATGAATCTCGCTCGCCAAATCCTGGTGTCGCGATAGTTGGTGCAGGAGGAATTATCTGCCCTGGAACAAGTTTTGGCAGTGAAATAATGTTTATGTATTCAATTGGTACTTCTTGCAGTGTTATGTCGCACGTAGCCCTATTTATAGAACCAGTTTCAGTTCTTATTAAAGAGGATATTGTTAAATCGTTTATTACGAATTGCACACCTGCCCCAGTTGACATAGAAAATGGGTTTGCATTTATTAGCAGGTCGTCGAATCCGTAAAGTATTACCGGGTAAGGCCTAGCCGCCATATTCCTAAGATTCTCCAGCTTTTCGTCAATCGAGAATGTTATTCCATCGTCTGCGGTTTCTCCGAATGCTCCAGTTCTGTAGGTATTGTCTGGAATAACCAAAAACTGAAAGGAGACTTTCATCAACCTATAGTTCTTCCAGTCAACCAACGGTATTCTTCCAACTCTTTCTATCTCCGTCCATTCTGAACCAAGGTTTTGATAATTGACCTGATTGGGTTTTGGAAGGAAATAATGTCTAGCAGTTGTTTGTAGTTGGCTGTCTCCAGACTTGTAGTACTGAACCATTTGCGGCTCTCCACCCTCTGGCTCACCTGGTGCGACAAATCCGAAGTTGCCGCGAACGCGAACAGTAGCTTTTATTGCAGCTTTCGGGGCAGACGACTGCTCTGACTGACTGCCATTTTGATTCCCGCCAGTGCCCCCAGACCCAGCTCCTCCATTACCTCCAGCACCAGCACCACCTCCTGCGCCGGGAGAACCTGGCGTTGGGGGAGGTGATTCAATAAGAGCAATTGCTTGTGCCCTGGTGTTTCCTTGAGCAATTAATGCAAGTATTTTACCCTCTTGCAGTGAGTCTTTAGTCGTATTGCCAACAGCCCCAATCAAATATGGGACGCTAGATGGTATTACAAAGAACTTTTGAAACAATGGGTGATACCAGTATGTAGCACCACTGTCTGCGGTTGCTCCATCCCCAGTTACCTTGACCCACACTTGAACCGAGTTCCCACCGTATGGATTTATTCCTTTTGCATTTGAAGAAACGCCACCCTTGCTGAGCTCCGACCACTGAACGTACTGAAATGTTGCCCTATATATTGAAGATTGAAACAATCTTGATGTGCCAACATCAACAAAAGTATATCCAGGTCTGCTTTGCGTGTTTGTTATTGCGAGATTAGAAACACTCACCCCACTTGGGTCATTGGTGTTTGCGCTAGTTGACCTAAGTTCGTATACCTGTTGAACCATTTCGTCGCCAACATTGTATTCTTCAATGTATTTTGAGTAAAGTGGAAATGGATTCCAGTATTGCTTGTTGTTCAATCTAAGCCAACCAGCCCCTGTTGGTTCGTCCGGTTTCGCGAGCCTGGAGTCAGTGACTTTAAATAAACCCTTTATTTGATATCCCTTATAAAAGCTACCCACCGTCTCAAGGCTGAGCCGTCTTATTTGCAGATAGTGAATAGAGCCTGTGTAATATGGCCCAACTGTATCTCCTGTTGTCATTATCTACGCTCCCTGATATTTCTCTCTCGCGCTTCAATTTTCTGGATTACTGCAGCAGCGATTGCGTCAGGAGATTGGCCAGGAGCACCATTTACGGTGATGTTGTTTGTAACACTTGAGCCGCTTCTGGCTGGCGTTGATTGTGGCATCTTTCCAAACGATGGAACTGTAGTGTCACCCATTCCGCCAGGACCCGGAACGACGTGGAGATGCCTATTTGCATTATTCCCGTGGAATTCAGCAAAACCACCGTTTGCATGAACAAGCTTTGAATATGCACCAAGGTTCTGTCCGACAAGGTCATATGCGCGACCAGTCACATGGTCTGAACTCGGAGAGCCAAGACCCATTGTCCTGTATGCAGAAGTTATTGTTCTAGTTCCAGTGAGTTGGCCATTCATTGCAGCATGACGACCCATCGTCTGCGCGAGGCGAGAAGATGTAGTGTCGCCGATTCCTTTTCCTCTTGGAGAAGATGTATCTCCACCCATAATCTCACTCATTGCTTCTTTTGACCACCAATCTGGTTTTGCTGCATCAGGGCCGAAGAACTTTGCGGTGTTGTCAACGTACTGCTGAACGGCATCTTTAAATGCAGTACTAGCCTCATCCATTTTTGTTGCTGCGTCTAGCTGCTCGGTTGGAATCTTTTCAAGTGTTGCTGGGTCCATTCCAAGCTGAGCAAGAACTGCTGTTATTCCACCGCCAGACTGTTTTCTTCCTGCGGCGTCGGTCTTATCAGAGAACATTCCTGGGAGTGTTCCGTTCTGTAGTGCAGTCAAGAATGCTTCTTGTTTTCCAGGTTCTAGTCCTGAAATTGCAGACGTGATTGCTCCCTTGTCTGCTGCATATCCAGACTTAGCTAGAAGTGCTCCAACTTGTTCTGAGCCAGTATTGATTAATGCTGTTTCAGATTGTTTTAGGTAATCCTGGAATATTGGATTCTTCAAGAAAACATCGGCCATACCCTCGAGCGCGCCACCGGTCTGGAATTGGCTTCCTTCAGCGGTCCCAACAGACCTTCTTGTTTCATAGAATGCCTTTACGGCATCTCCCTTGTAGAGGGCGGCTAAGTCGGAAGGTAGCGACTGCATGTACTGAAGAACGCCTTTTTCCGTTAGGCTCCCAGCATCAAATTGGTCCTTAAGGGTTCTTGACTTTGCATCAATCGCGTATGTTGCTTCCATCTGCTTGATTGCCGCATCAAAGACATTCGTTGAATCAAGAAGCGCGTTCATGTTCGCCGCTTTCATCTCATCGGCTGAACGCAACATATTTATCTTCAACTTTGTAACCATCTCGTCGAACTTTATTGTTGCGTCGTAAAGATTTACACCTAAGTCTTTTGCCAGTGCTTCAAGTTCTGGTCTTGTTTTTCCACTCATTTTTTCAAGCATGTCAAGACGTTGAGTATTTACATCGTCAAGCATCGTAAATGCTTTGCCACGCTCTTCTATTTGTTTTGTGAACTCACGTATCGAGCTGCTTGGGTCCTTAAGTGCCTTCTTCAGCTCGTCTTCGGTCATTTTGATTCCGTATTGAGCTTGGTTTTTAAAAATATCTTGTAGAAAATCTCTTGAGCCGCGAATATCTCCTGGTCTTATTTGCTTGGCTTTTTCTCCTAGCGGTTTTGTTTTTGAAACAAATTCTGCTCCGATGCCTTCAAGAGAGCCACGGCGTCCTTTAGTAATTCCACCACGATTTACGGCATTCAAATTATCTTCAAACTCAACTGAACGTTCTGTCATTATTCCAGTCAGAACGCTTCCTACCGTGCTCTTTATCGACTCTTTCGCTTCTTTTGCTTGCTGTCTGAGCTTATTTATTCCACCCATAATTCCGCCAGCAAGCAGTCCTATTCCTGCTCCGATGGCAATACCGGCCGGTCCAAAGAATGCACCCATTGCAGCGCCACCCATTGCACCGGACAAAGCACCCTTACCGGCGCCCTGAGCCTGGGTGGCACCGCCGATTCCTGCAACGGCAAGTCCTGCTAGTGGGTTGAATGCACCAACGGCACCACCGAGAGCCATTGCTCCACGCATTTCTTCCGGTGCGAATTGACTCATAGTACTGAGAGCCATTGCGGTCCCCATTTTTGCAGTCATACTGTTATTTATGCCTTTTTGACCTGTTTGTTCATTGCCAAAAAGTTTTCCACCGTACTGCGAGCTGCTTCGCACATATCTTTGCTTATTTGCAAAGTCGCTATATTTTCCGCGAGCTTGGTTCAATCTTGTGAATCTTCCTCCTTTCTTTTTTGCATCATCATAAGCAGTTCCGGGAACAAATGGATTCATTGTTCCGAGCGGACCGGATGCTGGAGTCATGGCAATTCCTGGATAAGGTGTGGCAGTAGAGTTGTATTGTGTATTCGTATTTGTCAACTGACTTGCAATTAAAGAATTTTGTTGTTGCATATACTGTCTTGGAGACAACCCGCCGCGCTGAGCAGAGCTCATCTTCGCTGCTTGCGAGGCGGTTACTCTTCCTGAAGACGGACCTGGAGCCGCGCCACCAGGGGCCCTTGGTCCGCCAACACCAGGGCCTGCGCCATTTATATTCACGTTTGCAGCTTGGACGTTCATATTCTGAAGACCCATGCTCCCAGCGGTCATAAACCCGCCCTTTGTGGCGGACATTTTTCTCCCGCCAAGGAACATTGTCAAAATTGGAAGGAGACTCAAGAACGAACCCTTACCACTAAACATCGTCATAAATCCAGCAGCTTGCTTAAACATCATAGTTAGACCACCAACTACGTCATTGATTATTGGCAATATATCGAAGAATGCATTCTTCAGACCTTGAGCAAAATCTGAAATGCCAGATATAAGGTCGCCTACTCTGTTTCCAAACTCAATAACTTCGGTCTCGTTTTCAAGTAATCCTTCTCTGAAGTTGTTTAGGTTGTCGATTCCGCCCTGTTTTATCGCTGCCCAAATTGGAGAAAATGCCTTCTCTAGAACTCTGGCTCCATCAATCAATGGACGCATGGAATCGACCATTCTCTTCCAGCCGCCGGTAAATGAATCCCACCAATTGCTTATCCTGCTAAAGAATCCTTGCGTTTTAGGTAGCCATTTTTCAATAACATTCACCATGAATGAACTGACCTTATCGACACCAGAAACCAGCGAGTCCATAAATGTTCCGGTGCCGAATGCTGATGTTGTAGCCATCAACTTTCTAATATCGCGAGAGATGATATTAAATATTTTTTGCATTGCTACTTTTGCCGGTTCTAGAAATCCTTGTCCGAAGTCAGCAAATTGACCCTTTATTAAATTAAAGAATGTTTTAACTTTGCCAATAAGAGTATTATTTACAGCATCAAACTGTCCTGCAACACCGCCAAATTCTGCAAGCTTTCCAGACATAATCAATTGCTTGAGTTGGTCTTTTGTTTTTACGTTTGCTTTCTTTAGTGCTTCTGCCATTTCTGGACCAACGGCGTTTGCAGCAGCTTTAACATCAGAAAGACTCTTCTTCGAGTTTGACAGAGATTCAATTACTGCTGCAACTTTTTCTGCTGCGGCTGCTGGGTCCTGACCGGCGGAGCCGAAGTCCATAAGGCCCTTAAACAAACCAGTACTTGCATTGATTTGTGGTGTGCTCATTGTTTTCGACATGACGGCATATGATTTATTCAGTGCAGCAACACCTAGACCGGCTAGGTCTGCATCCATTTGCAAGGCGCGCATTCCTGCTCGTGCCTGGTCTAACCCAGAACCAAGCTCTTTAGCGCCCTTCCCACGGTATGCGTACATTGCTGCCTGCTGTTCGCGTATTGCAGCGGCAGCCGTCGCTATTGCCACTGTTGCGGCCGCGGCACCGCCAGCAAGTATTTGCATTGCCCCTGAATATGCCTTGGCTAGAAATTTGCCAGCAACAAATAAGGCATGAACTCCAAGCATTGCTGCGCCAAGAGCAGCCATTTCTAAGATTATTCCCTTTAAAGCTACAGATACAAACTTCTTTAGCACGCCACCAAAAGCTTTGACACCTTTATCCACAAAGTCAAAGTGCCTTTTAAGCTTATTGGTACTTTTAGTTAAACCCTTATCCATTTTGTCTAGATAGGTGTTTACGTCACTACGGCCAGAAGAGAATTTGCCTGACTCACGCTTAAGGCGTTTGATTGCCTGCGTTGTTTTTTCAATCGAAGTAGTCCTTGCGTCTACATCAATTTTTATGACGATTTTTTCGTCTGCCATACCTTTACTGCTCCATGTGAGTTTTTAAGTCACGTGAGTGTAAAAGCGGCCGAGCTATGCAGTCTAAGCCTGCTGAGTCTTCGACTTTCGCTCTTGCTCTTCGCGGTCGTTAGATATAACTTTAGCACAGGCGAGCCTAATCATCCAGTCAATGTCGTCTGATTGAAGGATTTTTACGGGGTCTGTCCCGAACAGTTCTCCAAGTCGAGCAGCTGTTTTAATTTCTGCTGAATCGACTAGTTCGTCGAAGACCCCTTCGAGGGGTCCACGGCATCAACCGTATCCGAGTAGCCAGAGGCATCAAGAATTGCTAATGCAGCAGCTTCGACGTGTGGGTCTACACCAAAGAATGCTCTAACACAATCTGGAAGTGGACGTGATGTTTCGGTCATTTCAAGAAGAAGCGGTGAAGCAAATGTGATTTCATTTCCGTTTTCATCAAACACTTCTTCGCCATCAATCTCGATACCAACAGTCGTGTGTCCGATAACCATGCATGCGAACTTCGTTGCATCAAGACCATTTCGTGAATCTTCACCAGATGCTTTGCGCCAGTTGCGCATTTGATTCTGGGTGATGTTCGGACTAATGCGAACATGAACACCAGGACGTTCTGGGACTTCAAGCAAAACAACCGTGCGTTCTACCTTCTTGGTAATAACTTCACGAAGTCGGTCTAATGCAGTATCGCCCTTCGGGGCAGCTTCTGCTTTAGCCTGCTTTGCTTTTGCTGGTGAAACTGGAACTTCTACTTCTGTGCTGTAAAGGCTGTTGTCGCTCATGGGGCAAAAACTACCACATGGATAGTGAGAGCTAGTGCAACTACTTTTTGTCTAGTTTTAAATAAACTAGGCTGTTGGCGATTCAACGTCCTGGATTGCAAATGTCAGAGCAAATGTTGCTGGTGCGCCTGATGATGAGTCGCCATCTGGTTCTGTGATTCCAACAAGAAGGGCTTTGTAGTAAACGCGGTCAGTACCAGGAACTGCAAGGTCGCAGTCAAAAACCTGAACTGTTACGTCGTACTCTGCGCGACCAACGAGTGGGCGGAGACGAGCAATCTTCTCTGCGATTCCAGTTCCAAGCTCTGATGCGACTCTGTCTGAATCGTAGTGAGCTGTCAGTGTGATGTCACCAATTTCTGATGGAGCACAAAGAACTGTCGGGCGAAGCTTTCCGCCTTCATAAATCTTCTCAACGGAGGCAGTTATTTCACCACCAGAGACCTGAGCGAACTTAAAGTTTGTCCACTTAGGGTGTGTCTGGTTAATTGGCACAATACTTCCAAGTACTTGCCTTTGCGAAACTTTTGTATTTGGCATGCTTTATTCCTCCGTTAGACGACTGACGCCGTAAGGTTTGACTTGATAATGTCGACTTCGATTTTGTCGCCGACGCTGCTCACACGAAGACCAACTTTTGCCTTCACAGTGCCACCGGCAAGCTGTGAAACTGGGTTGAGCTTTGCATCGCATCGAACGGTGAAACCTGAGTCAATCTTTCTTCCGTTTGCATCAAATGCCTCAAACAAGGCTCCGATGTCGCGAAGCGGGGAAAGAATTGCAATGAGTCGTGACTCGATTGCGCTGAAGATTGTGTTTCTTCCGTCAATCGTGCTGAAGACGAGGTCTTCAAGGCTTCTGCCAGCCTCAATAACAACATGGTTCACGGTGTCTTGAGCTGTGATGTATCTGAAGTTCTCGTCATCGGCTGACAATGAGCGTGCACCGTAGATTCGAACAGAGTTCTGAATGATTCTAATTGCATTGACGCAATTGTCATCAAGCGAGTCTCCGTTTGTCTTATCGATGTCGGTCTTCACGCCAGCAACGAATCGTGATGCTGAGAGCAAACCAGCAGCTGGAACATGTGAGCCAGTCTGGTTATGAGCAGTTGCTCTCTTTGCTGCAACGTAGCCAACTGGTGGGATAAAGCGTGTTACGCCATTAACTGTGGTCGGAACCTCAATCCATGGGTAGTACAGGGCTGCATGCTCTGCGTTGTCGCCTGCCTGCAAGCCAAGTGCTGTTGCTTTAACAGCGGCGATGCTTGCATTTTCTACGTCATGAAGAATTGCAATTCTGCTGTTTGTATTTGCATGAGCGATAAGCGCGTCGTGCATTGTTGAGTTTGAGATTTCAGGACAAGTAACAGCTCCAGAACCAAGTGCTCCGTTGAACAAGTCGAGTGAGCTGACATAATCACCGACAACAACTGAGTTACCAGCGGCTCCAGTTGAAAGCGCTGTTGCGGCAATTGCTACAGGAAGAGTTGTTGCTCCGTCTGTTGCTGATGCTGAAACGTACTGAGCTGCTACTGCGCTGAGGTTAATCCTTCCAGCTGCTTGTGCTGCTGACGTTACGGTTCCAGTTGAGTAGACAAGAACATCTTGGTAGTAAATATTGACTCTGAATGATGTGCCTGCAACAACTTCAACCACTTCAACGTCTACATCGGCGCTCCATACTCCAGGACCGTTTGCGTCGATTGTCAAAACAGGAGCTGCGGATGAGTTATCGAGCTCAAGTGTTCCTGATGTTGCTGATGCGCCTACGGTGCGAGCAACATAGCACTGTGTGCCACCTTCTTCAAAAAATGTTTCAACTGTTGGGTGCAGGTATGAACTTGAAAGGTAACCACCGAACTTTGCTTCAAAGTCTGCAATGCTCTCAATGAGTACTGCTTCATCGGCTGGTCCGCGCTGTGCTTTACCAACGACAAAGAGCTGCGATGATTCGCGAACCGTTGTTGCTGATGGACCTGTTCTTACTGCTGTTGAAATGACTACACCGGGCATTGGACACTCCTGTTGCTCGTTTTAGGATTGGAATCCCGCTTATTAGTTTCAATTGTACAGATGCAAAACGTTTTTCTAATGCAACTGTTAAAAAGATTTGATGTAAACGGTTTTATGTTTTAAACCTTTTTTATTGTACTTCACGCGGGCTCAAATGTTGGTAGCTCTTTTATGTCGCCTGTATCTGGGTCTATCTGGACACCGGTCTGAGTGACTTCGAGGTCAAATTCTTGAACCGTACCGATTGGCTCTCGTGTGACAATTTCATCGATTTGCAGGGTGTAAGAAATGTAAGAACCCGCAAGGAATCTGTCGCCTTTTAACAGGGTCAAGTCAGAAAATTCTTCGCGAAGGGTTGACTCGTCAATCATTGCACGAAAAGAGTTTCTATCGTCGTACGCCTTTAGGCATGGGTAGTCAAGAAGCGAGGCTCTAAGGACCGTAGTCAACCGGTCTCTCATGGTTGTTACGGCCTCTGCGCCATCTGCTCTTGCCCAAACATAGGTGCGCATTGCATAGTCAACCCGGTAAAGCGGGTCCGTTCCGTCGTGGCCGATTCTTTCAAATTTACTCGTAGATATTGCAGCTGTAATTATTGTTGGCCACGTATCCATTGCAATTGGTTCGTGGATAAAGAAGTCAACAGGTGTTGGGAGTGTGATGTCGTCAACATTCCAACCATTGCGGTATCTAATTATTCTGATTGGAACATCTAATTTAAGATATTCATTGACATAAGACTTGGCGAACTGTGGGCCATGCATCAGGCTCATGCGATTCCGTCCTCACCTAGAGTTATGTATTTAACCATAGAGATTCCAAGTTCTCGTGGGAACTCTCTTGGAGTAAACACGATTTTTCTTGCAGGCATTTTTGTGGTTCCGTACTGATGGAACTTTGCGTACTCTACATTTGTTCCGAATGTGGCCGTATCTTTTTCTATGACATTAACTGCAGAATCGTTCATGTTAATAAGACTTCTAAAAAGGTTTCCAGTCTGAACCATCGTTCCGCGTCCGGGGAAGCGTGCCGATTTCCAGGTTCCGTAGTCTTTATCAAGAGGCGCCCATGGCTTGCCGCTTGGAAGACCGTTCGCCATGAAGTTTGCTGCATTGGCTAGTTCGAGCTGACCCTTTGCCCACCTGAATACGGGTCGCATATCATTCGCCCTGTCCTTCATGTCGTCTAAAAGTTCAAGGACGTCGTCCGCCTTAACATCGACCTCAATCGTTATCCTGCCAGTTGTCCTAGCCATTACGCAACTCTAACTCTTCTGTACTTTCTGACAGAGGCAAGCTCGCGGTCGCTAAATCCTGTTTCCAGTGGGGCGACGTTTCTTGTGTTGAGGTCCTTAACACCAACAACGTCGTCGTGCATGTTTTGCATTTCACGAGTCGCCGCACGAAGAATCATCAACTTGAACATCTTTATGTTCTCACCATCAAGTCCAGCCGTGTAGTTAACCGTCACTATGTCATTGGAGAATCCGAAGAAGTAATCAATTCCAAATCGCCTAACGACATAGTCGCTTTCTGGAACGAGCACCCGTTCAGCGCCGAACTGTGGCTTGACGGTAACCTCAATCACGGAGACAACTGGTGAATTGCGCAAATATATAGTCTGCGGTGGCTCTGTATAAACAGTATTTTCTACAGGACTTGTGGTGCTGAATGAGTCTCCAACTGGTCTGTTCACGGACAGAAAAGTTCCCATTGGAACGCCGAGATGGCCTGAGTCAAGAACGTATTCTTCGGTGAACTCTGTCGGTTCAACAGGTCTTCTCAGGTATGCCTCTAGCTCGCTTTGAAGACCTTCGAGAACCATCTCTGCAGCATCTTGCTGACGCAAGGATAGAGAGATGTCCATATATATGATTAGGTCCTGAACTGACACGAGCATGGCTTACCTCTGAGGTTGCAACTTTTCAGTCCAATTGTAGCACTTTAAATAAAAGCACTAATTATTTACAGCTCAATAATTAAGTTCTAACGACTTTTCTTGGCTGCTTTTTTAACTGGTCGTGCGGCCTTCTTGGCAGTCTTCTTTGCCGTTTTCTTGGCAGCCCTCTTCTTAGCGGCCTTCTTTCTAGAAACGGCTTTCTGGGCGACCTTTTTCTTGTCGGCTGCAGCCTTTAGTTCTGCCGTTCTTTTTCTTGCTCTTGCGGCAATTCTTCCAGACTCATTGAAAAGCGCATTGGCTTTTCGGGTGGATATGGAGCCCTTTTTCCCGTCCCTGTAAGCGTATAACTGTCTGGCTATTTGCCTCTGTCTAGCTAAATCTTTTTTAGTTGCCCCAGCACCCTTCAATGCTTCCGCAAGCTTCTTGAGTTCTGCTGCCCCACGACGTGAAACCTGCCCTCTTTTTCTGATTTCTTTTTGTCTACGGTCAACATTGAGTGCAACTTCGGCAAGTGTTGGACCTTGAATTGGCTGTGGCATATTAATTATTCCTTATTTTCGGACGGATTAATAAAGTAATTATATCACCGTCACCTATCTGGATTCGGTGGTCTTTCTACAACTGGTTCGCTGTCCACTGTTCCGGCAGGGGCCTCAATTGGGACCCAGGCACGAGAGTATGTGTGTTCAGCTATGTTTCTTGTCTTTATGATTGACGCCTCCAACATTACCTCAAGCTCGTCAGTCTTCATGCACAAAAGAGAATCAAAATCGTGGCGATTGTATTTGCCAGACTGTTTTAGCTTTCGTACGATGTTTGAAATCTTCTTTGACACAAGATTGCCGCGACCCCTATTCAGGCGTAGGTGCATCATCATTGCCGTAAGACCGTCGCAATCGTGTTCGATTACTGGAATCATGTCCCCGTGAGCATCAATAATTCTGGAAACGTTTAGGGCTAGTCTCAGTCTTTCGCTGCCATCAATGACCTCTTTGGTTGAAGCACGAATATGGATTGGTTCGATAAACCCAAACTCCATTAAAGACGCAGAAAGCACTAGAAGGTCAGGGCGAAGTATGTACGTTGCTTTCCACTCTGGGATTTTCAAATCACTTGCCTTAACGTAATTAATATTCAAATGTTTCACTTTGTTCCTCTGTTTGTTCAATAGTTCTTACAGCATGTGCCTTTGTCTTAGGGCCGACTGGTGTTGGAGAGTTTGAGTCAAACTGATTTAGAAGAAGCGTTCTAATCAAGTAATTGAGCGGATACCCGCCTGGGTCTGTTGCTTGCTTCTGTCTAAACTTTGCAACGAAGGTTCTTGCAGAACGCGCTGCTTCTTCGCCGATAATAAAATCATTAATGAAGTTGGACGCACCAGTAAAACCATCCTTGGCATACTTGGAAATCAACTTTTCAACATCGAAGTCTTTCCATATTCTTCTTTGAGCGTCAATGTGCGGGAAACACTCAACAAGTCTGTCGTAGAACTCTGGCTCAGTAGCAACGACATCTCCAATTCTTCTGATAGCAATCGAGTGGAGTGGGATGCCAACTCGCGTATTGCTTCCAGTCAAAGCAGCAAGGTCGTAGTACTCGCAATAATCAGAACCATGCTCTTCGACTATAAACTTGAAAACATCGTCCGTATTCCAGTCGTAAATCACCTTTGCAAACTTAAGAGGTATCCCTCTTTTCAGCTTGTATGGGGTAACGATGTAATTCTCATGAAGCTTCTGAACGATTGAGCGATAACGAACCATCGACTCACTTGCACGAACGCCAGTAATAAAAGCAACGTTTCCGACCTTTCCTTGCATTGTGTAATAGTCGGTTTGCTCCGGGAGTGACATGGCTGGGTTTAGTCCAAGCGTTTCAGCATTGATTGCCCATGGTGGCATATCCCTAACCCACCTGCCCTCGCTACCGCGAAGAGCACCCCATAGAAGGATTCGTTCACGCTTTCCAAGAACCCACACCTCGGCAATAAATGGAAGGCAATACCATTCCATGTCTACCCAGTCGTAGTTTCTTACTCTTTCAACATATTCAATGGTCTTTGGGCTAACCATCTCTTCGTCTCTAAAGATGACTTTTACCGGGCCGAGTCCGCGTTCCTCATGGACTTCTTTCGCTAATAGCAGGGCAGCCGTTGAGTCTTTGCCCCCAGAGAACTGCACGCATACAGTGTCGAACTGGTCGTAGACATGTCTGATTCTTTGACGCGCAGCTTCCACGCACGAAATGTTCAAGAACATTCTCTGTCTGGTCATGGCATGTGTGGGTCTATGAAGTTAATCAGTTTTTCTGCCGTGGTGTCTCCGTCAACAGCTGGGTCAGAACGCAGCCACTTGATGAATTTGTACCACTGAGCCTGTTGGTCGGCATTATCGAAAACAATCGTGTATTGAACAGCTGCTTGTGGAGCCGAGCCCGGTACCGCAACAGTGGAGCCACGAGTAGCAATATCAGAATGGTCTAGGTTTGAATTAGCAACAATTCTGTTTTCTCCAGAATCATCTTTTTGAACCATTCCTTTTATTGAGTCAACAGCATCGTCGTAAACTTTTTGCTCTGCTATTTGTTCTCTAGTGTGTGGAATCTCTTCTTCGGAGTTATCCATTCTTGCTTGCTCAATTATCATGTCGCTTTCCATTGACGCAAGTTCAAATTCGTCCCAACCTAATCCATCAAGAAGGTCTGGGTAGTACTCGCTAATTTCAAGAAGCATGTCCGTAAGGAGTTCTGGTTCTGTATAGCCAAGCTCCATCGTTCTGTTGTCGGCAAGCGCAAAAGCAATTGCTTTCTTATCGTCGGCGTCTAAAAAAATAACCGCAATCTGTTCCCACCCGAGATTAATAGCCGCTTCAAGTTGGTGATTACCTGCGATAACAGTTGCTGTTCCGTCTTCATTTTTCTTAGCGACGATTGGCTTTACCTGGCCAAACTCCGAGTATGAAGCCATGATTGCTTCAACATTTCCGATTCGCGGATTTCCCTCAAGGTAGTCAAGACTTTCAATGTCGACAGCGAGAGATTTTAAGGAAGGATGTATTCCGCTCATACCTGTATTCTCACGTTCGCGTTAAGTGTACGCATTGCATCTATCGATGTTCGTATAGATAGTAGTGCTTCTCGCTTTGTTTTAACAAGAGCCTCTGCAATTTTGTATTCGTAGTTAACATCATCAAGCTTGTAGTCTGCCCAAGCCTCACGCTCTTTGATTGAGCCAGAGCGAGCAAGATATTCCTTTGCCCAGTTCGACTTGTACCTTGCTTCTTTCTTAGCCGCTTCAACGGCGAGGACTTCAAATGCTTCAGTTTCTTTTTCTAGTTCCCCAACGAGCCTGAGCATCTCTTGTTCAATTTCAACCTGACTAATAGGTGCGCTTCTCATGTACTGCCTTTCACTTGTAGTGGGCTCCAATCTACTTTGTCTAAGGCTGACATATTCGTTGCTGGCCAAGAAAACCTGGGTTTTTCCATAAAAGCGAGAGCCATCTCTTCAAGAATCCAAGCATCGCATTTGTCGTCTGCCCCAGGGTTCCCCCATACGATTCCGGTCTTGGCGGAAATAGAAGAAATGACTTCGTTCTTTGAAGCGTTGCCTTTTCCGGTGGCGAACTTGGCTCTACATGTTGGCGGTATTTCCACGAATGGCACGCCTAGTTCAAACAGGCAAAGTCTGACGACTCCACCAAGTTCCCCAATAGAAAACGCCTGTCCGCTGCGAGATGCGAAGGAATAACCCTCAACGATGACTACGTCTATATCATTTTCCAAAACTATTTTTTTAATTGTTTCAGAAATTGTCTTTAGCCTTTGGACGCCTTTTTCACTGGTTGAGATGACGCCCGTATCACCGTTATGAGAATACCCAGTGGACGTTAAGGAAAGGTCAAGCCCAAGTAGATTGATATTCACGGACAGATACTAATCCATAAAAGCAAAAACCCGCCGAACACCTAGCCGGTTCAGCGGGTTTGTCGAGTGACACAGGTGGCGTGCAGTCGAGTCTTCGATTTGCCATAGCTTTCGCTACTAGACCTTTTGACCACCTGCCCTTCTTCCACTCGGAGTAGATATTGGCTAGATGGAAAAAGAGTAACACTATTTATTAAAGCTAAATAGTAAAGCATTTATTATTAAAAATTAAGCAGATGGGGACAAACATGCAAAAGCCGAGTGAGTCTCCCCACCCGACTTTCGCACCTATAACGGTCCTAAGGATTACTACAGTACACCCGGAATAAATACTGAAAGTGTTAATTATAAAAAAATTTTTTAAAGTTATTTTTAAATAAAACTTAGAGATGTATACTTTCTTCGTACCCAATTCAATATAGGAGAAAAAATGTCAACAGCAGCACTCGCCCCAACAACCATCACAATGAACATTGCTGGTGGACTATCAACATCCAGCATCGTTACAATGGCTATGCCGTTTGCTGGTTCTGTCACCGGCGCTTACGTAGCCGTAACCACAGCCCCAGTTGGTTCAGCTCTTACAGCAGACTTGAAAATTGGTTCTAACGTCGCAGCAGCGTTCTCGATTGCTGCTGCTGGAACATCGGACGAAGGAACACTTTCGGCTCAAGCATCAAACCTTTACTTCACAAAAGGTGCACTCGTCAGCCTCGACGTATCGGCTGTCGGTTCCAGCACTGCTGGTTCGAACATGACAGTTGCTTTCACTGTAGTTGAAGGCTAATTAGACTTTCTAGTAAATAAAGCACCCCATTCATTTTGGATGGGGTGCTTTTTTTTATGTCAAAAACTAACGTTCCCAACCATGTTTTGCTAAACCCAAATCAAAAGCAAGTTGTGGGTAGTTGCCAATCCTGGTGTGACACGGCCTGCAAACTGCAAGAACATTATCCTCATCAAGTATCGAACCACCCTGTGAGCGACGAATTATTTCGTGAACATCCGTACTATTTTTTTGGATAAAAGTTACTTTTTCATCATGCTGTGCGAAAACTTTGCAAGCCTGACAGAACGGTCGTTCGCTAAGAATCTTCTCCACAAATGGACGCCGTAGTTCATAAAGCTCAGATTGTTTTTTGCTTCTTTTCTTTATGGAACCAGTCCTCTTTGGGGGAGCGCCTCTTTTGGGCGGTTTACCCCTCTTGAGTGGCTTTCTAGGTTTCACCTTAGTTAGAGATTCTCAACGTCAATCTGGTCAAACTCCCACTTGCTTTCAAGAGTCGCCCAGAGAGCCCTGTCAATTGATGTCTCTTCTAGGTCGTAGTCTCTCAACATTGCACGATGAGTAGCAATTGCTCTCTTGTAAAAATCAACCTGTTCCCACCCATCTGAAGATATTTCATCGCCAGTTTCAATCATTGCAGCAACTTCATCAAGTCGCTTATCAACGTGGAACTTAAACCTACTGACTTTCTTCAGCTTTGAGTCATACGCGGCTTTTGCCTCAATTGCAAGCCGTTTGCCATCTCTGCCGAGCGCCGTATACCTGGCATCATCTGCCTGAGCATCATACTCAATCTCGTCAATCTGTTCTTTTAGGTTCTCGGAAAGAAATAGGAGCGCGTCTCTCCATCTGTCCCAGTTATCCTTCTCCATCAATTGTTTTTTGTGAAGCGGAGAAAGCTTGTTCTTAACTTCCTCTGCAACCATTCTTGCGAATGCGTCATCATTAAGCATCATCTTTATCTCCACGCCGGACATATGCGTTTGTAACTGCAAAAATTACACAGAAACGAAGTCTTTGCTTCAAACTCACCGGTCCTGCATTTTTCATCTATTTGCGACTTTGTCTCTTGAATCATTTCTTCAAGTTTTACTATTTCAGAGTGAGTTACTTCTCGCGTAAGTTTCACTCCGTCCTTAAGGTACAAAAGCTCAACTTTGTCGACATCGCCAACACCAAGGTTGATTAGAAGTTTTGCATAAATTAAAAGCTGAGAAAACTTTTCGTCCAGGTCGTACTTTGGTGTCTTTCCTGTTTTGTAGTCACTTACGGTCAGAGACATTTTGCCTTCCGTCTGGCTGTATCTGTCTATGAATCCACGAAGCCTTACTCCAGCTATCTCTCCGTTTAGTTCGTACTCAAGGCCGGTTGGTTCAAGTTTTTGTGGGTCCTCAAGATTCCAGAGATTCTCAACACAAAACCATGCAGCCCAACGAAACTTGTTCAACGCCTCAGCATCGCTGAGAGAGACTATTTTGTAAGTGACCTTAAAGCCGTCAACAACTTTCATTGCTTCTTCTGCCCACTTCTCGTCCCATATCTGTTTCGCTAATGGGCGACAGTTTGCAAGTGTCCTCAATTCTGCTGGGAGCTTATACATCTCTTCAAGAATGTCGTGGACAAAATTACCCAATACCGCCCAGTGGTTAGATGGGTCTGGGATTAGGTCAATTTTGTTGAACTTGAACTTCTGTGGGCACTGTTTAAATGTCCCAATGGAAGATGGTGACAAGTAGTCAGGAGCCTTTAGCTCACTTGTCATCTACAACCACATAGTCTCCGCCGAATGAAAGACGAGTTGCTTCTGCAATCAACTTATCAAGAGCATCTTCGGTCACTGTTTCACGCTTTGGTTTTGGTTGTCCATTACTGTAAGTGCTCCAGTACTCATTGAGCTTTTCTCTATTCTCTGGAGAAAGACTCTTTGCAATACCCATGAAACCATCCCACTTAGTTGAAACTCCAGGTGTCACACGTGCCTCTGCTTCTAGTTCGCTGTCCATGACTTGTTCAATTTCAATTGCTTCTTCACTTCGTGCAAGGTAAAGACCAACGCCGAGTGTTTGGACTGCTTTCTTCAAAGCGTCAGAAACTGCACCTTTAACTTCGTCGCCAATATCAACTGGTTCACCCTGTTTGTTCAGTTTGATTTTTTGCCCACCAACACCATCGCGATGAACAGTTTCGCCATTAATTTTTGCCTGGAGTTGTATATGCGCAACAATCGAAGTCCCAAGTTGTTGCCAGCTATGAACAGTGAACGACCAGTTCTCAACGCCAAGAACCTTGTTCATTCTGTTGATTACTTCGCTGACAGGAATGTAGATGAGATTTGCCCCACCCTTGTTAAGCCTCTTCTCCATCTCCGCTGGGAATGGTTCGGACAGAGTCTGATAGATGTTGTTATTTGTCATTTGCGTCGCCCTTTCTGACGATAATGCTTGTTTTTAGTACACCTGTTTCGCAGTAATTGTCCACATTGATTCCAAGACTAGAAAGTTCTTTTACTCTCCAGTACGAAGGTTGAACGTAATCGAGAACCTGCATTGCAATCTCTTCAGGGGATTTGATTATTTCCCCAGTATCAATGTCGACAGACATTCTTACGAGTTTCTGAGCAACAACACTTGCGAGGTCTTTGTGTTGCCATGCACGGCGCTCATAAGAACTTTTCTTTTCAATCACACCGCCGTTGCCTAATTGGATGTTCTTTCCATCAGCGATTAGTTGTCCAACGGATACTGAGAAAGAATCGTAAACGGTTGAGATATCTCGTTTGACCATGTTCATTTCGTAGAGAATGTCGCAAGCGTCTTGCGTCTCTGGGTTTGAGTTGATGTATTCATCAAGCTCTTGACCAAGGGCAAGCAGGTATTGACGAACTTCAAGTATTCTTTCTGGTTTCATGTTAGTAGTTTCCTTATTAGGTTTGGATAGTTATCTCACACGACTATAGCGATTCTTCCTCGCTGTGGCAACCCGAGCCCTGTTAAATGCGTAAAAGCTCCAACCGCAGAGTCAACTTGGTCGTCGTGGTCGCAAGCCTCTGGAAATGAGGAAAATTCGTCAAGCCAGTCCGACAGCCATGTTCCTCGGACCACACGAACGTTGCCGTTGGCTGCCGCAGCGGCAAATGGTCTTGCTCTGGTCACCTTGTCGCCAGTTGACCGAATTGCCCCAAAATCGTAGCCTGGAACAACATATCTAGCGTATTGGTCCATGAGCGCCTTGCCCGATGAACCAGGCTCTTGTTCCATCCGAATCGGCACACCCTTGCCGTCCTCGTAGGCCGTTCTGGCTATAAGTTCTTCTACCTTTTCCCCTCTTACCCGAGCCTTCTTCACATCCAAAACGTAGGCGATTCCTTGGTCAAAAAGCATCAGCGTTCCAACCGTCCAGTCCGGGTTGGGGTTGGAGTGATTTGGCTCCGTGGCTGCAAGGTCCCAAAACCTCACGGCTCTGGCAGACGATGTTATTTGAGGGATTTCATTATCGTCAACGATGACTATTGAGGTCCTATCGAACAGGGTTCCCAAAGTCGTGCTCCACCAGTCTCCTTCTTCCAATCTGCGTCTTTCAATTGGGTCAAGAGCCTGAAGGGCTTGGCGGTATGAAACGGCGTCAATTCCCGGGTTATCTGTCAATTTTGAAGGGACGAAGATTCTGCCCTCGGTTTTTCCTTCAACGATGAAACGCTGTCTAACCCAATTGGGGGCAGGGTTTGAGGCCGAACGCATTCGCAAGGGGACCGAAGAAAGAGGTCCAGATGCCGGTCGACGCAGACGGGAGAACATGTACCTGTAATCGCTTTCACGGATTTCAGTTACTTCGTCCATGCCGATAAATTGGAATTCCGAACCCTTGTAGCGAAGATAGTCGCCGGTGTTGTTCAAGTAACCGAACGAGACTCTTGCCCCTGACGGGAACGTTGCTTGGAAGCTGTTGTTGTTCCAGTGGATGTCGTCATAAAGAGCCGCCCATGACTTAAAACGGTCCATCAAAGCTCCAGGGAGTGACAAGTCGGCAAATGTTCGTCTGAAGAGAATCGCGGAATAATTGGGGACATCTACATACTGCAAAGCAGACATAAGAAGCGCAGAAGACTTTCCACCGCCAGCCGCACCACCGAATAAAGCCTCAATGGAGTTGGTCCGCAAAAAAACTTTCTGATTTATTGACGGCTCTTCTGGGCAGAAAGGCGGCATCTTCGGCTGAAGGTACTCCAGAACCTGATTCCAATTTGTTGTCATATTTAATTTGCCTCTTGATACAGTTAAGCACGGAATGCGCTACTGTAGGTGATATGTCAAAATTACTGTCTAAATTAAAAAACCTACCAGCAAGCATCAAATCCTTATTTAAACGCACTACGTTCGCCAACTTGCTTATGATTTCATTTATACTGTTTACCAGTATTGGTGCGGCACTTATTTTCTTACCTGCCGGATTGATAGTGGCAGGCATAACTTGTGGTTTTTTCGGCTTCCTATTAGGTCTTGAGTAAATATGGCATGGAATCAATCGAGCAATAAGTCGCTCTCAAACGCACAATCCAAGGAACTAGGCCCTGGCGCGCCTATAGCGCAGAACCCAAGCTATGCAGGAAGACCGTATAGAGACTCATGGGATGTCGAGCGTGCATACCGCGAAGGAATGCAGAAGGTCACTTGGGTTGCACGATGCATCGATGCGATTGCAGGAAATCAAGCACGACTACCAATTATTCTTCGCAAGGACAACTCTCCAGATGGAGAAATTCTTGTTGGGAATAGAGCAAAAAACAACTCTTTGCTTGAAGTTCTGAACACCAAATCAAACGTTGGTGAAAACTCTTTTATCTTCAGATACAGAATGTCCGCTCAACTTTTGCTTGGTACACGCGGTGTATTCATTGAAAAGGTTCGTGGAAGAGACGGAAGAATAATTGGTCTCAACCTTTTGCCTCCTCAATCAACAGCACCAATCCCAGATGCAAAGAAGTTTGTGTCTGGGTACGAAGTGCAAATGCCTTACGGTCAAAAAATCATAATGAAACCAGAGGATGTTTGCTGGATTAGAAGACCTCACCCTCTTGACCCATATTTGTCACTCACCCCTCTTGAGTCGGCTGGCGTTGCAATTGAAATTGAAAATCTTGCAAAGCTATACAACAGAAACTATCTACTCAACGACGGAAGACCTGGTGGCCTGCTCGTTTTGCGTGGAGAAATCGAAGACGATGACAAGGAAGAATTAAAGAGCAGATTCCGTGGGAACATCGGAAGAGCGGGTCATACGACGGTTATCTCTGCTGACGATGGTGTTGACTATGTAGACACATCTGCTTCGCCGAGAGACGTTGCTTACGCACAAATGAGACAGATTACAAAAGAAGAAATTCTTGCATCATTCGGCGTCCCAGAGTCTGTAATCGGAAACGCTGCAGGAAGAACATTCAGTAACGCAAGCGAAGAAATCCGCGTGTTCTGGATGGAAACCATGCTTCCACACCTTGAACCACTAGCGCGTTCTCTAGACGAACTAGACGATGAGTACTACATCGACTTCGATACAAGCGAAGTTCCAATTCTTCAGCTCTACAAGCAAGAGCGTGAAAGATACCTGATGCAGGAATTTCAAACTGGCCTTATCAGCAATAACGAGTACAGAATGGGTTCTGGAAGAAAAGAAGTTGAAGCAGACCTTGCGGACTCTCTGCTCATGAACCCTAACCTTATTCCAATCGCGAATACAAAGAAAAAGATGGAAACTGCTCCATCGGCAGAAATGGGTGGACCACCAATGCCGGGAGCGCCAATGCCGGGAGAGCCTATGCCAGGCGCACCAGCACCAGACGCCCCAGTTCCTGGGGTGGATGGACAACCACCGCTTGACCCGAACACCATGCAGGGAGCATTGGCTCAAGTCGAAACCCCAGCCCCAGACCAGCTGGCACAAAGCACAATCCCACCAGAGGCGCTTGCTGCTGTTGCTACCACCGCCGAGCCGATACCGGCTGGAGCGGCATCTGTGCCATCTGGAGAGATGATGTATAAGTCAATCGAGAGTGAGCTACAGGTAAAAAGCACAGAGTCACTGACTAGGTGGAACGAGATACTCAACAGAAGTATCGAACGGGTTATTGAGAGACAACAAAGAGTGGTTCTTGAAAAGGCAAGCGGCTCAAAGGCAAAGAAGTCACTGTTTGCTGGGACCCTAGAAATCGACTCCATACTCTCCCCCGAGGTATGGGACAAGCAGATGGACGAGGATATAAGGCCTGTCATTTCTGCAATTATCCAGGACTCGTTCAATATGTATAACGATGGGTACGGTCAGAAGTCGGAAAAGAGTATAAATCAGTCGGACCTCAACGCTCAGATTGATTCGCAAATGTCGCGCATAAAGAGTATGAATCTTGAAAACTTTAACCAGGTTTCCTCAATGATGTTTAACTCATTGGCTGTCATGGGCGAAGAGGAGAGAGCAGCATCTTTCCGTGGTGCGCTTGTAAGCATGTATGCGAACCTCATGGCTAAGCAAAGATTTGAAATTGCAGAAGACGAATCGCGAAGAGCGTGGAAGTTTGGCCAGTTCATTTAGGGACTTTCAGTAAAACAACAGATTTCCAAATCGTTTACTGAAACTATTTGATTTTGTACCAATACTTGCTGTGAGCGCGCTCGTTGTTACTCTAATATCGTTTGTAACCAAGGAGCGCTATGCCAAACTCTAACTTCGGAAACATTCAATACAAGGCCTCGAATGGTCTCATCAAGCTAGATGAGCTTGAAGGAATTGTTGAATGTTTTGTTTCCGGAATAGGCAACAAAGACTCTGTTGGTGACATTTGCGCTACTGGTGCATTTGCTAAGAGCCTTCAGCGTCGTAAGCCACGTGTTGTATGGGGCCACAACTGGAACGACCCAATTGGTAAGGTCCTTGAAATATACGAAGTCCCTGCTTCCGACCCACGCCTTCCTATGAAGATGAAAATGGCTGGAATTGGCGGATTGTACGCAAAGGTTCAATTCAACCTGCAGTCAGAAAAGGGCAAAGAAGCATTTGCGAACGTGGCTTTCTTTGGCGAAGAGCAAGAGTGGTCAATCGGCTACAAGACTCTTAGAGCGCAGTACGACGACAACCTGCAAGCAAACGTTCTCTACGAAGTAGAACTCTACGAGGTTTCCCCTGTTCTTCACGGCGCGAACCAACTAACTGGAACAATTTCCGTAAAGAGCGATGAAGAGAAGATGCATGGGATGATGCCTATGTCAATAAGCGCTCCATCATCAGAGCCACGACGAGACGGACTGTTTGACGAAGGTGTTTCACAAAGAATAAGTGGACCACAGCTTGCAGGAGTGGTTGCCGAACTTTCACGCCGCGCCGCAGGACCAGTCATGGTTGTTGAAGCGACTGAGAACTCTGTGGTTTTTGTGAAGCCAGGAAAAGGAAAATTCAGAATTGGTTACCACTTCACTGGAAGCGAGTACATGTTTGGCAAGCCAGAATTAATTCACGCAGAACAGGCAAAACCGCCAGTCCAGTCTGGCCCTTCGCCAATGCCTGGGATTATGGGCAAACCGAATAAGCCGTCGACAAATAACCCTGCAATGGCAATGCCTGTAGCAATGAAGCCAGTTAATGGCGGAATGGTCATGGTTCCATTGGCGCCTGTTGAGTACGAAGGTTCTGACAAGAACAAAAAGCCAGAGCTTGGTGCAGAAGAGAGCGAGCTTGCCGAATCGCTTGTTCGTATCGCTCGCAAGTACGGAAAGTTTGACGAAGATGGTGATGGAATTTGGGCTGGATATTACCCGCCTGCCGAGAACAAAGTAAAAGACATCGGCGTAAAGTGCTCAAATTGCGTCCTCTACCAAGGCGAAGGCAAGTGCAAGATTCTTGGCCTTAAAGTCGAAGACGAGGGCAAGTGCCGATTTGCAATCATCCCAGATGGAGTTGTTGTCGGATTTGGCAAGAAGGAATACAACGACATTCTTGATGACGAAGAAATCAAGATGGTTGAGGACATCGAAGCGAAGTACCCTGGAGAATTCATTCTTGGGGTTTTGCGTAACACGGTGAAGAAGCGCCGTAGAAAGCGTCGCTCTTATAAGACTCTTGAGGAGTGGGGCGTAGAGGAGCAAGAGCTTGAGGAAAAGGGTCTCGACCCATTCTTGGCTCAAGACTCGTCATACGTCATTCCAGTAAATCTTGAAGACGCCTTTGAATTCAAGTCGGTAATTGACCCAGTTCTTGATTACCACAGAATTGACACAACCGTCAACGAGTACGGAATCGTGATTAACTCACCGCTCAGCGAAGAGTCGAAGGACGCTATAACTAGAGCTGCATCTTCTGCTTATGAATTTCTAAAAAAAAAAATAGCTTCTGAGCAAATAGAAGAAAAAGCACTTGGCCGCCGTATCGGTCGTGCGATTGCAAGCCGAGGAATTGACCGACCAAATCTTGGCGGTAAAAGGGGTCGTCGCTCTCGTGGTTCCGGTATAAATCCGCCTCCAGGCTGGGACCCAAGAACAGTCGAAGACGCAAACCTAAATAGCATGGTCGGCGACGGCACGCCATGGGAACAACCCGACCCAACGCCTTCTGGTCCTGGCTCCATCAATTCACCGAAGCCATCAAAGAGGCAGATGAGTCAGCGAGCCGAACTTGCTGATACAGAAAAACTCTCTTCTGGCAAGCGTAATGAGCGTCGCCATGCAGACCGTTCTGCCGACATGGAAAAGCAATTCCCAAATGCTGAAGAAAATCAGAAGCGCGTAGACCACGAAGCAATCGCTAAAGCATGGGATGAGCAGGGTCTTGGCTGGGAAGAAGTTCCACGCTACAACGCAGATAACAATTTAAGTTCTGACTATCTCCGTGGTCGCGAAATCGGAGTCAACCAAGCACGTGTTATGTGGAATGGCGATTCCGTAAGAAAGCGTCCTGAAAAGTTCAACGAGAAGCAAAAAGCTTCGCAAGAATACAGCAACTGGTATTCAAGCTATGCAAAATCGGTTAGCGCCTATCTTGATGCGCACAGCAGGGATGACTCAGACAACTGGGACGGAATTGAATCGGCCCTTAGAGCAGACGTCAAGTCTAAGTACCCAGACACGCAGGACTGGGCAAAAGAAGACATCGCCACCCTCAACGAATACCTGAACGACATTGGTCTTTTGGATGCAGACACACTAAAGAAAAAGAAAAAGAAAAAGAAAAAAGCTGGTGCTGGTGCAGCAAAAGGACCAGACCTTCAGGAACTTCGCAAGCTTAATTCAGAAGGCAAACTTTCTTCTGGTAATCAATTTGGTAGTGAGACAGAGAGACTTGCCGCTTGGAAGCCGGTACTAGCGGACCTTCGCGCGTTAAAATCCCGAGTCAACGGAGACGAAATCAATGATGGCCCGATTAATGGTCGGGCACGCGCATACCTGGGCCTCATGGGTGAACTTGACGAAATTATCGCCAACGCACTAGAAGAGAGAAACCTTGACTTAGAGGGTCCAACAGATAAGTCGCGAGCAAGATTTGAGAGGCTTGTTAATGCGGGAGATTGGGCGCAGGCTCGGTTCCACATGGAGGGAGAAATTGCCTCTGTCAACGAAAAACGTTCCAAGCCTGTTGATGACGGAAAACTTTCTTCTGGTGCGATTCCTGATTCAGCTAAACAAAAAAGATTGATAGAAGCTGCTGAATCAGCCTCGGCTCGCAAGCCTGACGGAACAGAGACTTTCGCCGCAAGCGTTGCTCGTCAGTACCGCAGAAACGGAAAGCTTTCTGAAAAACAATGGTCGACATTGGACAGAATGTTCGGTGGGGCAAAACCAGATAGTACTCCAAAAACTTCTACATCAAAATCACCAAGCGCTCCATTCTCTGGAAAGAGAAGAGAAATTATTGACCTGGCAGACGTACCTGAATACGACTACCCAAATGCACCTGGTGGCAGAAAGCCAACTCCGGAGCAGTCGAATGCAATAGACGCAATGATGACTGGAGATGATGTAAAGATTTCAGCTCTTGCAGCAACCGGAAAAACTACTACGGTAATAAATTTTGCAGAACGACTCAAAGATACAGAACCTTCAGCTAGAGCTCTGTATTTGGTCTTCAACGCAAATGCAAAAGACGATGCTGGCAAGAGAGGGATGCCGGACAATGTCAAGGTAATGACGATGGACGGCGTTTCATACAACGCAATGCGTACAATCAATCCGGAAATGACGGCAAAGAGTTTCTCCAAAGACAGCGCATATATAAAACCAATAATGAGATTCGTAGACAGAGCAACCTACCTGGGCACAAGAGGGACTGTTGACGAAGGTAAAGAATTAACAGCAGTAGATGTGTACAAGAGAGTCGCAAAAGCTGTAGATGCCTTTGCAATTAGTGGTGATACAGAAATTGGCTCACAGCACTTCGCGGGAAAGTACAACGGCAAAATGGCCGTAGAAAATCCTGAAATTATCGCAGAACTTCTCCCATTTGCTAAAAAGATGTGGGAAGACATGAATACTCCGCGAGTTGCTCCAAAAGGCAGCGACTCGGGTAAGGGCATGCTTCCGATGACGAACATGCATGTAACAAAGATGTGGGCTTTAACGAATCCTGACATTGGTGACTCCGAGGGAGTAAACGTGGCAATGGTCGACGAGGCCCAGGATATGAATCCTGTTTTTGCCGGAATATTGCGTAACTCAAATGGTATTCAGCGAATTTACATCGGAGATACGAACCAGGCTATTAACGCGTGGCGTGGGGCTGACGGGAAAACCCTTGCTGATGCATATGCAAAATACGACATGCCAATTACCGACTCCTTCAGATTTGGAAAAGAAATAGCCGATAGGGGAAATAGGTTCTTGAATTTGCTCGGAAGAACCGAGCGAATGAACGGTAGAAAAACAGACAAGTCCGGACGACCTGTAGATGGAAGAGTTGGCTCAATCAGTAATCCAACAATGATTTTGACAAGGTCTAACGGCGGAGGAATAGCAGCAACGCTGGATAGCTTTGAAAAAGGTAGAACTGTCTATGGCAGCAAAAACTTCAAAGACGACCTTAGTGCGTTCATTGACAACATTGAGTACATGACAACTTCAGCAACTGGAACGGGTTACTTCACGGATGTTGATGGCAAGCAAAATTTTGGCAAGCCGAAGGAGAGCCAAGACCTAGACGGTATAACAACCCTAGATGAATTCAATAAAGCGATTGAGAAAAAAGATAACAATCGACTGAACATGCTTGGAAAGATACTTGACAAGTATTCGTTTGAAGAACTTCGCGACGCCTTGGACAGAGTTATCACGGATAAGGCTAAATTGCCTAAAAACAGAGATGAGTACGTGCACATACAGACTGCACATACATCTAAGGGCCTAGAGTCGCCAAGGGTGTTGATTTGGTCTGACTTTAGAGGACCGAAAAAAGACGATTTGGGCAACGTTGTATTCCCTGATGAGCAAGAACTCAGGCTGTCTTATGTCGCTGTAACTCGAGCCGAAGAGGAACTAGACCTTGGCTCACTTGGCTGGATTGAAAAATACGACAGTGATGCTGAAGTCTCATTGTCAGGTCTTTCTTCTGGACGAACAGACAGCGACCGACCAGTGCCGATGGATGACCGCGAAAGAGAGATGTTCAACAGAAATGCGGCATTTATCGACATTCTTGATGACATGCTTCCAGAAGGTGAGTCCTGGGACGATTGGGTGTTTAATGAATTCGTAGACGCAGATGGAACCGACGAAGAAAAATATGAATCAGTTTATGGTCCAACAACCGAACAAGAGCTAATTGACTACGCCAAACCAGAACGACGCAGTGATGCATCCGACCAAGAGTACTTCGAGAGTATCTACGAAGAAGCAGCCCCAATTGACAAGCTGCAATACGTAGCGGAGAACTACAAACCAGCCGGAGCTGAATACGGAAGCGCAGAGCACCAAGAAGCATTTAAACAAAAACTCAGCGACAGTGGGCTGACTTCACGCTTCTCTTCAGGGATGCGCAAATTTGACGAACTTGACGAAATCGACAAGCAACAGGCAGCCAAAAATCTTGCAGATGAAATAGGCCGCGTAATTGGTGGTGCAGATTCAGACCCAGATTTTGATTATGGTTTTAGAAAATTCATTGATGATTCAGGTGACTACGAACGTGGTGACAATGTTGATGCAATTAGAGACAATTATGCCAGCTTCCTCGTAGACGCAGCAAGGGATGGAGATTGGCAGACCCTTGAAGACCATGATGTGGATTTGTCGAGCCTATTGGAGTACACGCCAGAAGCTCACCCGGACCGTGAAATGATGCTCGAGCTCGACAAGGACGACAGAGAATGGGCTGACATGATGTCGGAGATGCGGAGAGACCTCTCCTCAGATGGCTCAAGCGAAGATGAAGTAGAAAGAATTCTTGACCACTGGCTTTACAGCAGTGATTCACCGAAGCAGGAAGAATATCTAGACGAGTACAGAGAACAAGGCGATAACTACAGCGACAACTTCAACAGAGCCGCAAAGGCGATGTACCAGGATTATCTGGAAAGGCTCTACGACAACCGTCAAGACAGAAACCTTTCTTCAGGAAGAATAAGCGAAGAACAGGAATCGCGAATCTCTGACAGAGAAGTATTTGAACGCCGCATGGCTGGAGAGTCTCTTGCAGAAACAGCAAAAGCTCTTGGTATGAAGCGCGAGGAAGTTAGACAAGCAGAAATGCGCCATATGGCCCGCGAGCGCGGAACATTGCAAACTCCAGACTTTGATGACATTGAGGCTTATCGTGAAGACCAGGCACGCATGGCTGCAGAAGAAGCAGCAGAGCTTGCTCTGAATGAATCAATTTATCTTCGCCGCATGGGCGGGGAGTCTCTTGCCGCAACGGCAGAAGCCCTTGGAATGAGCAGAGAAGATATTAGAACTCGCGAGCAAAAGCATATGCAACTCATGCGCAGCATGGATAAAGAAGCAAAACGCTGGCTTGACCGCGATGGAGCATTCTCTTCTGGAAGAAAAGATTACGTAAGTCCTCTTGATGACCTTGAAGTTGGTCAAAGGCTTTCATCAGGAAAGTTGGACGAGGTTTACAGAAGCGTTCAATCAAACCTGATAGAGCAAATAGAAAAGATTCAAGAATCAGGTGATGGCAAGTGGGAGTTCCCTTGGCACAAGACATCTCTGCCGAAGAACGTAACGAACAACAACCGTCCTTACAGCGGAATCAACAGCGTAATGCTGATGTTCAAGCAGGACGCAATGGGTTACGACATGCCTCTATGGGCTGGGTTTAATCAGTGGAAAAAAGAGGGCGGAACAGTACGCAAGGGCGAAAAAGGCACCTTGATATTGATTCCTACAATTATTCCTAAAAAGAAGGATGCAGACGGAAATGAAATTCGCGGGTCCGGAGGAGTGTTCTTTAAGACTGGACATGTTTTCAACATCGACCAAATTGACGGAATCGATAAGGAGAAGTTCAGAGTCCCAGAACTCCCAGAAGAAGAGCGCGTAGCCGAACTTGAACAAGCCTTGTCAGAAGTTGGTGCGGTTGTTAATACTGGTGGAGATAGAGCATTCTATAGACCATCAACAGACGAAATACATCTTCCTCCATTCTCTGCATTCAAGAGCAGAGAAGGTTATTACGCGGTATTCGCTCACGAGTTAATGCACTGGACAGGACATCCATCACGTCTGAACAGAGACCATCTTGGAGAGTTTGGAAGCCCTGAGTATGCACAAGAAGAACTTGTTGCAGAAATAGCTTCTGCATTCTTTATGGCTGCACATGGTCTAACCCCAGAGCCAAGAGAGGACCATGCGCAGTATCTTGCTGGCTGGTTGAAGAAACTTAAGTCTGACCCTGATGCAATGAAGAAGGCTTTTGGCGAAGCTCAAAAAGCACATGATTACGCAATATCAAAGTCTCCATCAATGAGCGCAAAGCTCGGCAAAAAAGTTGCAGAGTCAGGAGTACTCCCAGGCAACAACGACGGAGGATATGGCGACATCGGTCCTTCACTTTCTTCTGGCAAACGTGAAAAATACGTAAGGAATCCAGAAGGAACAATAAGAACCCTTGCTGACGAAATGGGCGCATTCGGAGATGAACTCTTAACCAGATTTGATATGGCAAGAGGTGGTCGCATTAACGACAGGCACTACTTTGTTGGCCGTGCAGATTTTGAAGAATCAAGGGCTTCAGACAATGAATGGGACATCACCGAGGGCGAAAACGGCCTTTGGAGTGCAGCACTGCTGCGACTTGAATTCAATGAGGACTCCGACCGTGATTGGGCTGGAGTCGTCAGCGATGAATACGACAGTCCTGAAGATGTGGCTAGGTGGATTAGCGATTACGAAGACACCCGTAAAGCATGGGCTAAAAAATTCAAAGAAGAAACAGATTTTGAAAAAATATCAAGCATGCTTGACGAAGAAACAGCCCGCAGAGACGCAGAGTATCAAGATTCCATAAGGATTGTGAACGAACGTTACGACAGGCAGCAATACACGCGGATGATTGCGGAGATTGATGAATCACGTCTTGAATGGAGCGCAGAAGACTGGGCAGATGAGGCCAGCGATATTCGGATGGAGCTTGCAAGAGAAAATGGCAGGCTTTCATCTGGCGTTCGCTCAAGATACGACGAAACTCCAGTAGAAACAATTGGCACAGTATCGAATGCTCTTAAGAGAACGGATGAAGCTGGTTCAAACTCAAGATACATCGCTTCTCGATTAGCCCCTGTGCCTGCTGATAAGTACGATTTTGACTCGATACGCAGGAACGGTGAAAGCGTTTCATTCACGTACGGCGGAAAGCCAAGAACCATCTACCCAACTGGAATGATGGCCAAAAAAGGCGGCGGCATATATGTCGTAGGTCTTGACGATGACCAAGGTCAGTACAGAAGTTACAGTCTCCACAAGATTGAGGGACTAGTTGACGGCGCGGATGCTCCATACAACCCGACACAACCAGGTGTTCCACGTGGCACCCCTGGTGCCAGGGCGCAAAGAACAAGAAATGTCACTTCAGGCAGATTGAGTTCTGGGAGAATCAGACCACTTGATGAAGTGCGTGCGGAGATTGAGGACGACGCTCGATACGAGAGCATGGTTGTACAAAATGCTTTTGGCGGAAGGCTTGGAACAGAGAAAAAAGGTGAGTTCCGCGTAACAATCCCTCTTGAAGACCACGCCGAAGCAGTTCAATCTCTCGACCGACTTGTCGCTCTAAGAAATGATTTGCTCCGTTCCTTGCTTGATGGCAAGAGAATGCCTGCCGGTTCGTCTATTTTCGAAATTGACAAATATGCGCCAGTTGCAGAAGATGAGATGGATTTGCTGGTGGACATCGACGATGCGATAGACAGAATTCACGATGAATTGAGACGTACAGAAGAGACCCTCTCTGGACTAAATGACGAGATTGAGGACATGAAGGGCAGCATTTCTGAACTAGAAGATGCCTTCAGAACCACAACTCGCATGGGGGCAAGGGACATTCCAGGCCCAGTTGATTTCGAATCAGCGATGGAGAGAAATATAGACCTTGCCGATGGGGACAACGAAAGAGCTATTGACCTAATCAAATCTGACGCAGACTCCATTATCTATGCACTCGAGGAAATTGACGACGTAGAAGACAGATTCTCCACGGTTACCCACGAAGAGCAAATTGCCGAAATAAAAGAACTCATCGATTCTGCAGACCGTGGAGATTTGACTCCACAAGAGTTTGCATCAAAGCTTGGAGATTTGTACGTCAAGAACGTAAATGGTCTTGAAGACGAGCTGAGCGACCTTTTTAGCACTCAGACGTTCTTTGAAGACAATGGAGTGGCCATAGACAGAGAAGATATTACGGGAACTCCTGATGATGTTTTTTCTCCTAGGAACCTCTCTAACTTCGATATGGTTGAAGGCGATGCAGCAGAGTTTTCTTCTGGTAGAAGAAATAGAACTCAAGGCTCAAAGCGTCGCCCAATGGCGGATGCCGATAGACAGGCATTCGCTGACGGAGTAAGACAAAGAGCAGCAACTATCCCAAGCAAGAGGCGACCAGGACCAAGCAAAGATGAATTTGGTACCGACCGACTCAGCTCTGGAAGACTCAGATTCCCTAACAGCGAGACCAGAAACAGTGTCGGCAATTACCTTCAGGACAAAGTCAAAATAAAATTTGGCAAAATGTCAGGGAATAACGACAGGTCACCAGATGGTAAGTGGATGCTTGACGCTAAAAAACTCGAGCAAATTCTTAGGGACGAAGACGGGAACCCACTAGACAGGGAGCAGAGTGCAAAATTCCTTGGCGTAAGCGAGATAGAACTTGAAAAGATGTTCCAAGATGGGGCGGGTATTTCTGAAATAGACGCTTACGAATTTATCGACAGGGCATTCTTTAACGGCAGAGACCCAGGCAGGTCATACGAGACGCTTGAGGCAGTTTGGGGCTTCGATGCAGCTCCTTACTGGTATGACCGTCGTAGAGGTAATCAGCTAAGCAGAGCAGAATACGAGGACTACAAAGAAGAGGGTATAGCGATGTACCCCCTCTACGCACCAATAGATTTCGAGCTTCCTGAGGAGTTTGTTGCTAGAGAAGTTTCAAAGAGCGCCTTCCCCGTTTCTGCCCTTGCAGAATCATTCGGAGTTGAGTCTGATGACGACCTAGCAGAAGCCATTACGTTTGAGGTTGACGGTGAAGAGATTAAGCCAACTGCAATACAGCTTAAAAAATGGAAAAAAGAAGGAGTTCCGACATCCATTATTGAGCAACTTGTCGACAAGGGCATAATCCCAAGCGCTGGAGACGTATTCGGTGAAGAGGGAGTTAAGTTTGACAACTCAATTAGACAATTCGACCTTTGGAAAAACATCACCGACACTCTTGCCAGAAGAGGCAAAAGAGTAAAAGGTAGAGAACTTGACGAAGTGATTGGAGCAACCAAGGTCCAAACAAGACTCAAGGCTTTCGAAGAAGGAAAAGAAGGAAAATTCAGTAAAAACACTGGAAAAGCACTTCGTTATTCCGATGACGAAGTTCAGGTAATAGTTGACAGACTTAACACAATGTTCGACACCGACGAGACGGTTGAGTCAATTAAGAGTGGTGGTTCGTTGAGTAGCGGAAGAAGAGCTGCTCGCAGAATATCCAACACCGGACAGGAAGCAGTTGAAAAGCTTGCATCTGGACGCAAGAACAACGGAGCCCCAGAGAACATAACCCCAAGAATGCAAAATGAAATAATGGGCTGGGCAGAAAATGCCACGTGGAGCAATTTCGCTCAAAGCCTTGTTTCGCAATTCAAGGCACAAGGGTTCCTGTCTCCAACTCAATGGACAAGTCTTCTCCGACTTCACGACAACTCGAAAAGTAGACGTTAACAGATAATTAGAAAAGCGTTTTATCAATACTTCCCATAGCGGCGCTGTGGTAGGTTATACTTTTACAAACAAATAATTTAATAAACAGTTGGCTGTTTAGCCTTCTGCATACCATTAGGCGCAAGGAGCTCTATTTTATGGCTTACGACGACAAGGCAACAGTGAGTATTGACAGCGAAGGAGCTGTGCTCAAGTGCGCCAAGGGGCTTGAGGCTTCTGCATGCGGTTTTACACCAGGCGCAAAGGTGTGTGGCAAATGCGGTGCAATGCCAGTAGAGATGAAGATGGTACCAGCAACAGACCTTGATGTTGCTGATGAAGACATGACCGAAGAGGACATGCAAAAGATGTACGGCATGATGCCAAAGAAGAAGCCAATGAAGGCCATGGGCATGGAAGAGGACATGGAAGAAGGCGCGGAAGAAGACATGGAGTCCGAAGAGGAAGACATGGAAGATGACGAAGACATGATGGATGATGAAGAAAAAGTCAACACCGCTATGCACAAGTTCAAGAAAAAAGGTGCCGGTGAAGAAGACGAATTTGAAGCTGAATACCCAGACGAAGAAGACTTCACTGAAGAAGAAAAAGGCTCGATGGAAGACGACATGGACTCCGAAGATGAAGAGGACATGGCGGAAGCTGAGAAGCAAAATATCATGATGGAAAAATTCCGCAAGCGCCGCATGGCGACAATGGGAATGAAGTCAGATGAGCTTGGCGACCATGATTACATCTGCGCAATTGAGCGTAAGTCCTACTCAGCCGTAACTTCTGTCTGCGACAACTGCCCAGGTGGATGTATCGCAGAAAAAGGAATGCCAGGCCTCTTGAGTGTTGAGGGAATGGCTGAAGAAATGTTCGATGGAAAAGTAATCGATTCAGGTTACTCACCAGATGCCGACATGTTCGTCATTGATGTTCAGGGCAAGGATGGCAAGGCAGTCGAAGTGTTCATTGATGGAACTTCGGCAGAAGTCATGGGCTGGCACAAGCTTGATGAAAGCGTGTTTGAGCAGAAGGCAGCAATTGATGAACTCAATTTGATTAGCTTCACTGACGCAGCTGAAATCGCAGTCAAGTCAATTGACGGTCATGTGGTTGCTGTTGAGCCAGACAACTTCGAAGGCATCGACTCATACGCTGTTGAAATCGAAGGATTTGACGGAAAGTCATACGATGTATTCGTTGCTCTTGATGGCGAAGTTCTTGGTTACGACAAGTACGAACCAGAAGAAGCAGAAGAGATTGAAGCCGAAGCAGCAGAAATTGCTCTGAAGCGCGCATTCACCGAAGAGCAGCGTAATTCAATGGCCAAGGAAGGAAACGCGCTTCCAGATGGCTCATACCCAATTGCAAGCGAGTCCGACCTGAGAAATGCGATTCAAGCATTCGGTCGAGCAAAAGACAAGGAAGCCGCAAAGCGACACATCCTTAAGCGCGCTCGTGAACTCGGCAAAGAAAATCTAATCCCAGCAGGCTGGGTTGCAGGTGGCGAAGGAATGAGCAAGAAAGAAGATGAAACCCTTGATGGAGATTTCATGAAGTCGCTTGTTGAATTCCAGCTGCTCGAAGCAGAAACTGACACAATCTAAGAAAGGGCGGCCCGCCATGACGGGTAAGCCGTTCTATAAAACACGTACAATCACATCCGAGAGGCTTGTATCGCCGCTCGCTGGAAGGCGAGACTTAAACGACGCAGCAATTGCGTTCAAGAAGGCCGTACTTGAGTCAATAACAAGACCAACACTGAACGCTGGTCTTTCTGTCAAGGCGCTCGACAGCGCGACTGGTAAAGAAACATATCAAGACACTGATGGGAAAAAGAGAACCAACAAGGGTGGTACGCCCGGAATGGTTGAGCGTCTAAACGGGTACAACTATCTTCCGGGCCAAAAGTGGGAAGAAGGTAAAATCCTCAACCTGTTCCCATCAGTTAAATTGCGAAAGACAGCCGTAAAGAAACCAAACTTTGGATGGGTTGATGAACCACGTTCTGTTTCGGCTGACGAATACGCAAGAGTTCTTGCAGCAAAACCAAAACTGCGAATAAGAAAATATAAAGTCAATAAAAAGACTGACGAGATTATCGAGGAGTCGGAACAGACCCTTGACCCATTTAGCCTTAACGGAGAAAAAACCGCCAACTCTTCTGGCTATGGTGAAAAAAGACTTCCAGGGCAAACTATTGGGCAAAGAGGTCGTTCCCTTATAGCGAGAGCCGCCAGCGCGTTCGGGATAATTGTTGATGAAAATGGAAAATTTAGGTGCCCTCCTGGAACGCCTGCAGCAAACCAATTCACAGACAGCGCAGGAACAAATTGTTTTGGAATTTCTGCATCTGAGATATTTGATTTTGCCAAAAGGATGGCAAGCGGGATTGATGTCAGCAAAGAAACCGGCGTAAAAAACACAACAAAAAAACTTTTTGAGTTTATCTCATGGCTAGATAACGGAGCAATACCGGGAATTGGCAGAACCGTATGGCGTGATGAAAACGGCAAAAGAATTAAGAACATTAAAAAGTGGCGTGAAGCAAGCCTGAACGATAGAAATAGTAGGGTATTCGTTGATGGCATGATTCGTGCGCAGGACAAGCTTGCTCAACAGGACATAAACGTCGCAAGCCTGATGGACTCGCTTGGCGTAATCAGAACAGATGAAAAAAGGAAAACGAATGACGACGTATTCGAGGTTTTCCAAAAGCTGAGAGACAGTGGTGCATGGACGATAGATACAAGCAGCAGGCTTTCAGCAGAGGATATTGACAAGATAGTAAAAGCAAGACTTGCGCATGTTCCTGGATTCTCAGACCTGACTCCAGAACGTCAAAAGAGCCTTATCGCAGCAGACACAGAGCGCTGGTACACAACTGAAAGAGCTCTGCTCGAATCGGCTCTTGATTCATTCATTGCAGACCCAGAGCACATGAGGACAATCGCAAAGATTAATTTTCAAGTTAAAAGTCCTGACGACCCACGCATGGATGAGGCCTCTACAGGTGGGTATACATCGCCTGACAGCAAACGTGTGATGAGTATCATATATGTTGATATTCCTGAGATAATGAATAATCAGGAAGCATTAATACCAAGCCTTGCTCCAGGCGAAAGAATGCGAATCGACTTTGTTGGTGGAAAGACTGATTCGGAAAGAGCAACTGCCCTGACTGATTTTTTGGTTACTGTCGATGGGCATTCAAAACAACTTGCAGCGATGGTGGAAGAACGAGCATTTGCGCGACATATTATGAAGCACGAGATTGCCCATACTATTCAAATGCAAGCTTTCAACAGAGAAGCAGAGCGACAGATTAGGACTAATGGTTTCATTACAGTCCTCAACGACAAGGGTGAGCCTGTAAAGGTGGAGAATATTAGAGACCTCACTAGCGGGATGGTGATGGACCTTATGTCAAAGGCTGGAGACGGGATTGACCTTGAGTCACTTAAAAACGCCTTATCCAGAACGGATGTAGTTGGATTTCTTGCTGGAGAATATCCAAAGATGTATTTCAACGATAAATACGGAGCAGAGCACTGGGCGCTGGAAGCTGCCGCAGAGCTTTGGGCTCTTAGAGACCTTGGTCTCATATACGGGGACGATATCGATGCTGCACTTGAGTGGATGGATGACGTATCTGACGGTAGATACATTGACATTAGAAGAAGGTCTGACGCAGAAGGCTTAAGAGAAATCGAGGCTCGCTACTACGAGAACCTTGGTCCGGACCCAGAGTTGTCTGGAAACAGCGTTGCAGAAGTGAGGAAACGGCTTGAAATAGAGCACAAGAGTCGTCTTTCGCAAATTCAAAACTGGTCAAATGACACGTCCACGACAAGTGATGATTTTGTCGATAGCCTCGCAGAGCTTCAATACAGAAAAGAATCATTAAATGATTCTTACGACAATCTTGAGGCAAGCGGGGAAAGCAAGGACTCTCCACAATTCAAGGAGATTAATCGCAAGATAAAAGAAACAAATGACTACATATCGCTTATAGAAAAGAATTGGGCAGAGAGGTTTAGCAGCCCTGATAGTGAAAAGCGTAAAAAAGATATGAAGTCTATGAAGGAATCGGTTCGACAAAAGATGTTTGCTGAAGGCAAGCTTCGCCCAGATGAGATGGCGGCGAGAACACGTCAGCAGGACATAAACGACCTCGAAGCCAGAGCGAATAGAATGACAGTCGATGAGTTTGTGCAAAAACTTGCCGATATCGAGACGTCCCTCAAAGAACCCGGCATTTCAGAAGGAATGAAGTCGGAGCTGCTTGAAGATAAGAAAATGATTCGAGCAATATATAAGTCAAGATTTAGCGATGCTGGTGACCCCAAGGATTGGTCAAAAAAGAAAAAGGAACTTGATAAGGGTGTTGATGAAATATTAAACCCACCCACCCCTCAGGTCCTAGCAAAACGACGACTTGATATAGCTCATGAAAAAGAAATGTCCAACATAGAGGGATGGACTACAAGCAATTCAATAACTAACGAAAAATTTATAGAATCTCTTTCTGGACTTCAGTATCAAAAAGAAGCGTATAACGACGCCTTCGACGATATGGAGAAAAATGGAGTAAGTAAGGACTCGCCAGATTTTAAAGATTTGAATAGAAAAATCAAAGAAAACAATGAAAAAATATCCTTGATAGAAAAAAGGTGGGCTGAAAGGTTTAGCAGCGAAGATAGGGATAGACGCAGTAGAGACATGAGAGCCCTGCGTAAGTCTGTTCGTGAAAAGATGTTTTCAGAAGGTACATTGCGTCCAAAGGAAATGGCTGCCAAAGCGCGCCAAGAAGAAATCAAAAATCTGAGGCAGCAAACCAACGACATGAACCCTGAAGAGGTGGTGCAAAAGCTTGCCGATATTGAGGTGTCCCTCAAGGAGCCAGGTCTATCGTCAGAGGCAAAATCGGTTCTACTAGAAGACAAGAAAATAATCCGAGACATATATAAGTCCAAGCTCGAAGGTTCCGAAGATGCAAAAGTTTGGTCGAAGCAGAGACGTGAACTTGACACCAGAATTGATGAGATAGTAAATCCTCCAAGACAGCAAGCCATGAAAAAGTCAAAGAAAGTAAAGACTGACAAGGCTGGGGCGAGCTACGCAAAAAAAATTCAGCAAGATGAATACTACGCAATGTCCGAAGAGCAAGCAAGAGCAGTTGAAAGACTTGGGGACCCAGCTACAACAGACGTGGGGAATCTTCTTGACCCAGACAGCAACGTAGCGGCAGTAAAGAGTATTAACCGCAGTTATCGAAGGGCGCAAAGAAGTGCTGGAAACCTGTCTCCAGAAAGCGATACGGCATCACTCGAAGACCAAATCCAGAAAGTCCTTATTCCAGCAATGGAAGCGATAGATGAGTCATCCATCCCTGATGACCTGGAAATCGAAGCAGAGATTTATTTTGGTGTAACAGAGAGCGGATTTAAAGACATAAGCGAGAACTTCGATAATCAAGGTTTTGTAAGTGGACGAATCATCACTGATGAATCACCACATAAGCCAGGAGAAGTGCGTGACCCTGATGGCGATGTGGTTACTCGTGCCGGTAAGGAAAAGACTCGCGTAATAGTGCAAGTATCTAAGGGTGATAAAGGTCTATTCAGGACTAATGAAACAGAACTCGGTCAAGAAGGGGCTTTAATTCTTCCTCCAGGAAAAATGAAAGTTGTTGATGTAAAGCCTGACGGAACAGTAGTCGTCCGCGTTCAAGAGCAGGATAATGTCGTTGATGTTCTAGACAGGCTTTCTGCATCTATAGGCGAAGAAGGTTCTGGCGTATCGAGGCACGCAAAGGGGACCAAGAAGAAGATTGACAGAGTTGCCAATAAGTATGTTGCGCAAAGAAGGGAGAACGGTCTTTCTTCTACTCCATCACGACCAAAGCGTGACGTAGAAATCGAAGACAAGAACGTAGAAGTCAAGCGTGAAGTAATAAGCGCTGGCGGTTCTTTTGGTGAACCACCGTCTGAAGACTATGTGTCAGAAAGTGGCATGACGTCAGTAGGTTCTGCGTCGGACCCAACTGCAGGGCGTGAAGTTCTTGGCGTCCCACAGACGCGCGAAGAAAGAAAAGTTTTAAGAGCCACCAGGGCAAATATGACATTTGAAGATACCAAGCGCGTCATGGCTGGTGAGAGTCCAAGAGATGTAATGAACGACATGTCGAGGGAATCACTAGACCCAGCAGTAGCTGATGTTGTTGCTAGAAAGTCAATAGAAGCAATACTCAAGGATGTTGAAGATGCTGCAGTTGAGTTCCACGCAGGAATAGATAAGCGGCCACGCATAAGAATGACAGAAAGTCAACTTACTAAGTTTGCGGATGATGGTGAATTCCTTCCGACGGAAACCGACGACATCATCCTTGAAAGTGGTGCAATTGGAAGAAGACTTGAGAGAAGACTGAATCCAATAACTAGAAGGGAGTCTCCAAAGCTCTCTTCTGGGGCAAGAAGTGGTTCAAGTAGGAAGCAGAGAGTTGCTGGAATCGCTGGCAGTCGTGCAACAGGGCGAGTATTGGATGCAGTTCTGAAGCGTTCAGGAGCAGATGAAGATACTCGTGAACGCGTTAAGTACGGCGTAAACATGGCTGGTGCTCTTGCTGCTGGTGGACCTGCTGGTTTCGCAACCGCGCTTGCGGTTGATGTTGCCAGAAGGGCTGGACGAGAAATTGCTGAACGCGGTCTAGAGGAAGCAGTTGAAAGGGGCAGGATAACCCAGAATCAAATGGATGTTGCAATGTCGGCTGTTGACCGAGTCGCACCAAACGGCCTTCCGGACCCAGTGGTGGACAAGCTTGCAGACGCTTGGACTATTGCTTCAGATTTCATTGATGAGCGAGTCGTTACAGATGAGAACAGGCAGAGACTTGATGAGTTCGGCAATATCATACGAGCCGAAAGAGGCGAGTTGTTTGAAAATGCGGGACAGGTGATTGGTTCTGCTCGTGAAAAAATAGGGAAAAGGTTTGGCAGAGGAAAGAGCAAGCCCTCAGAGACTGACCCGTTTGGCGATTTTGACGCAACACCAACAACTCCGTCAACTTCAATATCGAATGAATACGATGACCCGTTTGCTGGGTTTGATGAGAATGACTACAAACCAGTAAAGACCGAGTTCGATGACTTTGATGGTGTATTTAGTTCAGGCAGAAGGGCTGGACGCTCATCAGATGTATTTAGAGATGAGTACAACAGCAGGATTGGCATTAGCAAATCAACTCCAAACTCAGCCAAGCCTGTCAGCGGATACGTTGTGCATCGTTCACACAATGAAGAAAAGAAGAGAAGAGTAGCCGCGTCGGGCAAGGGCAATATCGGAAGCGATGCAATCTTTGAGGTTGGCGACAATGACATTGTGGGAGACGGTCTTACGGCGCTAGGGGAGATAGAGGTAATCCTCAAGCCAGAAGTGTCTAATCGCACTGCATACGGACGCGGAGAGGCCCTACAGTCGGCGCACAGACCAGTAGCGATGAACTCCAACGACCCTGATGACATCGCCGACGCAATCATGAATGCTGATGGGATTTCTTCAAAGAAACAGAACACCGAAGCGATGCTTCATCTTCTAGGAGCAAAGATGGACAAGAACTTCTCCTCTGTCAATGCATCAATGGATGAAAATGGCAGAATGGCGCCAGTTGGCGCTGTTGACTCGTCGACTAGAGGTCACGAGCCATTTGAGGCCCAGATTCTTGGTGGATTCAAGAAGAGCGAAGTAGAGGGAATTCACTACCCGTACACAAAGGTTGCAAAGGTTGCAGAGTCTGAAGACATCTCGGATGTTGTGAACGATAGGTCGCTTGCATCAAAGCTTGAGAAACTTGGATTCACGCCAGAAGAGGTTGCCTACTTCTATTCAATATCTGGGGGCAAACCATTAAATACGGTAAGCATGGTAAAGCTCAAGGAGTATCGTGCTGCTAAGAAGATTAAAGAGAAGTATGAAGGAATGGGAATCGGCTACGTCAAGTTCGCTCACCCACAAGGCATGAATATCGAGAATCCTCGTTCGTATGATAAAACAGCCAGCCCAACAACCAGGGTTGATGAGATACTTAAGAGAAACATCGATGCAGAAGTTGAAGCAGAACTAAAGAAAACACTTGACAGCATCAGAAAAAGCGGGCAATTAGATTTGATGGTCGACTAATTATGAAAGCTGTACTTGTTGGAACATACGACGGGAACAAGGTCTATTACGACGTAGACGCAAAGGCTGGAGAAAAGGATGGAGCAATCGTAAGACCAGATGGCTCCTCTGTAAAGATTTACTTCTTTTCGTGGGCGTCAAAGGCACAAGGATTAAACAAGATTAGAAACACCAAGTTTCATCGTTCTCTATGGGATGCTCCCAAGAATCCAACAAAGGGGAAATGGTATGAGACATTCATCAAGAAAGATGTCGAAATAGAAAAAGAAGTTCTTGAGGGTATAACAACACTGTCAACAGTTGGTGAAACAAAAGTGAAACTCGAAAAGAAGAATGCACGAGCAATTGACTTTATAAATAATAAGAGTCTCATTAAAATGGTAGATTATAAGGTAGACAATTCCGCAAATAAACACGAGGATGGCAATGAGTTCTGAATTCGAAAATAACGAAGTGAAACTCGACCCTCTTGGCGGAATAATCCCTCAAGAGCTAGTCACTGGCGACCTGCTCCGTGGATACGGCCCTCGTCGTGGAAACCTAGAACGACTTTTGCGTTACTGGCGACCAATCATGCGTAAGCCAGGCGGATTCCGTCGTTGTAGAGTGATTCTTGCAAACCACCCAGAGCTATACCCATTGAACAATATTTGTGCATGGTTGCATCATGAAACAACTGGTCTTTGGCCAAATGAGGGATGCCATCATCCAGGCATGAAGAACTGCCGCGGAAAATTGAAGAAAAGAAACTGGTCAAATTCTGAATTTTCAAGTCATCTGCGTAGAGCAGCAAAGCGCACTGTGAAAAAGTCTCTCAATGATTCACATTACGAAGACGATGTATTCTTTCATGAGTTTAAGAGCGCCGATGGGAATAACCCAAAGGACGTTGTAACCGAATCAGACATTCTCCATGCTTTTAGCGTCTTGCGCGACTTCATCGAGATGGAGCCAAAGTTCTCTGAATTCCTAAGAGACGACAAAAACTGGGAAATGGAAGGCGAAGACGAAAATGGCGAGACCATGAAGTTTGAGATTCCAGAAGGTCGCAAGTCTGCAGAGTGCTGTGGTGGGGACTATGAGTGAAATTGATGGCTCATTGCCATGCTGTCCTGGGCGTGCCGTAGTTGTCGCGCGTATCGTAATTGCAGATATTGATGCAAAGAATCTGCATAATATTGCGCGCTCAAGAATAAAGCTTTCTGAAAATGTAGTGTCATTCAAGGCTTTGTCCAAGCGTAATGGGACAGACAGGATTCTCAGAAAGAGCGCATTCGACTCCGTAGAGATACAAACAAAAGCTTCACGGATTGGTTCTACTCTGAGGAGCATTGCAATCCCTGGAGACTCTGACCCAATCCGCTCCCCTGTCCGCTCTGCAATCTACAGAACTCTTACACCCGGGAAACCTGGTGGTGTCGGTGGCTCAAAGCCAGGGCAGAATCGTGGCTACAGGTGTCCAGAAGGATACCAATACGGTGGAAGATTTACTGACTCGCGTTTATCCACGTGTGGAGCAAAACTTTTTGATATTCCATCTCCGCTAAGAATGCTTGTTGCTGCTTTGCGACGCGCAGGACGTGGCCCTGCAAAACCAGAACCCGTAACAGGGAAGCCTCTGACCCCTGGTGATTTACCCGGGGGTTTAATCGAATCACGCAAGCCACAGATTCCAAAAGTTTCACTTGACAACCCACGTTCCGCTGCAGAGCAAGTAAAGGGTATGGTTTCAGAAATTGGTGGGTACAACGGCAAGGCCACAAGAATGGTCAGAAGAGATGGTTTTGTTCTAGAGCCAGTAGTTCCCGCAAAGGTGCTAAGAGCAATCCCCGATAACAGAGACATGGAAGGCGCAACATACATCCTTTCCGCTCTCTCCCCAGACGACATCGGCAATGACGAACTTGGCCTTCTATCCAATACTGGCGTTAAGTCGCTTATCTATGTTCTCCCCGGTAGCTCCACAATCACGCTAGAGAAGGCAAGAAAGCTTTCAGTTGGTGAGAGAAGAAAACTTGGTCGCACTGTCAATACAGCAATTGAGTCGCAGTCAACATCTGACCCTGCATCCAAGCTAAAGATGGTTGCAGACGAAACGGGCGATGGAATTAGATACTCGGAAAACTTTATAGGAATCAAAAATCCAAATGAAATAGTAAAAGGAAAATTCCGTTGGGCGACTGAGGCTTTCTCTGGCAAAAGAAGACCAAAAGCCACTGCAGGAGAAAGTGGGACTGTTGCAAGACAGTCTTCATCAACTGCTCAAACCGGGAAGAAGATAACCTCTCTTGAAGCTGCAATTGAACATGTTTCTGCAGGTGGCTCAATATCTATGGTCTCAGCAGAAATAATGCCAAAGCTGTTGGCGAACAGTAAGCTTATACAAGAGAGAAAACTTGCGAACAACCAGTCTCTTCTCACAATTGGCGCAGATAAGTATTTCCTGTATTCATCACCAAAGAAGTATCAACACCTGGCTGAAAGATTTGCATCTGATTTACAACAACATCTAGGTTTGCAGTCTCCAGACGTAATCTTTGCTGACAAGCCGTCAGATAAGAGAAGATACATCCGAGAAGATGTTGAAACAGCGCTAAAGGGTGCAACGTTTAGCCCTGACGTAAAGTTCTCCGACCTAAAACCAGAAGACGTTGCAGCGATAATGGTCTCTGATTTCTTGACAGACCAAAGAGATAGACCTAGTTCTTCAATCTATCCATTAACAACACCCGAAGGCGCAGTGCCGATGCTCGCACAGAACGTGACGTCTGGGTTGGTTGACCTTGACAAGATTCAGATATCCAAGAGAGCAAAAATGACTATCGCTGGGTTTTACCAAGGCTCAAACGGTGCTAGGTACTCCGAATATTACAACAACTTAAAGCAAGACCAACAGGTTGCATATAGGAAGCATATTGAAGCGCTGCTTAAGAGAGCGCGCTCTTTTAAGATGAACGAGCTACGTAGTCGATTTGAAAAAGATGGGCTCTCTGCTGGAGAAAAGACCCACTTGTCGATAGTTGAAACTTTGTACAAAAACAGACTAGAAACCCTCTCTAACAGCAAGAGGAATATTGTTGAAATGCTAAAAGGTGGAACAGATGCCTGAAATACTCGTAATTAAAGATGTGGTCAGAGATACTCCATTTGCGCTAGTTGTGAAAAGTGATGATTCTTTGTCTTTCTACGGATTCCATGAAATGGGTTCAGATTGGGCCGAGCACGCACAAAAGACATTTGCTTCAGAAGCTGACATAAAAGCTCCAGAATGGACTGAATCAACTGCATTCAGGTCTATTAGCGATAATGCGGCAAAATCGATTATTGATAAAACATTGTCAAAGAAAATAGAATTGAATGAATTCGCCGAAAAGGTGATTAAGAAGACTTTTGCTTCAAAAACCGTTTTTGTTGGCAGAACCATAATTAACAAGAATTCAGAAATTGAGACTAAATTAGAAAAAGTGGATAAAACTTCATCAGAGTTCTCAAAGTTCGATTACAGAGCAAAATCTTTCAAAAATAAGATTAAAAAGATTTCTTTAATAAAAGAGGCGAAAAGCAAAAAAGTCTCAATCGATACTAAATCTGGAAAATTTATCGACCAACGCTCAGAATACAAGCAATCTTTTGAATCTATGAAAATTCAAGAATCAGCAGGATTTGGCATGTCGAGAAAGATATCTCGGTTTATTGACGAGAAGTCAGAAATTGGCTGTACAAGCAACCGCTCGTTAAGAAGAGTTAAATCACTATCTGAAAATCAAGAATTAAGCCATGGCACAAGAATAAGCAAGGCCATAGAGCAAAGACTGAAGCGATTCTAGAATGGCTAAGCAAAAAGAATTAGTCAAAAAGATGGAAGCGCTTCGTGTTGCAGAAATGATTGGATGCAGAGGGGCACATAAAGACGAAGACGGGAATTGGATGCCTTGTGCTTCAATGGATTCTTTAGAGCGAATTTCCAACAGAGCAGAAACTTCTAAATGGAAAGAGAAGTCATCGGTCGAAGGGCGTCTTGAAAGAGAAGAAGTCGGTCGCAAGAAGCGTAAGAAAAAAAGAAACGGCTGGGAAAAACTTCAAGAAAGACCAATACAGGGGATAAACGGCTCTGGTCCTGGCATAACTTCTGGTCCAAACCAGTTCGCGCCACCTCAAGCTATTGGCTCATCCGTATCAAGTGGTTCTACCGTTTCTGGCGGCCCAACAATGAACATGTTTGGCGCGAGCATGGCAAAAGCGGCAATGACTGGTCCTCAATACGTTAGAGACAATGACCCAGATGTTTTTACTGACCCGGAATCAGCTCGTGCTCGTTCGCGTCAAATGGGGTGTATTGGGATAAGCAGAAGAATATCCAAAACTGGCAGGGCAGTTTGGATGCCGTGCACAAACATGAGTGATTACGCCCGTTTAGCTGGCACAACTTCGCTTGGACGAAGAGGAAGAGCTGCGCAAGAAAGAAATGTAATCAGAACAGTTTTACGAGAAGAGCTAGGAAAACTAAAAAGAAAAAAATCAATCCAAGAAGAACTGACAGAAGATTAAATTAATCATTTACACACTTTTATTTGCAAATAAAGTAGTTCCACTAAAAGGTGTAAATCTCTGTTACTTTATATAACTAGGGCTGGGTGCTTACCTAAGCCACGAAGTAAATAATCCAACCCTCAAACAATTCCAATAGGAGCAAAACATGTCGCAAGACAATTCAAGATTAAACGAACTGCAAGGTGCACTTCGTGGAAAGATGGCCGATAATAAGGCCATTGCGGATTCATTCCGTGTAGAAGACGGCACAGTTGTCGTCACCCCTGAGCAGAAGACAGCGTTCGACAAGAACATGTCAGACATCAAGGAAATCAAGAGCCTCATCGACGGTATGCAGACGATGAACAGCGTTGATTCTTGGGCTTCACAGCCAGCTGAGAGTGTTGCAGGTTCATTCGCTGCAGCAAGTGCAGAAGTTGCACAGCTTTCAAGCCGTGAAATCAAGTCAATCGGCGAAATGTTCTTGGACTCAGCAGAATTCAAGACCCTCGCAAACGGCCGCAACGGCGCAAACATGGTTGCACCATGGCAGGTAAAGGCTTCATTCACATCTGGTTCATACAACGTAAAGGATGTTTACTCAGCAATCCCTGGAACTGACGTAGCAAACAGCCGTCTTGGCTCGTTTGGTTCAGTACAGCGCGATGCGATGATTACACAGCCAATGCGCACCAAGCGTGTTCGTGACTTGTTCCCAGTTCGCACAACAACTGCTGCTGTTATTGAGTACTTCCGTCAGCTCGGCTTCACCACTCCTATCCAGGAGGGTTACGGCTACGCTGCTGGTGTTAACTCAGCATCAACAATTGCAGAGCGTAACGGTGGAAACAGCGCATTTGCGTTGAAGCCACAGTCATCATTCTCATTCGTTGGTGAGCAGGCTCCTGTTCGCACATTGGCACACTGGGAAGCTGCACACCGCAACGTCCTTGCCGATGAGCCACAGCTGCGTTCAATCATCGACAACGAATTGATGTACGGCCTTCGTTTGTTGGAAGACAACCAAATTCTTAACGGCGATGGCGCTGGCGAGAACCTCTTGGGCGTTTTGAACACACCAAACATCCAGACATACGCATGGTCAGACGGTGCAACTGCTCCAGTAGCAGACACCAAGGCTGATGCAATTCGTCGCGCTGCAACACTCTCGTTCTTGGCTTACTACGAGCCATCGGGCGTTGTATTGCACCCGAACGACTGGGAAGACATCGAGTTGACGAAGGACGAGCAGGGTCAATACCTCATCGCAGTTTCGGTTGCAATGGGTGGCGAGCCACGCGTTTGGAGAATGCCAGTTATCGACACTCCAGCAATGACAGAAGGAACCGGCCTCGTCGGTGCCTTCGGTACTGCTGCACAGCTGTACGACCGCGAGCAGGCTTCAATCCGAATTTCGGAACAGCACTCAGACTTCTTCGTGCGCAACGCAATCGTGATTCTTGCAGAACAGAGACTTGCTCTCGCTGTTAAGCGTCCAGAAGCGTTCGTTTCGATTGATTTTGACGCTGCACCAGGCGCATAATCAAAGTCAAAAAGTAAGTCAAGAAACCCCCGGCCTAAAAACCGGGGGTTTCTTTTTTTATACAGGATGATTTCATGAAAGAAAATGAAGCATTTAGGTATATTGGAGTTTTCCCCGACTTTCAAAACCTATTGAATAAGGTTTTATCCTTCAATGACCTAGATTGGAGTGAATATGAGGGTAGAAAAAACACAATGGGGCAAGCCAGCTACCACACCGAGACAATCCCGTTGAAGTATTCTCCGAAGTCAAATGACTCAAGTCCAGAAAAACACAAACATTACGAACAATTCAGTTCGGATATAATGAAAGTCTGCGAAATCGCCAGAGAACACATCGGTCAAGTGTCGGAAAAGTCCTCAATGTTGACAAGGATGAACCCTGGTGGGATTATCAAACCACACAAAGACCAGGGGGTGGTGCACCGAAACACCCACAGAATACACATACCAATTGTTACAAACGGTCTATGTTCTTTTACGGTTGGTGGCATTTCCAAGAATTTAAAACCAGGGGAGATTTGGGTGATAGATAACACAAACAGAGTCCACAAGGTTGACAATGGCGGCTCCACTCATAGGATTCACATGATTGTTGACGCTGGCTAGTGTTATCATTTATTGTCCTTCAAACCAATAAAAATATGGGAGAATTGTGAAATGAACGAAATAGATGACGACCAACTTTTCGAAGAATTGCTCAATCTCAAGGTTGAAGTGGTATCAGAAGTAGATGACGAAGAATTAATGCCTATATATGACGAGTACTTCTCGTCAAAAGTGTTTGATAATTACTCGGATGATTTTGACTCTTTCGAGGACAACGAAACAAAAGCATCAGACAGTCCGTGCTGGGACGGTTATAAGCAAATCGGGATGAAGAGAAGCAAGGCCGGAAAGATGGTTCCAAACTGCGTTCCGGTAGATGAGAAATCAGCAAAGCAAAAACTAAAAGACCCAAAGGGTGGTTTGACAGCAGCTGGAAGAGCGCACTTCAACAGAACAGAAGGCTCAAACCTAAAGCCAGGAGTAAAGGGCGCTGCTGACACCCCGGAAAAGATGCGTCGCAAAGGTTCATTTCTTACAAGATTTTTTACGAATCCATCAGGCCCAATGGTTGATGAAAAAGGTAGAGCAACACGTTTAGCGCTTTCTGCTGCGGCGTGGGGCGAAAGAGTTCCAAAGAATGCAGAAGATGCAGCGAAGCTTGCCGCTAAGGGCAAGAGACTTCTTGAGAGATACCAGAATACAAAGAAAAAAGATGGTTCTGAATCAGTAGAAGAAAAGCAACTTCAAGGACAGACCATCGGTCAGCAGCGCGGTGGGACAATTGGCGCAACAGCACAAGGTTCGCTAGACGCAGTTGACAGTGACGGCGACGGAATGATTTTTGATGGTACGCCAGATGAACAGCGAGTTCCGTACAAGCGACAAAGCAATTCTGATTACGAGAAGCGTCGTAGAAAGTTCGTACGTGGACAACTGGCCTCTCAGGGCATCAAGCCAAACAGGGATGTAGCAAACCGTTCAAAGAAAGAAAGAGATGCTAGAGCTCGAGCACGCGCTGCTTTCGATAAGCAAACTGTTCGTTCCGGAGCTGAGGCACAAGCTCAAATCGGCAGAGCAAATACTGATGCAGCGAGAGATAGAAGAAACCAAGCGCAAAGCGACAGACTTACCGGTCAGGCACAGCGCTCATCTGCTGCAGACAGAAAGCCAGCAGACAGAGTTGATAATTCTCCACCAGCTCGTCGTATCGACTCGGCAGAGCGTGTTCAAGCAAATCGTGGAACCCCACAGGCATCAGATGCCGCAACTCGTCGTGGACAAACTGATTCACGTAGACCAACAAGTGCTGACGATAGACGAGGCGCTGACAGAACAGACCGTTCAGCACCCAACAGGAGACCTGATTCAGCCGATAGGTCAAGAGCAAATCGTGGCGTTGGCGCAACAGATGCAGCGACAAGAAGAGGTCAAACTGATTCACGTCGCCCCACGAGCGCAGAAGACCGTAGACGCCCAGACAGTATTGACAAGGGACCACAAAGCCCTGGTGGCGGACCAAGAGTGAAACCAATCGAACTACCGCGTAAAGGTCAAGCAGCAGACGCTATATTTAAGCCGTTGCCGCAAGCTGGACCACCAGCACCAAAACGGACTTCAGGCAAAAATCGCAATATAAGAGACTTCTGATGGAGCGATTTTGGTATGGTGCTACGGTCCTTAATGTTGTAGACGGCGACACCGTGGACCTGATGGTCGACTTGGGGTTTAGTGTGCATCACAAGATTCGTGTTCGCTTGTATGGAGTCAATACTCCTGAATCAAGAACGAAAGACCTTGCAGAAAAAGCATTGGGGTTAAAGGCTAAGTCATTTACCAAAGATTGGCTAACAAATCATAAGTGGGTTTTTGTTAACACGATTCCAGACAAGAATGACAAGTACGGACGTGTTCTTGCAAGAATTTATAGCTCAGACAAAATAGACGACCCAACAACAGCCTGCCTTAACAGGGATATTATTCAATCTGGTTACGCTAGAGAGTATTTTGGCGTTGGCGATAAAACTTGGACTGAATTTAAGTAATGAGAGTATGGATTGACCAAGACTTATGTACTGGAGATGGACTATGCGCAGAGATAGCCCCAGATGTTTTTCACATGATGCCAGACGGTCTTGCGTATGTAAAAGAAGGGGACAAGATTTATGCGGCCGCTGTGGGGAACCCAGAGGGAGCAGAGGGAATGGCATCTTTCGCAGACGAAAGACTTCCTGACGTCATTGAAGCCGCCGAAGAATGCCCTGGTGAGTGCATCTTCATTGAGCCGTAAATGTGGAACAATCACTAGAAGCCAAAGCCTGGCTTAACTGCGACCCAAAACACCTATGGATATTCGACAAGCTAATTGTTTCTAGGCTTTCTGGACACAAGTGTGGTCCACGAGGAACTCCAGTTCCGGAACCAGGTGAGTACTTTGTTAAGCCCGTAATGAACATCGAGGGGATGGGCGAAAAGGCAAGAAAAATATACATAGAAGAAAAAACTACAGAACTTCTTCATCCAGGCGAGTTCTGGTGTGAGGTCTTCGAAGGCGAACACCTAAGCATCGACTACAAGGGGTATCAGCCAATCCTCAAAACAGTCGGGACAAAGCACCCAGAGCGCCCCTATCAAAGATTCACCAAATGGGAAAAAACAGATAAGTGGCATCCTCTTCCCCAGTTCATAGGATTAATCCCACTTCAGTACAGAACAATCAACTGCGAATTCATAGGCGGGAAACTCATTGAAATCCACCTGAGAGAAAATCCAGATTTTTCTCACGGAAACACGTCGATGATACCGGCATGGAAAGATGAGCCAGACCCGAAGCCAGAAGGCTACAGATTTATCAGTGACGAAGGAACAGAATTAGAACGTATCGGGATATACGTTAAATAGCTTAGAAGTTGAGCTTTTCCCTCTCGAATTGCTGCCACTCACGAAAAGTGCCCGTCCCATAACCATCGTAGGACTCCACTGAGCTCATGACGAATCTGTGCGCTGATAAAACTGCTGCTGTTGCTAAGATTAAAACTATGAAGAACATAACGTACATTATGGCGTGCAATCTTATTATAAGATGAACCTGTGGATAGTATCTCTAAAATAGATGGGACCAATCATGAATGTAAATAAGCTAAAAATTGGGAAAAACAACCCATTGATAACCGCTATTGCTATTGCACTATTTGTCTCCGCAGCTTCGATTCCTATGTTGAAGAGGATGTGGGACAAAATGACCTTTATTAATCCGAAGATGTTTGAGTAGGTCCACCCTTAGTCGTATATCTTTCGTAGAGGTTTTTGACTGCAGCGTCTGGAGTACTACCAACTCCAATCATTTCTGATTTTTCAGACATCCAAAAATCCACAGCATCGCAGTCATCGCCGAATACGTATTCTGAAATTCCTGTTTCTTCGAAACTCTTAAAATTGGCAATCGCGAACCAATCTCCACCTTCGTATATTCCGCTGTATCTGGACTGAAAAATTGCGACCTGATAAAGGTCATATCTTGGTTCGAACATCACGTCAAAATCCATTATTAGTTAAACTCCGTGATAATCATGTGCCCATTGACGTGCTCCGGTGGTGGCATTTCGCGCACAACAAGCATCCTTTGAACCCACCTATCTGTTCCGTCATATCGTGGTTGAAACGGCTTTCTGCCATGCACAGTGCAGTCATTATTTATCACTAGTAAATCACCAGTCTTTAGAATAATTTCTTTTGTGGAGGAATTTACCGCATCGCGCATCTCCTGGAGCGCCCTCTCCGCCTGGGAGCGAGATTCATCACTTCCGTCTCCAATGGCTTTCATAAACCATGAGTCATAAGTTATTTTCCATCCTGGATTAGCGTCCCTATTCGTTTCTTCAAGTATCGCTGTCCGAACATCGATATCTGGCTGCCCATCTGACCTAAAACTCTGGTCAATCTGAGTTGTAAACCATTCTTTTTGAAGTATAGAAATTGCCTCTTGACTTAATCTTGGAACGATGTCGAAATCATCAGCGTAGGTGGTTGCCACTGCATCATCGCCGCGCAAGCAAAGAAGAAGGACGTATGAAGGTCTGTACGGATGGAATGATGACTCCGTGTGCATCTCCAGCTCAACTTTCGATGACGTTGATATCTGCTGATATTCAGTCTTATGAACTGGAACAAGATTTTGGATTAATCTTCCATTTTGCTCCTGGGCGTACGAAACAGGATGACCAAGAATGGAGCCGTATTCCTCTAGGACTTTCACGCTGTCCGGGGTAACAGAGTCGTCAATAATGGACGTGGCTGGAGTTGACGGTATTTCACCGATTCGCTGGTTCCTGTAAATCGTTATGCCCATAGGGGCTAAATTCTACCTCATTGGAGCCCTTGGTGGGATTTGAACCCACTATCTCCTCATTACAAGTGAGGTGCATGGCCGATTATGCTTCAAGGGCGTGGAGGAATGGGAGGGATTTGAACCCCCGGTCCGCGCAAACGGACTCCTGTTTTCAAGACAGGTGCAATAAGCCTCTCTGCCACCATTCCGTGGTCTAACTAATACTAACTGTGCGCGTCGGGTAGGAATCGAACCTACAGCCTACAGATTAGAAGTCTGTTGCTCTATCCGATTGAGCTACCGACGCATGCCAATTACTTTATCGGACAAGCACCTGTTGCGCAATTGTCGAGGTCCAAATCACCCATAAAAGTTACATCTTGCAATGGAGTGGAGAAATCAACTTTGGCGAGCATCTTGTTGTACTCCTCCTTGGTGATTTCTTCGTATGGGGGCAACGAGAAGTTGTGGTCTACGTGAAGCAAGAACGAAACCGACTTCACGCTCTTGTCGTAGTTCTTCGAGAGCCATTCTTGAATTTCTCCGAGCTCTTCTTTTCGGTAGTAGACGGTAACCGAAACGGCATTATCGGCCCATTCAGTTTGCATCTTCTTAACCCATTCAAGTTGTTGCACAGCAGTCATTGCTGAAGCAAGCGTTGAACCCTCTGGCGACATGCATGGGAAATCCACAACGTAACGAGTGTGGTCTTCTCTGCCGTCGATTCCAATGTCCCACTGAATCTTGTATCCACGCTTGCGACATGCCTCAACGAGTGGGTCAGACGAACCGAAGCGAACACGTCTCACATAGAACGGAGCAAATGCAGGGTGAATTCCAGGAGTTACTCCAGGAAGCAACGAAAGCGTTCCTGATGGCTGAACCGTTGTTAAACGAACCGACGCTGGCCATCCACGCTCTGCAGAATACTGCTTATCAAATTCCTGCAAGTACTCGTATGCTGGTGACAACCAAGAAACCTGCTCTTCTGAACACTGGAGGATTCCAGTTACTGACTGTCCGAGTCGCGCGTTCTTGCTCACAATGTTTGTTGTTTTTTCGTACGGATAAGCCATGCGAGTGATTTGCTTTTGCGTCTTGTAGAGCAAGCGCGAGATTTCCTTGAATTGCTCCAGGGACTCCACGTTTGGCAAAAAGATTGTCGCCAAGTTGCACGACTCTCCGTCTGCTAGTGCAATTTCGGCGCATGGATTGAAACCCTCAATTGAGTTGTCAGCCTTAGCCTCACCGAGTCTTCCGAACTTGCGAGCAAGACGACGATTCAACAAGCCGTAAGGCTCACCTGTTCCGTCGTAACCCTTCCAGAGTTCGGTCATGATTTCGTCGTAGTGGTCGGCATAGATGGAGTTGTTTGAGTTTGCTCTCCATGCTGGAATATTCCCAGATGCCCAATTTTTTGCACGAAGGAAAAGAACGTCATCCGGGTCGCCCATTGCAATCTGTGCTGAACGACGTGATGAACCAGAGACGACAATACGACCAATGATGTTACAGATATCGAGCACATCAATCGAACGGAGTTTCTTTCCCTCACGGTTCTGCATTACTTTCGCAATATCCGCGATTCCATCAATTAGTGCTCCAGGACCAGATGCGGTACCGCCAAATGTCTTCAACGGTGCACCATATTCGCGAATAAGAACTGTTGAGTACGAGAAAGACTTACCCGTGTCGAAATATGACTTCAACACCGCATGAAGAAGACGCTTCCATCCTTGACGTGAGTCAGGAACAATGATGTCTGCATCGTTGGAACGTTCGTGAGTAATTGTTACACCAGACTTAACTTTTGGCAGGTCGTGAATCTTTGAACGCTCAACAGAAAAGCCAACGCCACCGCCAAGCATCAAATATTCAAACAAGAGTTCAAAGTCTTCAATCTTTTCGATATTGGTGAAGTAGCAGTTATTCAACGATGTTGCATTGAACTTCTGAACAAGCGGAGTTCCAAGTTGCCAAAGGGAGCGACCCGAAAACGAACAGCGAAGATTAAAGCAGTGGTCAAACAATGCCTCTGCTTCTTCTTTCGTGTACTCGACTCCGACTTCCATTGCGCCATTGATAACACGCTGCAATGTTTCTGGCCAACTCTCGTTATTCCCATCTTCTTTCTTGCGACTGTATGTACGAAGAAATACAATTTCCCCCATACCGTTGAAGCCCCAAGGAGCTTGTTTTAGAGAATACGAATCCACGAATGATTGGTCAAGCGAAGTCATGATTTTTCCTGTTGTGATAGTGATTTGAGTAGGTATCGATTTTAACTTAACCGAGAATACTGAAAGGGTCTAAAGTCGTAGTAACTTTGCTCTTAGTTTGTCCAGCTTTTAATTAACCCAAGCCTCTCGGCTTCGGCATATGGTATCTGTTTACCCTTCTTATGCAACAGAACTTTTGTTTTTATTGAAGGTGTTATCTGTCTCTCTTCGTGTATGTCTTCTTCAACCAAAAAAGTTTGAATAGCCTTGAGCGAATCAATCATTCCGAATCCAGCTATTCTCGTGTGAGAGGAGTTATCCCCAGCACAGTCCCCGGTTGGGTGGCCGCAAACAAGGCACGGAGTCCTATCAGCTGGCAGAATTGTGACGTTGTCGAACAGATTGCGCGAACGACCGTACATGTCGTCATATGAGTTATCGTAAAATGGCATTTGTAATAATTATACTTTAATAAAATTCCTGTATATGAAATCCATTTGAATTAATAAGACCTATTAGCTCCTCGTACGCTTCGTCTGGCAGGTCATCTACAACCTTATTCTTTAAAGCTCGCCTCATGGACTGAGGGTATTTGGAGTTCCTGAAGTTCTTTCCCCCTCCATTCGTGTAAATGAGGGTGTCAAACCACTTCAGCGTCCTTCCTAGCTCGTAGGCATAAGGAACGGCAATAATCGTCGTCACAAAACCACCGTCAGAAACAGCCTTTTCATCCAAGGTTACGTTGGTTACAGTGATGCACTCTTTTACCGGTTTTGAGGCATCAAGAAACGCATCGGATAGGGATAACCCCTCTGTCTCAGTCATGTTTGCAGAGCAGTAGCCCTCAGCAACCATTGTTATGGACGAGACGCCCCAGTATCGCCTCAGAACAGCACAGAGCTCCGTACAGCGCGCCAAACGCTCTTCTGGGTCAATCTTCATCATGTCCTGCCTCATCTGGCAGACGATGGCCAATCTGTCCTCTTCCCAGCCAAAGAAATTAATTGATAAATCCTCACCAATTCCAAATTCTTTTACGCTCGTAGATTTTGCTAATTGGGCGGCAGTTATAGCAAGAGCAATTTTACTATAATCGTTGTCATAAGAGCCTTCCACACGAACAGCCTAGGTCCAACCCTGCCACCAACGGGGGAGGTGGTTCCACTACGGGGGCAAATGGTTTGATAAAGTCAAGGACATGGCAACAGCAAAGAAAAAGACAACAGCAAAGAAAGCTCCTGCTAAAAAGGCGCCAGCTAAAAAGGCTCCTGCGAAGAAGGCTGCTCCAAAAAGCACTTTTGCAAAAGCAGAAGACTTCATTGAAGAAATTGCAGCGAAGCAAGTAGCAGAGCATGCAGACAAAATTGAGAAGTTAATCGACAGCATTCCAGCGCAAGTATCAGTTGATGCTCGTGGCGCAAAGAAGTGGCTGCGAAAGCTTTTCAGACGTCTCTCGAAGTAACTTCTTCTTCCACCATAATGGTGGGTTGTGACAACTGAACATCGCAAAGCACCACGCCAAGACGTGGTTCAAATCACTCGCGAGGGTGCTTGGGGAAAAGTCGAATACCGACACTTGCTTTCCTGTGGACACACTGAAACACGTGCGCGTGCTGCATCAACCCCAAAATTAGCCTGTGCATGGTGTCTTCGCGCTGTAGAAAAAGATGGCGAAATGAAGGCTCTTACCGCCGGAGCCATTCCAACAGACATTGATGACAATGTTAAATTTGTTGAAGAAGAAATTGATATAAGCAAAATGAAAGCAGCAATTGCTTCAAGGTTTAAAATACCATTAGAAGCAATCGATATTGTCGCTACGGACATCTCAGGAAATCTTGTAGTAAAACACGCTCTGGTATTTCTTTCTTCATCCGACGTCGCTAGGATAACCAAACCTAATCCGACGTAAGGAGTTGAATTGTTGCCAAACCACGATGCGCCACCAGCAGAGGGAAATTGCAAAGGACACGACGTCGATAAATGGTTCCCAGTAATTGAAAAGGGTTTACCAAGAGAACAGTGGCTCAAATTCAGAGCGGATATAAAGGAAGCGATTGAGCTTTGCGATTCATGTGCATCTAGAGAGCACTGTCTTGAGTACTCACTTCGCCATGAACCAATCGGTATTTGGGGAGGAAAAACAGAAGCCGAACGCGCAATGATGAGAAGCGATAGGGGAATTCTTTTATCACGCGAAGCAAGAATTTTCCTTCCAGGGATTGGAAGAAGAAACGCCAATGGATTTGCGTATAAGGGCAACTATCGTCTTAAGGATGCAGCAATAAAGAAGGCTCTGCGAGAAGCGCAATGACTTCCCCAGGCCCAATCGTTCAGAGCTTTCTTGACAGACTAGATGGTGTCAGGCAAAGCGGTGGAAACTTCATGGCTCGTTGCCCGTGTAGAAACGACGATAACAATCCATCTCTTTCAGTCAGCGAGGGAAATGATGGAAGAGTTCTAGTCCACTGCCATCGTGGTAATGGTTGTGATGCTGGAGAAATTTGTGCTGCAGTCGGACTAACGATTGCTGACATAATGCCTCAAAATGGAACTAGCACGATTTACGAAAAACCGATTATCAAAAAAGATAAACAAGCTTCAGTTCAGCAACAATCGCCAAAACCGATTACCAAAGAGCAGTTAAAATTTGTCTGTTCTTATGATTACCTAAATGAATCTGGTGAACTTTTATTTCAAAAGGTTAGATATGTAAATCAAGATGGTGTAAAAACATTCAGACAACGCAAACCTCTCGAGAATGGTGAGTGGTCATACTCTCTTTCTGATGTTCCTAAAATTCTCTACAATCTCCCTGCTGTTATTGCCGCGAAAGCGGAGGGTACTCCAATTTGGGTTGTTGAGGGGGAAAAAGACGCCGACACACTTACCTCTCTTGGATATGTAGCCACCACCATGCCTGGCGGTGCAGGACACTGGCTCGATATTCACACCGAAGCCTTGGCTGGTGCGGTTATAGACATTGTTGCAGACAATGACGTTCCTGGTAGAGAACATGCTTCTAGGATTTTAAAAGTTCTTACTGCTGCTGGCTGTGATGCGCAGGTGTGGATTTGTCCAGATACGAAAGACATCACTGACCACCTTTCATCTGGCGGAACATTCGATAGTCTTTCTGCCTTTTCACCACCAGAAGAAAATGAAATTGAACAAGTAGAAAACATTGAGCATGACATTCAAGAAGAGAATGAACCAGTTGAAGAGAAAAAGGAGTCAATATTTGATTCCGCCCTGATTAAAATTCAAGACCTATTTGGAAGAGATGATTTAAGTCCTGGCCAGATGGTTTCAAAAATGTCGATGATTCTTTCGGCAACTACATCAAAACAAATCACGGACCCAGGCAGACTAGTTCAATGGAATGATTTCATTGAAGAGCAAGTTGATGAATCATACGATTGGGTTATTCCTGGTCTTCTTGAACGTGGAGAAAGAGTAATCGTTGTTGCTGCCGAAGGTGTTGGCAAAACGATGCTCGCGCGCCAAGTTGCGCTTTGTGCTGCTGCTGGCATTCATCCTTTTACGTATGGGCAGATGAAGCCTGTAGTCACGTTGACAGTTGACCTTGAAAACCCTGAACGGATTATCAGAAGAGCCTCTTCTGCAATTCTTACGCAAGCAATGCGTCGTGGACATGTCGCAAGAGTTTATGGAGAGGTTTTAACAAAGCCGTCTGGAATGGACCTTTTGAAGCCAGAAGACAGATTGATTCTTGAGGAAGCGATTGAGAGAGTCAAGCCCGACATTTTGGTCATGGGTCCTTTGTATAAAGCATTCGTTGACCCAGGCGGCAGGACCTCGGAAGCGATTGCTGTTGAGGTCGCCAAATATCTAGACACTATTAGAACCGTTTATGGATGCGCCCTTTGGCTTGAACACCACGCACCACTTGGGACGACCCTGAACACAAGAGAGTTGCGCCCTTTTGGTTCTGCCGTATGGTCACGCTGGCCGGAGTTTGGTATTTCTCTTCAACCAGACCCAACAGCTAACGAACCATATGTTTACGACGTTCGACACTTTAGAGGGGCGCGTGACCAGCGTCAGTGGCCATTGAAAATCAAGCGAGGCAAGGTATTCCCGTTCGAAGTGATTGAGTTCATGAAAGTTGACAAATAAGTCACTAAGATAGGGTGATGAGCGAAGACAAAAGCAATAAAATTGCTACGCGTGAGTTTCTTGGTGAAAGAGACATGCGGATATTTAAACTTCGTCAAGCTGGGACCTCAACGTCCGAGATAGCAAGGCGTTTTGGAATGACAACGAGCGCCGTGTCTAAGGCAATATCTCGTCAGTTAGAGAAAATGAACCGTGAGACACTGATGGCTTATCCAGAAGTTCTTCGGCTTGAGCTTGAAAGACTAGATAGTCTTCAGCAGGCAATTTGGCCATTAACCCAGCATAGAAGACAGGTGATGGATGACGGAACAGAAGTTGCCGTTGAACCAGACTTAAAGGCAATACAACAGGTTCTATCCATCATGGATAGGCGCACAAAACTTCTAGGCATGGACCAAACCAATATCAGCGTTCAGATGGATGTTGGGAATAAAACCAGCGAGACAATAAAGGCCACACTTGCTGGCTCGGAGCAGTTGAAGCAGATAGGCAACACTTTCGACCCAGAGTCTGAAGCAAGACAGCTTCTTCAACTAATGGGAATGTCGGGTGTCCTGCCGGAAAGTGCCGTGAGACAAATGCTTGGCGAGGCCGACATCGTTGATGCTGAGATAGTATCTACAGAGGAAGAAACAATCGAAGAGGAAACAAATGAGTGACAGCAACCTTGAAGCAGCAATGAAGGCCGTCGCTGACTCGACAGACCTGTCAGTAAGACCACTAGAAAAAGAAGACGAGGGACCGACAAATACATCCGTCCTAATCAGAACAACAGATGAGGTAAGAGAGCGCTGGAGAAAAGCTGCTGCGGTTGATGGAAAAACAATGTCGGCCTGGATACGCGATGTGTTGAATGCAAAGGCAAAGACCCTTCTTGAGTGCGAGCACCCATCAGTTAGGCGTTATCCGTGGTCTGTCACTTGTCTAAAATGCGGTCAAAGACTGCAATAAACACTTAACACTAATCCGCTTTTTTATCGCGTATTATTTTAAGCGGAGACATCAATGGCGAGCAGACAAGACAAATCAACGAACTACGGCCCTGATTGGGTTGAGCTTGCTGTTGGGGAATTTTTAGCTGGTGTTGATTCAGAATTCATGGAAAAGTCAGCCAAGAATTCATACACCAAACCCGAACTAAGGGAAAGAATTAAATCCCGCATCCTTGCCGGTTCTGAAGGCGGGAAGCCAGGTCAATGGTCTGCTCGGAAGGCTCAACTTCTTGCCGTTCGATACAGGAAAGCTGGCGGCGGATATCGCGGTGGATTAAGCAAGACTCAACGGTCCTTGAAAAAATGGACAAAAGAAAAATGGACAACTAGCGATGGTAAACCAGCAAACCGACCAGACGGAATGCGCAGGTATCTCCCTGCAGCAGCTTGGGAGAAATTAACTCCAGCACAAAAAGCAGCGACAAATAGAAAAAAGATTGCTGGAAGTAAAAAAGGAAAACAATTCGTTCCAAACACCATGAGAGCGGCAAAAGCTGGAAGAAGAGCAAGAAGGTCCAGATAGAAATGCCAAGATTTGACGAAGAAGACGACGAGCTCGTTGGGCTTATAAAACAATACGAAAAATATGTGATTTCAAGCCAGGGAGAAGTAGACGACTTTGACGAATGGTTAGAATCTCAATATGGAAAATCAAAGTCAAAAGTTATGAAGCCCTCAAAAAAGGGTAGAGGCTCAATGAAAAGTGGCAACATTGAGTACCCCTGAAGAACCTCCGCCCCTTATTCTAAGATTTAAAACTGGCGAACTAGTTCATGATGTTCCGCCCCCGGAAGTCGATAAAGACTTCCAGGAGCAGAAATAAAACTAACGGCTCTTTTTGCTAAGAGATTTGAATTCTTCTTCAAAAATCTTATTGTACTCATCCTGATGACGATGCTGAAGCACAAGATGCGCTCGTCTGCGAGCTTCTTGGCGCACTGAGTTCATCTGCTTCCGCAAAATGCGCTCTTCTTCATTGAGTTTTGGACGACCACGACCAAGGCCGCTGTTCTTGAGTTTATTGTATTCAGACATTAGTAATAACTCCTTTATGTCCGTCTATTTGTAGGTTGACTTAGATATTAATAACTAAAAAATGCATTGACAACCTCTGTAAGGATATTTTTTGTGTTTATACTTAACTCATGGACTCTATAGAAACCCACCTACAAAGGCTTTCAGGTCAATTAGTTAAAGACCCTAAGTCTTCGGTCCCAGTGGCAGAAGTCATAGACATGCTGTTGGATGCCAAAAACTATGTCGACGCTTATGCAATTCCGTTTGATGGCGATGAACTTACAAAAATACTGCATGGTTTAAAAAGGATATAAAAAAACCCTCGTCTTCGCGTCTCTGCACGAAATTAACGAGGGTTTTATTTATTTAAAGGGCAAGAATCAGAATGGTTCTGATTCACCATCTACGCCAACGCCTACTGGCTGACGATTTGATGCTGCTGGCTTTGAGCGGCGCTGTGCCGGAGCGGATGAACCGCCCTGCGCTTGACCACCGTCCTGCTTGGTGCGACGGACAACAGTTTCAACACTGCGAGTGTTAATTGCAATTTCATCTGCAATAACTTCGACTGTTGAACGCTTTTGGCCTGTCTCTTTGTCGTCCCATGAACGCTGTTCAAGGCGTCCTGTTACGATTACACCAATTCCCTTTTCCAGTGTCTTTGCAGCATTCTCGGCTGTGTAGCGCCATGCGACGATGTTGAAAAAGGAAACCTTTTCCTGCTTTTCGCCTGCCTGGTCGTACCAAACATAGTTTGCAGCTACTGAAAATGACAGGCGTGCCTGTCCGTTTGATGTGAAGGTGAGTTCTGGTTCCGCCGTAACGTTACCGATAATCACCGTTGGTGCCGGGTTCATTTCTTCTCCTTGGTTTACGTATGCCGAGGTCGGGTGACTTCAGCGATTGCAACTTTATCACCACCGCTGATAGGATGCAACCCATGACAACAACAAAAGATGAAGCACGCCTGAACCTCGTCGAACACATTGCTGGAGTGCTTCTGTACTTCTATATAGACGACGACATGAGCGAAGAGGAAATTGATGACGCATCAAATGACTGTGGAGATATTGCAAGCGTTCTTGTTCAATCAATGAATCTTGATATTTATGATATTGAGTCCGAAAATTCATTCAAAACCTCAGTAAATCTAAAAGATTTTGAGAAATTTATGACAGGCCTTCAAGACCGTACGGTTATTGGGGATTAGAGCCACTCGTCAAGAGTTAAACTATCGCTGAAGTTGCTATTGCCTAATAATTTGGTAATATTGAAGTACCCGATACTGACATAGGCAGGCTATTTACTAAAGCCTGTTGCCCTATCCGCCGAGTTCAGGAGAAAAACATTGAAGCAAATCACAGGATGGTCTATTTCTATACTTTTTGGAGCCTTGGGGATTTCAATCCCAGGTGGGACAAAGGCGGAGGTAGCCATGCTGGCACCTCTACCGGCTGTCTCTGTTGTTTCTCCAGACAGAATGGAAGAGGCCAAAAACAAGCAGGTTTTATTGGACAATTACTCCTTCGGAGAGAAGAGTGAGCGAGTCAAAAATCTGCAAAGAACGATTGGAAGCGTCAGGGTTGACGGCGATTACGGTTCCATAACCCGTCGCAGGCACATTGAAAAGCTCCAATCACTAAATCTCCCTGTGAGCAATGTTCCAGAACCCCCAATGAGTGCTGTTTACAACATTCCTGGAGACCAAGCGAAGCGATGCCCAATGTGGGAACCTCTTTTCGAGGAAGTAGGGCTCCTGCCGGTTGAGGTTTTTTCATATATTGCATGGCGCGAAAGCGGCTGTAATCCAGCTGCTCAAAACGCTAGGTGGGATGCCAACGGGAACATGACTTATGCCCTGAATAAGGATAAATCGTACGATACTGGACTTCTCCAAATCAACTCATCATGGAAGTCGCGAGTTGCTGATGTTTGCGGAAAAGACGCCGTAGAAAATCGCATGAGTGGTCTCAAAGATGTCCGATGCAACGTTATTTTTGCAAAATGGATTATGGACAACTCTCAGGGCAAGCTCGGAAACTGGCGAGTATATAAAAACTAAGGTTGCAAACGAGTTTTAACGCTGGCATGATTGATTCATGGCCGCAGAGTTTGATATTCCAGCACGAAAATTTGATTTTAAAAAAGACCTAGCCTACGGGCAACAGGGTGAGTCTCTTGTATCAACATTTCTTGACGACCTGTCAGATGGTTCGTTTGAAGTGAAGAGTGATAGATACCGCAACGGGAGAATGGTTGTTGAAACAGACCAAAACCCACGCGGATACAGAGACGTGAACGGCGTGCAGGTCTGGAATAAAAGCGGGATAAACATAACCACTGCTAAATGGTGGGTTTACATTTTCTCTCCCGAGGGAGCTTTCATTGTCATTTCTGTACCTCGCCTAAAAAGATACCTGCGAGCATTCCCGGAAAGATTCAATAGCTCTAATAAGATAAACCTTGGTGGTGCGGACAATCCAGCAAAAGGTTTTCTACTTATGCCAGAAGATGTCCAAGACATGATGATTAACCAGAGATACGACGAACAAGGATAGAAAAGTGTCTGCAGAAGAAGACCAATTAGACATCATCGAAGAACTCAAAAAGAGTCCAAGCCCATTTGCTCAAACGGTGATAAACGAAATAAAAGCATTGCGTGATAACAACGTATTACTTCGCCTAGACAGGGATAACTGGCGAAATGATTATCAAAAAGAGCGCGACTTAGCTGACGAGCTTTACGATGTAGTAATGATGGAGCACTCTGAACCAAATTACGCAGAAAAATATGCTTCTGCCGTAACAAACCACAGGACGCGACGACGTGGATGAAAAGCGAAAGTGGGTAAGAAAATCTGTGAACATTGAAAGACCAGGGATGACAAATGGAGCAGATTCATTTGTAGAGTGGTATGAAGATTTAGAAGAAGAAGAAACACCCATTCAGATAGAAGACGGGAACCAACCAAACTAATGTTTTTTACGGGTCGAATACGGGGGTTAGCACGATGATGCTCGCCCCTGTATCGGCTCACTCTTATAAGGTGTAGAAACCGTAGCGGTCCACGTTGGTTCAATTCCAACCAGGGGCACAATGCTGGAAAAGTTGATTTGTACAAAAATTCTTGGTACAGTGCACTGTCTAAAACTATTTCAATAAAAATAAACTATCTAATTAAAGCATTGGGGCCATATGAGTTACGGTAAAAGCGGTGGAAGCCGTTTAAGCAATAGACACGTACAGAGACCGGTAAGTAACGGTTTAAAAAAAAATGAAAACATGTATGAATGGCTGAAAGAACAGAAGTGGTCTGATTTCGCTCAGAGCCTCTCCGAGTATTACGTGACTTACAGTGGTTTTACAGAAAAGCAACTTCAGTCCGCCATTAAGATGCGGAAAAAAGTTGATAAGTTTTATGACCCAAGTGGTGTATCTGTGGAAAACGGTATCTACATGGACGGTATAAATAAAGAAATTTATAAGTTGTCATGGGTGGTAGAGGGTGACTTTAAGTCTCGCTCTTTGAGAAAGCGCCGTATTGATTCGCCCACCTGGTTCGAAGTCAAGAATGGCTACTCGCGGAGTGCGCGAGATGACTTCTTCACCAATGTAGCCAATGGAAATTTTATAAAGCTCACAGAAGAAGGAATCATCAAGATTGGTAAAAATACCGGTATTTGCTGCGTATGTGGAAAAGTTCTGGATGACCCACAGAGTATTGCTGCTGGAATTGGGCCGACCTGTGCAAAGCAGCAAAAAAATAACAAGGGAGGGTGAAGGGCATGTCGCAAAAAGGCACAATTGGGGAAATAACTAAAGCCGGTAAAACAGATACCTGCATCTATGTAATTTGGCAAACCAGAGACCCGGTTAAGACGTGGTACGTCAATTCAAAAATCGGTGGGAAATTAGTCAGATGCAGGCTAGTGTCGCTAATCGATAGAAGGCCGCACGAAATAAATAATGGCTTCACCCAGGATGCATGGTCGTTTGAGGTTATTGACGAAAAGACATTTCTAAAAATGGCTGGTGGTGGGATGCCGATACCGCCAAGAGACTTATAAGTGAAGGGCCTGCAACTCAGTGAGAAAAGGTGAAAACTGAAATGAGTATCCACAAGCGCGTAGGTAAACGGGGAACCTCCTATCAAGTTAAGTATCGCGATACGAGCGGAAAGCAAATCGCTAAAACTTTTAGAACTAAAAAAGAAGCAAGCTTATTTGAGGCTTTGCAGCATAGGGAAAAAAATAAAAACCGTATTTCCTCATTGGGTGATTACTCGAATTATAGTGCAATGGCAGGGTTGTATGAAACAGAAAAAAAGTTTAAACATGCTGGACATCTTCGACCGACCGACCGACCGCAACCAGCTTATTTGCAATGGCAGCACAATACTGAAAGATGGGACCAAAAAGCTTCGCTATTAGAGGGCTCGGAAGGTTTGGACGAGCTATGGGGCTGGCAAGAAAACCGCTGTGCGATGTGCGGATTCGAAGACTCTAAAATCGTAATGGACCACTGCCACGAAAGCGGACTTATACGAGGGTTGTTGTGCCACTCCTGTAATTTAAACGAGTCGAGCAACGATGAATTTCGCTGGCAGATTTATCGTAAATTCCCCCCAACAATATTGTTGAATGTAAGAGTTTTCTATAACGATTTTTCATCATGGGGGCCCAAGGAGTGTGTTTTTTCAAAAGAAGCAATTGATACACCCTGGTGGGAGTCGGATAAAGAACTCGGCTACCGAGTATTGAATGATTTTTGCAATCAAAAGATAAGTTTAAGCTGGATGAGCATAGAACAGTTTTCCAGGCTAATCAAAACATCTATGGAATTTGCAAAAGAGGGCCTGTAGCTCAGTGGTCAGAGCAGGGGACTCATAATCCCTTGGTCGTGGGTTCAATCCCCACCGGGCCCACTAGGATAAATCAAAAAAGGAGAAGAAATGAAATTTACACGTACATCACCCAGAGCATGGGAGTCCGGAATATACAAGTTGGGTCCTATTCCGAAGTCACCAGAAAAGCAGGTTATCTTACTAGAACGAGCTGTTGCCGAGCTTTTTGACATGCTCATGGATGAGCTTGGCTGGGACAATCCCGGAAGCGTTGCTGACGAGTTGAGTGACCAGGTAAACAGAATCGCTCACCGTGCATATGAAAAACACTGCTAGGTCGTAGCCTAAATACTGAACAAACCTACTAAGGAGAAATATGCAACCAAGATACAGAAAATCAAAACCAGAAATCAAAAAATTTGCAAACGAACAGGAGCAGCATGATTTCGTGCGTAAACTATTTGAAGCGCAACTAAAAACGTTCGATGAGACAACAGAGACCTTAGAACCACACGGCTTCAAGGGAATAAGCCATACTGATTTTTCTGCTAAAAGAACAGAAAGTCTGGGAAAGCTGCTAAACAAGATTGATAAATTTTGTCCCCATTTCGCAACCACAACTCCGACATTCAGGCACATATTCGCCCCATCAATAGGCGTGGGATGTTGTTATGAATGCTTGAGTGGTTTCTTGCCACTCCTAATGGCCGACTCAAGTGGATGCGACCTGTGTGGGGTCGGTGATAAAAATGCCATGTATGTTGAAATATCGATTCCGATTGGTTTTGGTACATTGACAATGAATCTAGGCGCATACTGCTGTGCTGACATCTTCACAAAGCAGGGTTGAGCATGGACTACATTCTGCACATTTGGTATTGGTTTAAATCAAAAACCCCTCACAAGTGCGAGAACTGGCAGACTTTCCTCGGAAACCAAAAGGCCGGAGTAGTATTCTGTAACATATGCGCCAAGATACTGGACGAGAAGACAACACGAGATGAATGAGACGCAGTCACAGATAGAGAAGATAAAGCAGAAGATTGCTTCAGGGTGGACGCAGGTAATCCAAGTTGACGAGGGCTGGTATCAGCTAGTAATCGACTGCGACAGAGAACTATCACTATTTGACCCACACTACAAAATCCTCCAAGTAAAGGAAAAATTTGGAGAGTTGCGGTACTACGTAAAACCTTCAGAAACATGCTATGAGCCAAGACGCCTTCATGACATTATTTCAAAGTATGAGGAAATTGCCGCAAAGACATGCGAAGCAACCGGTAATCCCGGGGTTCTCATGAAGTCTATTGGCGGATGGTACAAGACGCTAAATCCGGAGTATGCAGCATCAACGCTTCACTACGCCAAGTATTCAGAAGTAAATAAAGAGACAAAAGACACTGAAGAAAGCTTGTGATTTTCTAAAACGGTAGATACAGTTCACGCTCATGAACCAATTGCCAAACAGAAAACCAATCAAACAAGGCAGTCAAGCCTATGTTGTCATGTGTTATGCAAAGATGAAAAAGGGCTGGTTTACTCGTGCGGACTACCGCAATTTCCAGCTCAACAGAAGGGACTACACCAACCATGTTGAGGAGTCGTTCAAGCATCTAGAAAAAAGTGGTTGCCTAGAGGTTGCTGGAGCAAAAGGAAAAGAGCGATACAGGCTCACGCTCTATGGAGAGCATGTTCTACAGCTGACAGGGCAAGCAAGAAAGAAACAAGAACACGATGCTATGAATGCCAGAATGACAGCGAATGGATACAAGTCAAAATCCCTTGCTGAGTTCAGAGTTCTGGATAAATTAAAACGAAACGGCGGGGACTTGTAATCTAGGCGAAGGCTTTCCCCGCGATTTTTTTATTTTGGCCCCTCTATTGGATAAATTTAAACAGCATTAACAGCCTGCTATGTGTTTATAGCCAGTCAGCAATTCAAACTGGCACAAAAACGGCGCCAACTTTCAGTTAAATTTATCCTGGTTTGCCACGTCTTCTGTTATATTTACACCTAGAGGAACAACACAATGGCACTTATGGACACAGAGAGAATAAAAGCTCTCCATCTACAAAAGAAACAAACTCTTACACTCACACTGCAAGAGCTCTCCTTTTACACCGAAACTCAGTACAAGACTTTCGATAACTGGATTAAAGAAGGGTTTATCCCCCCTGCCTACATACAGACAGGTGTCTCAGGCTATGACAGAAGCTTCACCTATGAAGGATGCTTCATTGTATTGCTCCTTGGACAGTTAGAAGAAGCCGGTTTTGGGACCCAAAAAATGAGAGAACTCATGCGGACGTTTCTCAATTTGATGGAAGAGCCATATGGCTACATAGCTACAAACATCACAAAGCCTGAAGACATCATTCATGTTGACGGAAACTACGCAGAGCTATCTGCAGCACTCAGAGAACACTTCAGGTATGGCGACTCATCACCGATGACCATATACGACCTCAACAAGTTGCATATCAAACTATTAGACATTGCATTCGATGCTGAGATGCGCTGGGAAGTCAAGACAGCGGTCATGCACTTAGGAGCACAGGCGGACTGGACGAGCATAGGAGAGCTTGTAACGCCAATAGACGACATGGCGGCCTATGAGGCAGCAAAAGGCAAGAAGAAGGTCTCTAAGAGCCGCTTTAGATAAATCTAGTTGAAATACGGCGAGCTTAAAAATTTGGAATACGACTGCCCACCGGTGTGGTGTAGTGCCGGAAAGAGCCCCGCATGACACTCTGGAAGTCGACTTCGTACCATATTCGCAACGCGTTACGCGCTTTGGAAATCTGGTATCCGATGTAGTAGGCTTACCGTATCTCATGAAAGGGGATAACGATGTATCAAGTAACCATTCTTCGACCTAACAGAAACGACGTCGCAGGGTTCTACGAGACAGAGCAGAAAGCGAATGAAGTCGCACAGAACATTCGTGACAAAGCAAAGCACTCTCACGAAGTAGTCGTGTCAGAGCGTGAAGCAATGTATTCGTTAGAGGTCACAAAAAAGCTCGACCCAACTTGGTTGAGGTAGTCGCAGTGAAGCACCTACGTCATGTCGTTCACCTAAGCGACACGCCACTGACAGCCATCGACTTAGTTCGTCTATTCCCTGACGCACAGTACAACGCAAGCCGTAACGCCTACCGCATGGGCAACACGCTATTCGTTATGCCTAAGTTCACGCTAGGAAGTGACGATGAGCGGTGAGGCAGCGCTTGAGTTGATGTGCCTAGCAGGTGTCGCCCTCATCTATGTCGCACTGAAGTTGAGAGAGTATGACTGACGCAAGGCGCACGGGTGACATACGGGTAGTCCGTCTTTGGAAATTTGGTATCACACTAGGTACACTTGCCCTATGACTATCGAGAAAGACCGACGCAGGTACGCAGTGGTTGAGTGTCCCTCGTATGGTGACGCTTGGAGTATGTGTCGCTATGACTTACCTGAACACTTTGAGTATCGCTCTACCCTCGTAGGTTGCATCAGGTTCATCGCTGACAACGCATACGACGCCTTTGACTATGTGATAGTCCGTCTGCACCTTGACCATACCTTTAGTGAAGCCGACATAGTGTGGTCACCTTGTGACTATGACAGTGACGAATTCGTATCGCACTATCGCCGTAAGCGTGGAGAGTACGCACTATGAGCAACGCAGTGAAGTGTGACGCTTGTGGCGAAGTGAGCAAGACAAGTCACCCGACAGCAACAACACTAGACAGTGGTTGGTGCTTGCCCTATGAAGCGTTTGGTTTCTATGGTGGTTTCACCGACAACCTTGAGTTTCTAATGTCTGATAGTGAACCTAAATCGTGGAATATGTGCCACGCTTGTATCGTCAAGTTACTAGAGACATTTCCACTACTAGCGAAGTCATTAGAGAAAGGCGCACACCCTAGCCCCTATCAGCAGAAGCCTTGTTGCGATTACGCTTGGAGTTTCACCAATGAGGGAGAGACAGTGTTCGCTAGTGGTGGTGAGTGGATAAGCGAAAAAAAGTGAAAAAATTCCAATGCCACGGGTAGCCTTACGGGTAGCCCGTACCGAGAGAGAGTTACTATGAAGCGAACACGAACACTTACAGCATTAGCCCTAGCCCTATCGCTATCGCTACCCCTTGTCACTATCACCGAAGCGAAGGCAAGCGAGTGTACTGAACCGATAGAAGCACCCTCGTCACAACAACCGACACTACTAACAATTATTGACACCGAAGTAGGCACTGAAGCGTTTGAGCGTCTAGTCACCTATTCCAATGGTGGTCACCGTTCGCTAGGTATCGCCATAGCGAAAGCGCACCAATGGTTCGCAGTGTGTGAGTATGTCGGCGTTGGAATTGGCAGTGGTTCAGGTGGCAACGGCTATCGCCCCAACTTTATGCTTGCCCTATGGCGTGACGGAATAGATATCGCCCTCGCCCGTAGTGCTGTGTATCAGTTGATTGGCGCAAGTAGTAACCCAGTAGTCACTAATGGAGACTGTGCTATCGCCTGTGACGGAACAGTAAACAGAGTGATACCTACGACCACAACTACAACTACGCCTACAACGACCACAACTACTACGACTACGACTATCCCAGTGACTACGACAACCACTACGACTACGACTAGCCCTACTACCACCACTACGACAGCACCCATATCCGAGACAGCCGAGCCAGTGACAGCGAGCGAGCCAGTAGTAGAGAGTGAGCCAGTAGCAACCGAGCCAGCGACCACTACCACAACCACTATCCCAGTAGTAGCGAGCGCAGGCGTATCCATATCGCTAGCGCCAGTGAAGGTAGCGCCAAAGAAGTCAGTCAAAAAGAAGTCGCCACCAAAGAAGCGCACCGTCAAGAAGTAACCTAACCCCAAAGCCGAGAACAACACAGCTCGAAGCCCCGGCATAGGTGGTGGTAGCACACTCACCTTGCCACCTACAAATGCTTATGAGGTTGGCGCAGTGCCTACGGGTAGCCCTACGGGTATAACCCAATGCCCATAAGGCTCGGAAATCCTTGACCTTTGTCACAAACTACCCTAATGTAATTAGTACCTACTGAAAGGGGCAGACAATGAACAACCACTACACAAACCGACCAAGCAAGCGTGACCTGATTACACTCCCACTCGTATTCCTCGTGACGATTATCGCAATGATTATCTCAATGCGAGGTGATGAAAATTATCGTTGTGATATTGACCGAGTAATCGTTCAGGAAGGCGATACCCTAAGTGGCTTAGCAGTCAAGTGGTGTCACGGCAACACACTGAAAGCGACTGATGACCTAGTAGCCAAGTACGGACAAGTTATCCAAGTATCCCAAGAAGTGAGGTTTGACAAGTGAACACAGAAGCGCAGATTAGTTACGAAGTAGCGAGAGACGGCGCAGTGCTTGAGAGTTTCAGCACTTACTACGAAGCAGTAGCGCACCTACACAAGTTACAGCCCCACTCAATTAGTTGGGCAACCGAACACGAAGGCTACACAATTACTGAAAAGATACTTAGTGACGGTAAGTGGCGTGACCTCGCAGGCGTTATGTATCAGTACCTAGTAGACGGCGCACCCGATGAAGCGGTGAAGGCTTATACCGAATTCGTAGACGACAAAGCGAAGTGAAAAGCCGGGGCTTATAGCCACTTGCTCTAGCGGTAAGAGGGCAGAGTGTATGCTTGCCTTTAGATAAATCTAACTAGAGGCATAGGAAGGCAAGACGAAAATGGCACACGGGTTAGAGGTAGACACTAAGGGCGTAGCGAAAATGGCTTACGCAGACCGTGAAGTGCCGTGGCATCGTCTAGGAGTTCCTATGAAGGGACTACAGACAGCAGAGGCAATGCTTCAGGCGGCGCAAGCAGACTTTGATGTCGTCACTACTAAAGTCGCAGTCGTTGATACTGATGGCAACCTAATCAGAAACCCTGATGGCACGCCAATCGTTATTGAGGACAGCCGAGCAACCGTGAGAGTGAACCCTGATGGCACCTTTGACGGGCTGGCTACGGTAGGCACACGCTATGTCGTACAGCAAAACCGTGAGTGCTTGGACTACGCACTTGCAATAGTCGGCGCTTCTAAGGGTGACGCAGTTGTAGACACTTGTGGCGTACTTGACGAAGGCAGAGAGTTCTTTAGTTCCCTTGACTTGGGGCAACTCGTCATAGACCCAACCGGTATCAATGACAAGATAGACCGTTACCTACTGGTTCGCAATGGTCACGACGGTAAGACGGCTATCACCTTTGCTAATACCTCGATACGAGCAGTATGCAAAAACACGGTAATCGCAGGTCAATCGTCTGCCCGTAGGGTATTCACGGCACGACACACTCGTAACGCTGATAACGCCATTGAGGAAGCGCAAAAAGTCCTAGAAATATCAACAGAGTGGGCTAAGTCGTTCCAACTTACAGCCAACCGGTTGCTTGCTATCAACGTTCCACCGCGAAGTGCGCAACTCGCCACGATACTTGACAAGGTATTCCCGAACGAAATGAACGGTACGGAGAGACAAAAGAAAAATCGTGACGGAGTAGTGGCATTGGTTCGTGGAGTGTACGACAACGAACGAAATGCAGGTGGCTACGGGTACAACGGGTGGAGTGCTTACAACGCAATCGCCGAGTACCTAGACCATTATCGTGACGCTAAGGCTGATGAACGGGCGCTTGCCTCAATGAACAACAACTCGTGGGTTACGCAAAAGAAAGTATTAGCGCAGGAAGTTATTCTGTCGCTGGCTTGACAGTTAGCACAAGTATCATTGATTACTAGAGCCCCGGCGTAACGGAAGGCAGGCTAATGGAAGACGACTTTGAGTTTGACAGTGAAGACGGCGATATTCCGTCAAAAGAAGAGCTTGCCGTATGGCTGAGTGAGTTTATGAGCCACACCGCTGAAGCAGAAACGATGTATCGTGCGCATTTCTGTGACTTAGTTACCAATCGTGTCTATAACGAGTTCGGATTTGAAGGTCTTTGCGAACTTCTGCTTAGCATTGACAAGCGGGGCCATTGGATTACGGACATAATGATAGAAAACAATGACATTGACGACATCTTGTTCAAGAAGTACGGCGTGTTTGACAGCGACAGCATAAAGAAGGCACGAACGACTGACGCAATGGCTGAAATGAACCAAAAAGTCTGGAAACTGCGCAGAAAGTACGCAAAACTAATTGCTGACGAACTGATGGGCAGAGTCCCAACCAAAGAAGCCGAGTAAGCCCCGCCACAAAACCGAAAAAAGAGCAAGGACTTAGCGAGATGGTTCAAGCGTCCCTTTCGGGCACTGCCTTTTGGCTGCCGTGTGTACACACGCCACCTCGCGTATCCTTGCCTTCTCTCGGCTAGAGGGAGAACCTAGGCCTGTCGGTCGCCATGCCGACTTCGTTAATAAAGCCCCCTGCAGGAGGAATACCTAGTTTCTTTTGCCCCTTTCGCTTCGTGCCTTGCGGCAACGCAAGCTTAGCAAGCCAAATACCAAATTTCTAAAACGATAGGCCGGGGCTATCGATGTCTGTTGAGCAAGTCAAGTACCAACTGCGTTGCGTTACCACCTGCTGCGAACTCTCCCCCCTCAACCGAAGCGTTCACTACCTTGCGCTTCTTTTCTATGAGCGCATAGATTTCCTCGTCAATAGTCCCGTCAACCAGCATGTAAGTAGTCGTAACGCTTCCAGTCTGACCAATGCGATGAAGGCGTGAATAAGTTTGGTCTAGGTCTGCTGGCGTGTACGGAAGTTCTACGAAAAGTATGTCTTGTGAGGCTGTGAGTGTGTGACCAGTCTTGGCTGCCTGAATAGACAACACAATGACGGGCGCTGTCTCTACGGGTTCGTTCTGAAAGCGTGCCTTTTGTGCTTCCACTTCCTCAACCGACATGCCGCCCTGAATGCGAAGGTTGCCAAACTTTCGTGCGAGTTCATCTACAACGTCTCTATGGTGCGCTGCGATTACGACTTTCTTGCCATCATCAATGCGTGACTGCACCCACTCCTCAACCATTGGCATTTTGGCTTTCGCAGCAAGCCGTCTAAGTACTGACAGTTTGACGAGGTGTTCGTTGCTTTCTGCTTTTATTCTCGCCACAACGGCTGCCGAGTACGGGCTCTCCCCGAGTTCTATTGCTATCTCTTTTGCTCTGTCGGTTATGTACTTTATTATGTCTTGTTCTGCCTTACGATACTCCTTGAGCCCCGCATCAGTTCCCTGAACAACAAGGGTGCTGTGTATAACCGGTGGGAGTTCTGTAAGTACCTGCGACTTAGTTCGTCTTATATAGCAAGTACCACGAAGCCTGTCGTTTAGTTCATCAAGGTGCGAGTGACCGCTGATATTCCATTGACCGAACCTATCTTGGAAGGCTGAACAATACCTTCTATAAAATCCCCACAACCCACCAAACTCTTTCAGTTTCCCGATTATGTCTAGTTGGCTGGCGTACTCTGCTGGTCTATTCGTTACGGGTGTCCCAGTGAGGCATAGGACTATCCCGTGTTTAGGTGCGCTCTTTGCCATCTTTATAGCCGACTTAGTACGTTGTGCCGTTGGGCTTTTTGCGTAGTGACTCTCATCAAATACATAAGAGTTATGCGCAAGTAGTTGCTTTTCCCAGTGAGAGATGTTTGAGTAGCCGACAACGAGCACATCATACGAACGGGGCTCTGGCATGTCTCTACGGTTGGTCACAACGGCAACCCTCCTGTTAGGCAACCATCTGTTCCACTCTGACTTCCAGTTGAGTACAAGTGAAGGGGGGCAGACAATTACTGCTGGGTACACTTCGCTATCTTTTGACGAATATTCCAGTGTCGCTATCGCTTGTATCGTCTTTCCAAGTCCCATCTCGTCAGCGATAAAACTTCTACGGGCTTTAGACGCATACTCCACGCCTGCTCTTTGGTAAGGCAATAACGTTCCTTGTAGTGAAGGCACTTCTATATCAGCGTCAGTTGAGCGTGAGGCTTCCTTTAGTTCATCTAGTTTCTTGGTTATCGAGGCAGATACACCGTGTACTTCGGGCGATACAAGCACCCCAAACGAGTTAGCCCACGCAATTGCTTCAGATGTTGAGGTGAGTGGCGCTCTCCATGCCATCTCTTTGTTATCCCAAGTAACCCCTGCTATTTGCTTTACTGCTTTGAGCACAACCTTGTCGTAAGGGAATTGGATGTAAGTCCAGTCGCCTTTGAGATAAACGCCTTTTCGTGACGCTCTCTTTGGGGCTGTAAACCTAAGCACTTCGTCTGTTATCTGAAACTCATGCTTCATAGCAAATGCTCGCACCTCGTCAATTGAGGCTACGGGTGCTTTCCAAAGTTTGTCCACCTTGTCCCATGTAGCCCCGGCTATTGACTTGACTTCAGCAACTTGTGCTGGGTCATACGGAAAGTCAAGGGCTAATAAGTCGTGGTCAAGGTAAAGTCGCACTTGCTCATCATACTTGCTAGGCTAGGCGATATGGAAATAGAAGCATCTTTAGAACAAGCAATGAAGTCGGTAATGAACTCGGTTGAGGAAATAAATCGGAAACTTGACCAAGTTCAGGTCATACTCAATAACCTTGACGCTCGGGTTGCCGTCACAAACAATACGGCTGGCAAGACACTTGGTGAAACTAACCAAACAATTGGCGCAATGAGGCTTGGCTAGAACAAACTGTCCTGCTCAAAGTTGGGTCCGAGACTACAAAAGCCGTGCCTATAGCGATACATCTCTGTCTCTACTGCGTGGACTGTCTTCCCACTGCTCTTTAGCCACACCGTTGCCAGTCTCAAGGACTGCGACGAGTTCGGGTCAATTGCGCCGTTGCAAACGATGCAGGTATAAAGTGGGGGCATACTCATACCGAAATGTTAGCGGGGCTCAGCTCCAAACACAAGGTGTATTCTTGTTGTATGGCTGATGACGAAAAAAAGAAGAAAAAAGAGGCTGAACCAAAGCCTTCACGGGTTATTCAGAAACCTCGTCGCTCGTCTTGCTGTCCTATTCGCTAGACCAAAGACTTTCCACAAACTCGTGTACTTTAGGTGGGCAGTTGTCTCTATGAAATGGGTCAAGTAAAGAGTTGCTTAGCTTCTCTGCTATGCGGGGCTTTACTTCCCAAAGATGGCTCATATACATTTGTCCATAGCGCAAATCGCCACCTGCTACAAGTTGTGTCTCGTAGTAAATAGAAATCGTGGCGAGGAAATCGTTATAAGTTCCCATATCTTTCTTTCATAGTAACAACTCTCCGTGACAGGTGGGGTGGTACTGACAACATAAATCCTGCGCTATATCTCTCCATTTCTGTTTCTCCGCCCCAAATACCAAACACTTCGCCATTACTACGGGCGTAATCACGGCAGGTAGTCGCCTGCGAACAAGTAGCGCAAACTTTTTTGGCTTTTTCTTCACGGCGCAATCGTGCTTCAGGTCTTTCGGCGTACTTGCCATAAAACAAATCTTGCCTGCCAGTACAAGGCAAATCGCCTCTCGGTGGTGCGCTTACTCTCACTGCTACTGATGTCACTTTTTCTCCGATAGTAAATTAGTGGATAAAGGGCATAACGATTATTGGTGTCTGTTCGCCAATCCAAGCACCTACGACATTGTAGTCCACATACTCAACGGCTTCCTCAAAATCCATACCGTCTCGCTCAACACAAACCTTGATTAGTGCGTCATATGAATAGACGGCGAGTAGTGGCTCATTGATACGGCGTGACCAACCAATAAAGGCTTCGTCAAACCCGTCCATAAGCAAGGTAGTTTCACCTAACTCCTCTAGTGCTTCCTGTATTTCCTGCCGAGTTGCGCTTTTAGCCCCGCTTTCCCAGTTTCGCTGTTCGCCGATTTCTTTCCATTGCTCGTAAGTGTTGCCTACGAATATGTCTTGTGGCTTGTTAGGTGTTTCGCTCATTTGCTCATCATACGGAAAAAATCTTCCATTGCCTCATCTTCACCGCATTGCGAACAAATCTCTGTTTTGTTGTCTTTACGTGAAATAGCACCTGGGTACATACCTGGCGTATGTCCGTTCGGAATAAAGCCACTACAAGTAGGGCAGATAATGTTCTTGCTCATTATTCACCCCCCTCTTCGCAATCGTGACCGTAGAAAAACTCATTTGCCTGTTCCTCGTCTAGCAGGTCAAATACCCGACCGCACTCTACGCACTTAGTTTTCGTGTGTGATGATACTTTCATTTCTTTCCCCTTTTCTCGTGGACAAGTAAATCGTACTATCCGTGATACCAGATTTCCAAATTGCACGCTAACTCGAAATAGCCCCGCCTTGGGGTCGTTGAAATTTGGTATTGGCTCGGATATGATTTAGTTACCTACTGAAAGGGAGAGCAATGAACGAAAACATCTACCGAACAGCAAAGAAACAAATACCACTAGTAAGAAAATCCATACCTTTAGCAGTGGTCTGTGTTGCTTGTTTGTTTGGCGTAATCAGTATTTCCACTTTCACTGTGGACAAAATGTTTGACACCGAATGGGTAGTAAATGAGGACTACAATCCGAACGCAACGCCTGTATTCGGAGAGGTATGTGGAGAAACATACGGAACTGGGGAGCAATGCACTGAGGTTCTGTACAATGAACGAGACTATTCCTATGGTTACTACATCTCGTACAACAGAACTATGGAAGCAATCTATGGTTATGGTGAACATACATCTTTTTTACGAAACAATGTCCCAACAAATCCGCTAATTTTCTTTGTCTTGTTTTATGGAGTTCTATTCGGGTTCGGAGTGAAACGAATTGTCGTGTATATAAAAACAGACCTGCTATGGGAAGGGCGATAAACACAATGAACGAGAACACCTACCGAACAGCAAAGACAGTGCTTATCACTATCGCAATAACACTTGCGTCAGTATTCGCATTTGGATACTTAGACAGACAGAACACGAAAGACAGCGAGTTCTTTTGTGACGGAACGCCTGTCAAAATAGAAAGTGGCGACACTCTCTATTGGATAGCCCGTACAAAGTGCGAGGGCAACACTATGGAAGTAGTGGATAGGCTCGTTGAGTTGTACGGAACGACACTTACTATTGGCGACACCATCTACCTACCGACACACAACGCTTGCGAGTTGCGCATAACTGATGGTGGCGAAGTAATGGAAGAGTGCGCATAGCACCCACCGGGGCTATTTGTGGATTTTGAAATTTGGTATCCGTTGCCCTACGATAGAGACAACAACAAGCCCTTAGAAAGGGGATAAGTAATGAAAGCACTAAAGACAGCACTCGTAGTTTTAGTAACTGGAGTGGCGCTATCTTTTGCCAGTCAAGCAAAAGCGACTACTGACTGCCACCCTATTATGTTGTCTTTTTGGTCTACCAATAAACCATACCCAACAGGAATGGCTCCGCTATTTGACGAAAAGTGTAATTTTGTAAAGTACATAGCAGTAAGTGGAAATGTTTCTTTTGTTGCACCTATGCCGAACGCTACAACCACAACAATCCCAACCACAACCGTTCCGATAGTTGTCCCAGTTGCATCACCAGTAATCGCCCCAACCATAACTCTGCCAGTTTCTTTTGGTGGATACGGTCCATACACGCCGATTACTATCCCACCAATTTCTTGGACGCCAAGTACTTGGAAACCAATTGCCCTTCCACCAATCAACTTCAACCCACAGCAATCTCCAATTACCCTTCCACCAATTTCTTGGAATACATACGGAACTACTACAAGAATTAAACCAGCGGGTTATCCAGTTATCAATCCAGCGACAAGAGTGCCTTCCATAGCAGTTCCGAGCGCTAGTAGTTGTGTGGGTATCTGTTATGGAGTTCCGTCAAAAGTGAACGGCTTGCCACGAAACAGTTATGTTTCAGGATACTTCAGGGCTAACGGAACTTGGGTGAACCCATACACAAGGTCAAATCCATAATCACAACGAAAGGGAGCAAGAAGTGAACTCACAAGAGAAACTTTTCGTAGACTTTTGGAGTTTAGTGATAGAGGAACTACGGGGCTCCCCGTCATACGAGGACTTGACTGAACTCACTCACGAAACTCAAGTAGAATTATTCGGCTTCTGTTCTTGCGAGGACAATGAAGGAAACCCCAACCCATACGAGGACTGCCCACAATGAACGAAAAAGAAATAATCACACTTCTTGATAAGGCGCTAGTCAATATCTCTAGCCGTGAACTTGTGGCGTCAAGCGAAATGCAGGACTTGCTTCTTGATATTCGGCTTCACCTAATGGAAACAGAAAGTGCTTCCATAAGTCAGTAGCCGGGGCTATGCGAACAAGTGTTCGCTTTTGGAAATTTGGTATCTCGTACTGTAATGTTTGGGGTACCTACCACCCATGAAAGGGGTTTATATGTTCACTGTCCGTATCCTTTGGTCTGACGGGTTTGACCCGTCTGTCTATGAGCAGCTGTATATTTTTGACGCTGCTACCAAGAACCCCCAAGACGCAGCACTCCGTAAGGCTCGCCGCACTCACAAGAATTTCGGCATGGAGAACTTCCAGCTGCTTGTGCTCGCTGTCTGCCCTGACGAGGCTGCATGGGCTCTCATGATTGAGGCTGCCAAAGGCCAGTATCGCAAGACCTGTCGCATGGCGAGCTCGCTCTAGCCAGCTGGCTCACCATAATCAAAGAGGGTGTTACCAGAAACGGTAACACTCTCTTTCTAGAGCAAAGCCCCGTCGTAGTCTGCCGGTATACCGGGGCTAACCCATAAAGACCGAACACCTGTTCGCCTGTTCGTTCTATTTTGGAAATTTGGTATCTCATGCTGTAATGTTTCATTTGTAAACGAGTTCCACGAAAGGGGACACAATGGAAACCAAAGAAAGAACGAAGCCAGTAGTCGGAAACGGCGCACACGTTAGCAATGGAGTGGACACCCACTCAGTAACGATTGTTTTCGTTAGCGAAAATGGCAAGAAAATTATTGTTCAGCAAGATGATGTCAAGCCAGCCGAAGGTGCGAAGCCTTACAGTAACGACTGGGAAATTACACCAAACCCAAACAACCCAACCACTTGCTTTACACTCCGTAAAAACGGAAGGTGGGTTCAGGTTGGCGACTCCTTGGATAGTTGGGCTGTCCTTCACTTGAGTGGTCGCAGGTACTACTACTCCTACGAGTTCTAATCCCCCCGTTGGGGGTGTAACAGGGAATAAAACCTTGTTACACCCCTAAAATTTTTCATCAGCCCCGCCGCTCCTACTGGATTACCGGATAGCCGGGGCTACTGATTGCGAAAGGCGGCCAGCTCATCTTGTCCATTCGACCCCTCTTGATTTTAGAAATTTGGTATCTCATGTTGTAAATTTGAGGCATGGACAACAACGAGCAATACGAAACAGCAAAGCAAGCAGAGCGCCGCGAGGCCAAGCTCAATCCGTGGGACGACGGAGAGTACACACTAGATGGTCACCTCATACAGGAAGACGACCTTGCGTGGTATTCGGACAACGAAGCCTTTATGGATGGGCTTGATTACGAATGAGCTGCAAGATGGTTTTAGCCTGTTCACCTGGCTAAAACTTTTCGATAGCCCCGGCTCTACCTACAACAACACTCAAATGCGGGGCTTGACCCATGCTCTATGTGACTGGGTGTGCCACCAGTATTTTGGAAACTTAGTATCTCGTGTAATAAACTATTGGGAACTACTAGAAAAGGGGTTATTTTATGAAAACTACTCATGCTGAGATTATTCGTCAGGCGATTGCTGACGAGGAGATAGGACGTTGCTCTATTCATGAGGAATGGGCTATCTGCGACCTTTGTCGTGGCTCTGGTGGTCACTCCAACAGGTTCGGCGCATATTCGGCTGACGAGTGGAATGAGCAAGATGACGAGTTCCGTGAGAACTACATCTCAGGGCTCTATGACGAGCGCTGTGATGATTGCAATGGCTCTGGGAAGTATCTCGTACTTGACGAGGACGCACTCTCTGACGAGGCTCGTCAGTATCTATACGATTACTTCACCTGCTAGTCGGAAGGGAGTAGTGACCACAACGGTTGCTACTCTCTTTCTAGAGCAAAGCCCCGGGGGCTAGAGCGGCGCAGCCGGAAACGCGGGGCTGTATCGAAATCCTTGACATAATCACTACAGGCCTGTAATTTAGTATCACCTACAACGGAAAGGGAAAATCGTGGAAGTAGTTATGTATGTACAAGGATTGGTCATTGGGTTTCTTAGTGGCGTTATCTTTACCTATATCTACGCAGTAATAAAGCGTAAAAAGTGATTTTGGAAATTTGGTATCAGGGGTAGTACTATCTATCTCAACGGGGAAAGTATCTCCGTAAGTTTCTCGGAAAGGGGAAATTATGAAACATACGATTTATCAGGTTTGGTGGGCTAGCGCAGGCTGTCTACCAGATAGCGACACGCCAGCGTTTGAGGCTGACACTCGTAAAGAGTGTGAGGCTTGGTTGGCAACTGACGAGGCTTTGGAGTACTGGGAGAGCGTAGGCGACTACAACACTTACAGTTTCCAAATACACGCAAACACAAGTACTGGTCACTCTTGGCTAGTGCTAGAACAAACACTCACTACTGGAAAGGTAGGCAAGTAATGAAATCGGGAAAAGGTTCTATTGTTAGTGCCGAAGTAGTAAAACAACTCATGAAAGAGTTTGGAGTAACTACAGAATGGGCAGTACGCATTTACTTTCAGTCACCAACTGGAGATGGTTCAGACTTTCTCTACCGTGACCTACCATGTCTATCCAAGTCACAGGCTTGCGGTATCGCAGATGGGTACAACGAGGAAGTAGCACCATACTTGCTCGGAGTATTTGAGGACAAGTTCTCAGACCGACCTACCATCTACATTGAGACACCACTACACTCTCGTATTGTGTAGCAAGTTTTAGTGGGTAGAAATACCTACTAATAAATAACCACACCATTACTCCGCGTTTTACCCCTTTCAAATTGCGTAGAGTTTTGGTGTGGTTTATTTTTTGCCCAAAATAGCCCCGCATACCCTTCTGCTGCTGAAAATTTGTATGTTACCTGTATGTCATCTGTATGTTAAATGAAAAAAACTTTTGCGGGGCTGTGTTTGAATTTGGAAATTTGGTATCGGGTGTACTAGTATTGGTCTCGTAAGGAAATGTTCCACGTGGAACATTCGAGAAAAGGGGAAAGTCATGGAAGCAGAAAAGGTGAAGACAGTCAAGGAAATAATCGAGGAGGTGAAGGTCCAACTCGAGTTGTTCACCGAGGCAATCAGGAACGCCGAGGACGAGACGTACGAAGAGGATGCTTGGTTCATGCTCGACAGCGCGCTTGACGCCATGAAGAGCAGCATCGGCGAGAGGTACACCTACGGCGGCGGCACGGGTTGGATTTACGAGTTGTACAAAATCCAATGAACGAGAAGGCCAACTGGTGGGTCGGGCTCTTGGCGGTTAAGACCGCCGAGGCTCGGGCCCACGCCGAGCGAGAGTTTCGGTCGGCAGAGAAGCAGCAGATTTTCATGGACGCTTTTCATTGGGCGATGCTCAATGCTCGAGCCGAAGTGTTTGACAAAATCCAAATCGACTGAAACAAAAGTCGGGCAGCCAATCGGTTGCTCGACTTTTTAGTCAGATAGCCCCGGCATTCCAATACTCAAGCCAGTTGATACGCGGGGCTTAAACCACGCTCTTGAAGGCGCAGGGGTGGCCAGTCGCACTTTGGAAATTTGGTATCCAGTGTTGTAAAGTATTCATTGTTGGTGGGACTGAAGAGTGTCCAATAACGCTAATCGGGGGATGGAAATGTCTCCCGACAGGCTCCCACCAACTTCACTACTACAGTCCTGAAGGGGGCAATCATGGGTAATCAGTTAGCGCAAGAATTAGCCGATAACGACATGGGCATATCACTAGATAACGCCCTAGCAATCCACCTGCAAAGTAATCACTATCCACCAGTGCCGTTGTCAATGGTCCCAGTGTGCTTGAACGCCATTGACAGTTACAACGCAACGTTCAGTGGCGATGAACTCATTGAACTGCCTGAAGGTGTGTCGTGGAAGGGTAAGACAAGTGCGCCTGCATGGGCAATCATTCAATCCCACCACCTAGACGCATGGTGCGACAATCCTGAAGACTATTACGACGCCGATTAGTTAGCGAAGTTAGTCCAACAGATTAGGTGGCGTGGGGAAACCTGCGCCACTTATTTGGCCGAGAGCCCCGCTTCATTCCCGGTAAGCGGCGTCCGGATACCGGGGCTTATTGTGTGATTTGGAAATTTGGTATCTCGTTTAGTAATATGTACATATCCAATGAAAGGGGATAACGAAATGGAAACAAAACAAGTATTCGAGATTAGGTTCTCTAGTGTCATAGATGGTGATATGACGCCTCGCTGTGAGGACGTAGAACGCCAAATAGCATCGGGTGAGGAAATGGACGATGATACAAAAGCGTTCGCAGAGTTTGTTATTGCACCACGCCGTATAGTTGTAAAGCGTGGACTAAACAACACCGTTGCCGTAGATGTATCTATTGACGCTATAAAAGCTCTGAAAAAAGAATTGCTGTGGCGTAAACAGGATTTAGAGTGTGCACGATACGACGAACGAGATAGCGTCATGTCGTACAGGGCGTTTACGTCACTTATCAACCAGTGCATTACGGCAATCAAGAATTGCAATAAAGTTCTAATCGGAAAGGAATAACCAGTGAATACACCAACAACTCAATGTAGAGAACTCAACACCAATGCAGACAGCGCAGATAAATGCGGTGGCACTGTACGTCAGTACGAAAGTGGCATTATCACTGTCTCATTGTGCGATTATCACCATGCAGACCTGCAGGACAGAATGTACGCAGGGAGTATGCGATGACCAATTACCTAGACACCAACCTCATGCACGAGATGAAGCAGGAAGCAGAAGCCTGCCGTACTGGCAAGACAACAGAGGAGTACCGTGAGGAGTACAGAGCAAACCCTGATAGGTATGACTATTGCCCATCGGATTACGAGCATGAAGGCGACGAGGAGTAAAGCCGGGGCTCATTTTCGCTCTGACCATTTTGGAAATTTGGTATCACGTGTACTAAGATGTGGTTGTCATAAAAACAAGCCCACGAAAGGGGAACGACATGGATACCATCAAGGTGACCGAAGCAAGTGAGTTGAAGTTCGGCGAGGAAATCGCAGCGGGTGTGCGAGTGATTGCATGCACGAAAAAATCAGACCGCATGGTCGGTATCATCTACGCATCATGGGTTGCCATCTGCGAAGTCACAAACGACCCACACGCGAAGTTCGTAGTGTGGACAGTGATTGCGACCGAGGACTACGGCTGGGTGCGTGAGAGCGGAAACTACTGCACGTCAATCGTTGACGCTGTGAAGCACTACGAGTCACGAGGTGGCAAGTAGTTCAGCAAGTCGGAAAGTTCGGGAAGAGCGACCTTCGGGTCGCTTTTCTTGTACGTAAGCCCCGTTATTCTTTTTGTCTACCAACGTGTGCTGCGGGGCTAAATCGAGCTGCTTCTATTTTGGAAATTTGGTATCGAGCGTAGTAATGTGGTGCAGCGTTCGAGAACCACTCGAACCACGCTTCTTTGAAAGGGGGTGAATATGAAAAAGAGCATTCTTCAGTTCCACGATGGACAGATGACTCGTCAGCGTGTGGTTTACACACACCTGATTCTGTCCTTTGTGCGTGACTTGGAGCGCTGTGGCATTGACATGGCGACCGTCATCACGACCACTCGCTTCGCTGCGGACTTGCCACTTGGATACCTCAACTATGAGTATCCACTGGTAGGACACCGCACCCGAGGCATTTGGGAAGGTGGAACCATCACCGTCTAACAAACGGAGTCCAGTGGTACTTGGCAACAGAAACCACTATTTGAAAAAGGAATCTATCGAAAGGAAAAAAATGCAAAGCGGTGAATTAGTTTTTGTGCCAGTGTCATTCGGATACCACAAAGAAAAGAAAACAAGTAGAAAAACAACAGGGCATGCTGCGGTTGTTTTTGTTGGCTATCACGACATGCAGCAACAACTTGCTCGAGTTGAGTACATGGGTGAATCATTTGTCGTTCATGTCTCACAAATAATTACGCAGCGATAAATGCTTGCTGCAACGAAGCCCCGCTGCGCAATGGAAATTTGGTATCTCATGCTGTAGTGTTGCTCTTACGAAAGGGATTGGGGGTGAATATGAACGAGAGCAACAAGCCAAAGAAAAAGCGCAAACCAGCGTCGAACACTGGCGTTGTGCAACGAGGCGAGGTTGGCTTCCCAACAGGGTTAGCGAACAAGCTTCGAGTAAATCAGCAGTCTAAGTAAGTAACAGCAATTCGAGTAAAGCCCACCGTGCGAAATGTGCGGTGGGCTTTTTCGCGTATAAAAACAAAATATGCGGCGCGTTCCATTTCAATAGCCCCGGGCATTGCGGCAAAAAGAATTGCGGCGACCGGATGAAGCGGGGCTGAATATGATTTTGGAAATTTGGTATCCAGTGATATAGAGTGGGGGTATCCAAATGAAAGGGGATAGCAATGTTTGAACTAGACCAACTAGTGTCGTTCAGCTTGAACGGCAAAGAAACACTGGCTCATATTGTAGATATGGAAGTAATGACCAATGGCGAGACTATGTACTTCCTATGCGAAGTAGGTCAGCACACACGAAACGGTACATACAACAGGTATGGCAAATCTCTTACCGCGCAACAGGAAGTAGGGGCGTAATGAGTGAGTCAGTGAACATTGTTGAAGCGAGCGACATTACCGACACCTGCATTGAGCTAGTGGAGTCGCTGTATGACGATTGGTATGCCAATGAGGAGAAAATAGATTGGTGGGGCTTTTTTGACAAGCTAGACGAGCTGGGTTATTGCGTGACGCAAATTGATAGCCCTGCTGCTAAAAAAATACAGCGAATGGTCAGGGCACTAAAGAACAGTAGCTAGTCCACCCAATTACCACCGACCTCTTCCGTAATAGTGGGGGTCGAATCTCTGTTACATATAAGCCCCGGGAGTAATCAGTACGCAGCGGTAATTGGTAGCAGCAACTGCGGGGCTATCGTTATTTTGGAAATTTGGTATCGGGTCTGATAGGGTACTAACAACTCAACGAAAGGGGTGCTTATGAAAGACGAGGGTTCGCCGATTACGTTCCGTGACGGTCACGGCAACGCATTCAGTGGCGTGGTTGTTGGTTACGACAATCACCTACGTTACATGGTTCGAGTAAATGGTTCGGGGAAATTCGACCCACTTGCGATTGTTCCTGAAAGTAATTTAGTCCACTAACCAAATTTGGTTGTGGTTGTCCTTACCGATAACCACAACCATTTGGTTTTGGAAATTTAGTATCCGTTCCTGTAATATCTAATCAACTACTACGAAAGAGGGAAAAAATGAAAGCAGTACTTGTAAAGACAAGCGGTGAAGTAACCGCTATTGAGTTACCTCGTGACGGCGCACACACCGTTATTCAGGAACTAGTCGGTGGCTGGTTTGACTGCGTGAACGATTGGGAAATGGGCGTTACTGCCTATGTCCATGACGAAGGCTTGCTCATTGACTTGCCGACAAACAACATCACGTCTTTGTTGTTCCGCAGGGTTCTTGCTGGTGACGCCGTGCTGGTCGGTATCGCTGATAATGAAGGCTATGACACCAATGTTCCGAGCGACTTCATGACAGAGCACTTCGCCAACATGGCTCTAGAGGCTTCGCATGACTTGGAATTGGGCGTCATGATAACCAACAGCAGAGAGAGCATGGACTTGACGCCAGTCATTACCGAGTGGAGAGACTGACGCTCGAAAAAGAGCTAGAGACAGAATGGGCCTGGGGCTTTCCGCTCTAGGCCTATTTTTTTCACAGAGCCCCGCTTCGCTACTGGTACTGCGGGGCTGACCGAACATATGTTCGCCCCACCAAAAAAATCGCCGAAAAAAATCGGTGCACTAGCAGGTGCGAGGTGGTTTGTCAAGTATCCGTCTTTAGGTGACGGTGGCGGAAAGGGCTTTGGAAATCTGGTATCGGGTGTAGTAATGTCATTAGTGCCCCAATCAACTACTACGAAAGGCAGGGCATAATGAGTAAGTCCATATCCGTAAAGGTGAAAGTGAGTACGCTCATCTCATCACTAGAGAAAGCATTGACCGAGCGTGAACAGCGTTTTGCCAATCAAGAAAAAGAGCAGGCTCTCTACGAGAAAGCAAAGGAAGCCTACAACTTGGCTATCCTCAAACTCGTCAAGAGCAAAGGCGTAGTGACTGACGCAAGCCGTAACCGTTGGTACAGCAGTTCCAGCAACAACTCAAAGAGCAAGACAGCGGAGTTCCAAGTCACTATGGAGTTGCCAAAGACGGCACTTCCGACAGAACCTCAATGCCCTGAGGCGTATCCTGACCACAGGTACGAGCGCGAGACAACGGAAATCAAGCAGGCAATCCGTGTCCTCAAGATGACCGAGCAGGAGTATGTGAACGCATCTACTCTCAAGTCGGTGTCGGAGTACCTCTAGTCACAACTGGCTACTGAAAAGGAGAGAGGGGTGGGGAAACCTGCCCCTCTTTTTTTCGCGCACGTTCACAGCCCCGCAACTCAACCAAGCAATGGCAAGGGCGGGGCTCTGTATGGCGTCAAGCGATTTTGGAAATTTGGTATCGTGGGGTGTATAGTGGTATCAACTACTACAGACACCTAAGGGGGTGAATAAATATGTCTAAGCAACTTTCTGCCGTTGCTCGCCAGTATGTGAGTGCCGTTGAGGCTCTCGCTTCTGCCGAGAAAGCCGTCGCTGTTGCGAAGGAATTGCTTTCCGAAGCGTACGCCGAAGCAGGCGTGAACTCTTGGGAAGCGAACGACAAGTGTGTCCAACTTGTTGAGGCAATTCGTCGCAACTTTGATGTCGCAACACTTTCAGAACTTGTCAATGCCAAAGTGTTCGGCGCAGTCACCAAGACTGCCGTTGAGCCGAAGGCTTTTGATAAGGCTCGTAAGGCTGGCGATATCAGTGAGGAAGTGGAAACTGCGTGTGTGAAGCCAACGGCTTACACCCGTATCGTTATCCGTGACCTTGCCGAAGGCGCAGTTACCGAAACCGCCGAAGCGGTCTAGTCCTATCCACCTACCGAGAGGGGGTTAGAGAGAAATCTCTAGCCCTCTCTTTTTATTACCCTGAAACTCTTGCGTAAATTGTCGGCAGTGAACTCGGCGTTACTTTCCTCTACGGCTCTTATCTGTACCCAAAGGTTGTACAACTCGATATCAAACTCGGCAATTCTTTTTGATAAGCCCCGGCTTCTCGCTTGCTCTAGTTCGTTCACCCCAAGAGATTAGTTCAGCGGGGCTCTTGTATGGGCTACCCGTATTTTGGAAATTTGGTATCGGGGGTAGTAATGTGAGTGGTGCTTATCTAATCAACTACTACCGAAAGGAACTACCGATGAGCGATTTACTACATAAGGCAGAGACAGCCGAAAAGGCAATATCTGACGAACTAAACGGGGACTTTGACCTAAAGCAGGCAATGTTCTTTTCTATCAACGAAACCGATGACGGCAGAGTGGCACTTGTTCTAGCAGGTGAACACGGCGATGTTTATGACTTGCTAAATAGCGATGACAGCCGAGCCGTAGCAAAGGTAAGCGATTACATCGCAGTACTTACTTGCGGTTGGGCTTCACCTATTGTTGAGGGGCAAAGCGATGATGACCAAGTACCACCATCGCAACACCCTGAACGCAGGCGTGTACGCCTAGTGGTGTTCGCCAGCAAAGACGGTTGTGCCAGCGTTATGCGCTTCTCTGATACGCCTGATGAGACAATTACCGATGACGGTAATGCTCGTGGCGCACTTGCCGAAGCAGTAATGGATTTGTTCTAGGGCTTTACCCCTTTCACCCCTACGAACAACCGAAGCCCTGTCTGCCGTAACTGGTGGGCAGGGCTTCCTTTATGCGTGCGAAAAGCCCCGCCGCACACCCCAGCATCTAGTGCTGCGGGGCTCTCAATAATTTTGGAAATTTGGTATTCGGTGTTGTAGTGTCTATCCCAACTACTACGAAAGGGAATACCTTGTACCTACTAACCGACAATTCAGTGGACCTAACATTCGCTGAACTAAAACTTGGCGAAGTAATCGCCACTGAAATAACCGTCTTGGCACTCACGAAAAAGAATGACCGTGAAATTGGTGACTCGTACGCTTCATGGATTACGGTCTGCTATAACCCAACTAATCCATTCCACAAGTTCGCCGTATGGACCGTTGTGGCTCGCCCTAGTGGCTGGGAGCGCTATAGCGGTGACTACTGCACCACACTGACCGAAGCCGTTGCTTACTACTCCGAAAGGGGTGGTAAGTAATGAGCACTGTAACGATGACTCATAAATTATCCGTATTCGGTGAGCAAGCTGGTCCGTTCGGTGGCATTGACGCTACCTACCAACTAGATGTCTGGGAAGACGGCACTGGTAAATTGCTGGTGCGCCTCATGAAAGATGACAAGGCGTTCGCCACTGAGACATTCCGAGACTGCGAAACTCAACACTCCGATAGTGAGCGTTGGCTAAATGACGAGGTGAAGTACCCCAACCCATTCGCAGGGATACTGCTCAATAGGGCTTGGGAGTGACCGACATGAGCGAGGCATATATCGAAAAAATCAACTCACTGCCACTCGTACACGGCGTAATTCATATTCGTGGCGATAGGGCTAATTGCGACTCATGCGGAATGGAGATGACCGTACGCACCTTTGGGAGTGAGCCAGTCTGGGATAACGACCTAGACGGCTTCGTATGTAACACTTGCTTCTATGACAGCGAAAATCGGTGGGCAACTAATGAAAACGCCTGAAACGATTATCTGTAATTGGTGCGAAACAGTAAGCACTGAAGAGCAATTAGAAATTAGATTAGATACCGAACACTGCCCAGGTTGTGGTAATAGCGGTTATCTGATGGATACCTAAATAACAAGGTAGCTATTTTCCCCAAGAGCCCCGGCCTCGGTGCGGCCAGAACGCCGTGCGGGGCTAGCCAGAAAATTCCCAGAAAGTTGCAAGAAAATAAAAATATTTGCAATAATCGGAGCGAGCAAAAAAATCGCCAACAGATATCCATAAGCCTCTATTATCTTGACGGTGGCGGAAAGCACTTTGGAAATTTGGTATCCAGCGTACTACTATGTACTCATGACTACTACACCTACACGCTTTGCCGTTACCGTTGATGAGCACATGCTTGTCAAGTACACCCGTTACAAGTACTACGACATGCCACAAGGAATGGAACTTCCGTTTGAGTGGAATGAGTGGGACGCTGACGCTCGCTATGAGTGGATAAACGAGAATTGCCACTTCCGCACAATGGAAGACCACGCAGAGGAGTACGACAGCGAATGCATACACGACTATGGAACAGAGGTTGAGTATGAATAACCGACTGTACGAGGAGTACATAGGTGGAACTACTGATTGGTTTCAGTGTCTATGTGGCAACCAACCAAACTACGAGGGCTTTTACTCTTGCCTAAAGACTGGAGAGATTGTCTCGCCAACACTCAACGGAGAATGGGACGGCGATACCTATCTTTGTGAGAAATGTAGCCGTGTCATTGACGGCGAAACGCTAAAAGTAATCGGAGTATGTTCCGAGGAAATCGCACACAAAAACGACAACTACGATTGGAGTAACTACTAATGAACACCTACCGAGTAACAGTAATGGTGACGCTTGATGTGCAAGCTGAAAACGACAGCGAGTGCTGTGGCGTTGCCGTAGAGGAAGTTCAGAACGCAATAGAGGACTACGGGCAGATTGGTCGCTCTATGTGGGTGACTGGAATCAGCCGTGACAGTGATGGTGAGTTCATGGTCTACGAACAGAAAAAATTGGAAATCTGATATTGGGTCTGCTAAGGTACTACTACCTACTAACGAAAGGCACTAACTATGGGTTACACGCATTACAACTACCGACCACGAAAGAACGCTGGGTCTGCCTATATGTACGGCAAACTCGCACTAGACGCTAAGGCTATTTGCGAACACGCACAGAGCATTGGCATAAAACTTGGCGACTGGAGTGGAGAGAACGAAACTCAACCACAGTTCACAGAGGGAGAGTTCAGTTTCAACGGCATAGATGATATGTCTCACGAAACCTTTACTTGGAAGGCACTGCCAACTCAAGTTGAATGGCGTAAAGATGAGCCTGAAATCTTTGATTTTTGCAAGACTGCACAGAAACCGTATGACGCTGTAGTTACTGCGATACTCATTCGGGCGAAAGAAATCTACGGCTCTTGTGTCCGTATCTCGTCAGATGGAGACTGGAGTGAATGGCAAGACGGGCGTGACCTGTACGAGGCTGTATTCGGTCAAGTAGCCGAGTGCCCGTTTGACAAGGTTGAGGCGTAAAGGGAGAGCGCGGGGCTCTTCTCGATTTTGGAAATTTGGTATTCAGTATTGTAAGATTCAGTCACCTAACTACTACTAACAAGGAGCAAGAAAATGGGTATGGATGTCTATGGCGTAAAGCCAAAGAATGAAAAGGGCGAATACTTCCGCAACAATGTGTGGTGGTGGCGTCCACTGGCAGACTTTATCTGCACCAACTATGACGACATTGCTAGCGGTTGCGAATCGTGGCACTCAAACGACGGTGACGGGCTAGACGACGCACTGGCTGAATCATTGGCTTGGTCACTCAAGATAGACCTTGAAAATGGCACGGTAGAAAAGTACGCACAGACCTACAACGAATGGCGTTCCTCGCTTCCCCGTGAAGCATGCAACCTCTGTGAGTGCACTGGCATTCGCAATGATGAGGTCGGCGTGGAAATGGGAATGCCTACTAAAGAACTCTCACCCGAGGCGCAGATTCTTACTGGTCGCACTCATGGCTGGTGCAATGCCTGTGATGGAATTGGCACTAGGGAATCGTGGCTGTCCGCTTATCCGTTTGATGTGGAGAATGTCAAGCGGTTCGCAGAGTTCCTAGAGAACTGCGGTGGATTCCAAATCTGCTGACGACTAGAATTCAAACAACTACTAACAAGGAGAAATCATGCTTTACTCAACACTTCCACCCTCACTGAAATTATTTGTGACAGAGCCTGCGGTGGACGACATCGCAAGCCTGTACGACTTCAAGGTAATCCAAGAGATGGAGACTTCAAGAGGAATTACTTGGATGGCACAAATTCTAAGAAAAGGAATTATTGCATGCCGTGTAGAGAACTATGGAGATGGTGGAGCGAATCACTACTTCAGAGGTGACGACTTGGGTGCTTACCAAATGTTCCTAGACGACGCCATGAGGGCGTATCCTGATGAAGCAGAGCCACTGGATTCATTCGTGCAACTCATAGATGTAGTGAGCGCGTGATGATTAGAGCAACGATTAGAAAGACGCTTATTACTCTGAAATTGTTGAAGGATTACCTGAAATATGTAATCGCTGAAGAGGGCGTGCTGGTTGGCATGGACGCACAGGTGTACTGGGTTGATGAGGGTGAATTGTTGCATTACTACTTATCATTCAGTAAAGACCCTGTCTATCTACAGTGGGACGACTTCGGTGTTCTAGATGATGATGTGTTCTATTACCTAGATGGAATAAAAGAAGCTTTATCGTTTGTTTGGAACACTCATGACGACGGCTGGCAAATCGTTGGCGGCAACCTGGTAATTGCTCACGACGAATAATTGACCATAGAGCCCCGGCGGCCGGGCCGCCACAATGAGCACCGGGGCTGAGCGAACATGTGTTCGCCGGTTCGGGCCACCCACCGGTCTGCTGTACCACATAATTCAGATTGAGTCAAGTATTACCCATTATCATGACGGTGGTGGAAGAGTTTGGAAATTTGGTATCTCGGTCGCTATAGTGGTACTCACCTACTACTAAGGAGTTCACATGGGCTTAGACAACATCCCACACCGATACGCCTGCGAGCGTCTTGGCACTGCTGTAAAAGTTGACATTCTTGACAAAGACGGCGTAGCCATTGTTGACGAAGAAACAGGATTATCTGAAAAACGAATTGACTGCAGAGCAACGCAGGCAGAAGGCAAATGCCCCTACCTCATCTCCCTGTCAAAGACTGATTTGCAAGACGGAAGCGTTACTGGCATATTCGGAACGGACTGCTGGTACAGAGGGAAGTACGGCAACTATCTAATAGAAGCACTGGAACTGCCTGACTTTGAGTATTCGTTCTACGGCGACAACGAGGATGGTACATATAAGTCACCATCATCCTGCCTCGCTCTAGCAGACGACATGGAAAACCGTATGACAGAAATGGGAACCGTAACCAAAGACGGGGAGAACTTGGACAAGGAAGTCAAGTACGCCATTTGGTGGTTGCGCTGGGTCGCCAATGAATGCAACGGGTCTGACGCATGGTACTAATTTGGAAATTTGGTATCTGTACCTGTATAGTTACATCACCTACTACTACAAAGGGAGAAAATAATGCCTAACTGGTGCAACCAATACGGAGAAGTTCGTGGAAGCAACAAGGAACTGAAGCGGTTCATTGAGGCTATTCGCATTGAGCAAACTGAAGAGTGGAAAGCAATTCCTGAATGGAACAGAACAGAATGGGACATGAACCAACTATTCCCAATTCCAACAGAACTGCACGAAACAGTTTCAGGATATGTTGGTGAAGAGAAGGCAGAAGAACACCGCAAGCAACAAGAGTCAAATCTCGCTAAGTACGGTCACAAGGACTGGTACGACTGGGCGAATGCGAACTGGGACACCAAATGGGGTGCTTGCCGTGTTGATTTTGACGAGGACACATTTGACGAGAACAGCAACTCAATAACGCTGTATTGGGAAAGTGCTTGGAGCCCTGCGGTTGGTCTTATGAAGAACATCTCCGAACAATTCCCTGAACTTGTGTTTGGCATGCACTTCACAGAGGAAGCAGATTTCTTTGCTGGGTACATGGTCTTTCACAAAGGCGAGATTGTTTCAGAAGGTGAACACGAAATGCAGGGGCAACCTGAATACGACGACGACGACGAGAACTTTGACGAAAAGTATTCGGAATGGAAAGACGCTCTCACATTTGAGATTGCAGAAGGCATGGATACAGCCATGACCGCACAACAGATTTTCAGTGCAAACTGAAATAAACCAAACACCTAACAAGGAGAAAACATGAATACCCAAAAGAAAGAACAACGGGTTAGCGCACGACTTCGTAAGTTGCGTATTGAGCGAGAACTCTCGCAAGATGCGTTGGCAAAGAAGGCGGGGCTCGAGCGCAAGACCATCAACCGGATTGAAAACGGACACTTCTCACCGAGCCTTCAGTCACTCATCCTGCTCTGCGGAGCACTCAAGGTGAAGCCTTCCGATGTTCTAGAGGGAATCTAGATTTTGGAAATTTGGTATCGGGCGTACTAGGATGTACTCAACTACTACTAAGGAGAGAATGATGAATAAGACACTTGTCGGAGAAAGAATCAAATTGGTCCGCACTAACGACCCGTACACACGGATTCGCAAGGGTGACCTAGGGACCGTTACACGGGAGCCGTACGATAATGCTGGCGCTATGTGTATCGGTGTTGATTGGGATAACGGCAGTTCGCTCTCCTTGGTAGAAGGTGAGGACTCTTGGGTATCTGTAGGTATCGCTGAAGAGTGGCTCACAGCGTTTGACCAGTACCTGAGTGCTGGCTACAAATTCCTTGACCTTTGGCAACAAATGCAAAACAGAAACATCCTGTTCTCAAACATTGTTGATGGTATTGAGTTCCCATTCCAAATGTCATTTGATGAGTACTTGGCTGAGATGGTCAACATCAAGCGACGACTGGACGAGGCAGGTGACAAGTGAGCGACAATGAGAAGATGACATTTGATGTCAATCAGCATTCACGCAAGGATGTAACCGTTTTTACGAGTGGCTATGACGAGGTCAACGCCAAGTTCATCAACATTGGAATCACTCATGAGGGCTTTATCATGGACTTCTATGAGAATGCAGAGTTTGTCGGAACTATTGGCATGACCTATGATGAATGGTTTGAGTTCTCAGGAAGGACCTTGTAATGGCTAGGAAAAAAAGAGTAACCGCTTCAATGAGTAAAAAAAGATTCACCCTTGAAGAGATAACACTCATCATCGAGGCAATCTCAGTATTCAAGGACGCTAATCGCAGAATGAGTACTGGACTTTTTGATAAAGACGGACGAATCTTTTCAGAAAGGCGTCGTCAGGCTCTTGCTCCAGATGAACTCATGGAACTCATGAGCGATGGAGAAGTAGAGATAAGGAATATCCCTATGGGTCCGAAATTCACCCCTGAAGAACACGAAATGCTTGATGACCTTTGGGATGGTTTTGTTGCTGGATTAGCAAAGATAGAAGAAACAATTGAAGAGAACATCAACACTGAAGTTGAGGAAAGTATTGGTGGCGTCATAGACGACCTGTACACGATGTTGAAAAGTGAGAAGCAATGATTGACATGGATGTCCTTGCGCAGATTGCAGAGATTCTTGAGGAGAATTACTACACGCTGTCCACAACCGGTGAAGATGCTGTTGATACAGCAAAAAGCGATTTTTTAAATGGTTACTGGGGCAACGACACAGATAATGACTTCACCGATGAAGAGGTAGCGGCGGCTATTGAATACCTTCGAGTTAAATTTCACATCGAGGGAAAGCTTAAGACGACCGCAAGTTACTACTACACGCACACCTGGAACAAATCTTTCGAAAAAACAAAAGGGTAAAACCGGGGCTCGGGCCGGATAGTGGGTAGTAGCACTGTTCGGCCGAAGGGCCTGGTTGTATTCAAATAGAGTATTCAAAAAACAGCTGAAATATTCAAAAAAATCAAAAAATTGGACGACCTCCGGGGGGCCATCCCTTATTGACGGTGGGGGAAGACCCTCATTTTGGAAATTTGGTATCGCCTGTTGTAGGATAGGTGATGAAAGGAAGTATCTACTATGTTGAAAAAGTCAATAACCGAATCATTCATTACCGATATCCACAACTCTCGTTGGGCTGAAGCCATTGACGAGTTCGGGGACAAGTTCGCCGTGCCACGGGAAGTCTCCCAAGGTATCAGTGACTACACAAGGGCGTTACATGTTCTCCAAGTGTGGAATCGTGACGGAGCAAAGGGCAGTCCTATCCGTACCATGCTCTCCTACTCGCTCCCTGACGCTGTAATCGCGGATGTATCAAGCGAATACTGCGGTATTCAGGTAGATGAGGAGTCTGTCGTAGATGAAATCAAGACAGAGAAGCGTGCTGACAAGTGGGACGCCTTCCTGAAATGGGCTAACCAGCACCACTTTGAGCAGTACACCACGGAACAACTCATGGAGCAGTGTGGATTCTCCTACCCGACCACCCTGAAGTATGTTCAGGAGTCTCCTACCTTCAGAAAGATAAAGAAGGGTCTATGGGAAGTCCGAGACGCCAAGGCTGATAGGGAAATGAAATGACCGTCAGCAACCAAATAGGAATTGAGTGTTTTGATTGCAATGATGACACTACGACAGATGGCTTTACTGATGTAATAGATAACGCATACTTCTGTCCGAATTGTTGGGCAGAAAGAAGCAAACAGCCAAAAGACGAGGCTAATAGGAAGTCGGGTATCTAATGCTTCAGGGGATACTGGTGGCTGGTTACATCATCATCATGAGTGTCTGTATCATCGCAGTCGCTGGCGCAGTCCTTCTATTGTGGGACGACATCAGTGCTGAAAGAAAATACAAAAGTAGGCGCGACCTTTAATGGGTTTGCTCGGTGGCTATGTTGTCTACAAGATAGGCAAGAACCGTGGAGAGAAAAAGGCGGAGCGTCGTGCGCAGGCTGCCATGTCTGCAGAAAATTGCATTATTTGTGAGTCGCGCCGCGCTGACTGCACCGAGCATGGCGAAGTTGTCTTTTGCTCAGCCTGCTGTGGTTGCAACTAGCTCCCGGTTCATTCATTTTTCTTAAGCCCCGGCAACAGGTGTTAGGTCAGCCTAACAATCGAGAGCCATAGCCCCGGGGAAACTCTGTTACACCCCTGCAAGAAAATCAAAAAATTGCTCTATAGGTAATGTGAGTGTCTAGCGATTTTGGAAATTTGGTATCGCATGATGTAGAGTAACTACTGCCTCACGGTGTCAAGTGATTTTGGAAATTTGGTATTCCGTGATGTACGATAGACACAACTAAACAAACACCCTTAAGGAGGGAAAAATGACTACTACACAAACCAAACTGCCACAGTGCTGGCAAGACCTAGAGGACGCTCTCAACAACGGTGTTGACCGAGTAATCCTTTTTGGACCTTCGGGTATCGGCAAGACATACGCTGGAATGAACATCGGCGATGTTGAAGCAGGAGCATTCCGATTGGTCTGCACAGAGGACATGACCAACATGGATGTTACTGGAACATTCCTACCTGACGGTAAGGGTGGCACTAAGTGGCTTGACGGTTCGGCTTTAAAGGCTTGGGCAGGCAACGGCATTAAGGGCGGTCGCTTAATCGTGGACGAAATTGACAAGGCTTCGGGCGATGTTTATGCAACGCTCTTGGCGATGTTGGATTCACCTGAATCGGCTTCCTTTGAACACCCTGACACTGGTCGGGTTCACCGTCCCAATGCAGGCTTCTCTGCAATCATGACCACCAATGTTGAGAACATGGGCGAATTGCCAACGGCTCTCACTGACCGATTCCCAATCAAGATTCGTATCAACGAACCACACCCGAGCGCTCTGCTTCGTCTCTCACCTGAATTGCGCCAGTTCGCAGTTCGTATGGCTGACGCTGGCGAACGCCGTATCTCACTGCGAGCATTCATCGCTTACGACCAACTCCGCAAGGGTCTTGGTGACGAGCGAGCAAGCCAGTTGACATTCGGTGACAGGGCGCAGTCAATTCTTGACGCTATTGCGATTGAGAAGTTGTCAAAATGAAAACTGTAAAAAAGCGTATCTCGGCTGAACCCGAGTTCCTTTCACGCAACGATGTGGACGGTGGCGTGTGGACGGTGGGCGAGGTTCGTGCAATTCGTGGCGAACCTTGCACCAACATCGTTACAAGGGAAATGAAAGTTCCTACTGACGATGATTCACTCGCTCGGGCGATTCGTGCGCATGAAATGGTTCACGCAAAAGTATCGCCTGCTGATGATTGGTCGAAATGGATTGAACGCAAAATTGCAACACAAGAATCAATGGTTGTTGTTGAGGAATTGCGTGTTAACTATCTTTGCCAAAAGGCAGGGTTTGATGTTAAGAACGACCTTGCAGACGGTGGTGAAACGGCTGACGGTGAACGACTTGGTGCGACAGAGGATTGGGCTGGTGCTGTGCAAATGGCAGTTGCTACTGCTGGCACTGCGTCCAACAAACTATTGCTAAACGGAATCCGCAGACACAAACGAGAGTGGGGTGCGATACTTCTTGATATCTCCAAGCGAGCAGTCAAGGAAATGAAAAAGGCTGACAAGTACTCCAACCTTGCCTCAACAAAAGTTGACCCAACTAGCGGTCTATTCCCTTTGGGATTCGTTCACACAGAACGACTGGCTGAATGGGTTGACCGTCTTTGCGCAAAGTCACCCGAGCAGATAGCAGAGGAAAAAGAAAAGGCTCGTAGAGAGCGTGAGGAAGCAAAACTCCGCAAGGCTCTTGGTCAAGACGGTGAGGAATCAGAGGGCGCAGAGGGCGAGGACGGTGAAGCCAACGAGGGTACTGGTAAGCACTCCAACAAGGGAATCAAACCAACTGACCAAGGCAAAGAGGACGGAAACCCTTACAAGGGAATCACCAGTTCCAATGCGACATACCGAGTTGCGTCATGGCAAAAACTAAACATTGAGTTTATGCCAATGCCAGTGTTGTCAAGAGGCAACTTGGGAAAGAAGCGTGTTGCTTCCAATATGGGAATGCGTCCACGCCGAATGCACCGAATGATTACCGACCCACAGATGAGAATCTTTGACAAGGTAATTCGTGGCACTGGTGGAGTTGTAATCATTGACGGAAGTGGTTCAATGTCATTCAGTAGAGAACAACTTACGAAAATCATTGAGAACGCTCCGGGTGCAACTGTGGCTGTGTACACCGACAAGGGTGACGCAAACGCAACAAACCTTTGGGTTGTTTCTCATAAAGGCAAAATGGTTAATCAACTTCCTAGTGTTGGATATGGCAACGGAGTTGACTTCCCTGCAATTGAGTGGGGCGTGAAGCAGAAGCAAACTTCTAAGTCACCAATTCTTTGGGTTACTGACGGTGGAGTGTGCGGTGCGGGTGGCAATTATGAAGCAGTTCTTGCCATGCAGTGCATTAACTTCTGTAAGAAAAACAACATCGTTGTTGTGCCTCATGTTGACGAAGCGATTGACCAACTGAAAAAACTAAAGGCTGGCGATAAGGCAGTAAGTATCTATCCTGAAATGTTTAAACGAACATACAAGGAACTGAACGGAACTGAACTTATCTAACGAGGAGTGTCGTGGGGCAGGTGTCGGCTTGCCTCACGACATGCGCTTTAATCGGCGCAGGTGTAATCCCTTCAGCGTCCTTACCCTCCTTTCAACGCTGGGGGGATTCACTAAATTCGATATAGAATTACTAACAACTACTAACAAGGAGCAGTCATGGAAAAAGAAGTAAAGTTTGAACCAGTTACTAGAGAAGATGTTGAACACTGGATTGAGGGCCCACTCACCGATGAAGAATGGAAGAACATCGGTAGTGAGATTGAAGGAAGAGTAGAAAACTTTGTTGATGGTCTACTTGCAGAACTAGTACAGGACTACTGCGATGGAGTTTTCAGTGCAGAATAAATTTACCCTCATTCAGAACAAGGCGATTGACAAGCCTCTTGAATTCGTAATTCTTAGTGTCAGCGAGCACGATGATGACGCTCCTGACATGTACTGGAATAACGAACTTGGTTGGACGAGACTCAGCCACGCAACGCGCTTTACAGAGGAAGAAAGAATTAAATTCTCTTTACCGCTGGACGGCATTTGGGTGAGCCTCACAGAGATGGTTCACTCCATAGAGATGTCCAGAGCCAATCACCCAACCAGTGGGTTCAGACAGCCTCGTTTAACTATTGTTGACGAGAGCGAATAGCCCTGTCCCAAATTCGCAGCGCCTGCACTAGAAATACTGCAGTCACTAAATTGCGAAACGAAATTTGCCAATCAAAAACCCGGGACTCCCGACCAATTGAAAGCAATCCATTGATGATGACAGAGTACAAAAGTATTGTCGCTGCGTGCCCAATGAGCCCAACGGCGAGCGCGCCAGCAATGTTCTTTTTTGATTCGTCGTCATCGTCTTCCGTGTCGTCGTACAGGTCGTACCCGTGTCGTTCGTTATATGACGGTGGTGGAAAGGATTTCTTTTTCATGATTTCTAATCATACCCAGACGGCTGACTCGTGTGCACGTTCTGGGCGATATCAGATTTCCAGTTTTTTTGAACACTTCACGTGCAGCTCAGATGCGCAAAAAAATAACTTTTCTCAGAAGACTGGGCCGGCCGCCGATGGTGAAAAAAATCGTTTTTTTGACAATTTTTCTATCGACCCGGTGTCTGGTTTACACCTGAATATTTTTAACAATTTGATGGACGCGCTGCCGACTCAAATCAAATTTATCTGCAATTTGGCGGAGCGAAGAACCGGCTGCGCGCATCTGCAAAATTTCATAATTTCTATCAGCATCTGTAGCAGGACCAGGCTTCAGTGGACCCCATTGCCAGCCGGAAACAGCCTGGATGGCAGTCGCGCGCTCTTCAGAAAGTTGATTTTTTCTTCGTCTCTGGCGAACATAGCCAACCCAAGCTCCCAGTGTGACATCATTATTTTCAACAATTTCAGTATGGATGGCTGGAACATTGCAATGTCCTTCGCGCGCGGCGAACTGAGAAAGGGCTTTAACATAGGTATTGAATCTTGTCGTGTTATCCATAAAGCAGAGATTAGTACGGCATCCGCTGCCTCACGGAAACAGTTGACATTTAATTATTTATTACAACAAAACTTAACATCTGGGATGCGCGCGAGTACAATGAGCTCAGCCCATGGAGGTGTAATTGAAAAATCCATTTGATGACTTTGAAGCTTCAGTCCCATTCGAGCGAAAAGAAGAGTTAACTGCAGCCTTGGCAGCCTCAGGAATAAATGATGACGTCGCCGCAGCAATGCTCGAGGAACTCGAAGAAACTGAACAGAAAGAACACAACGTTATATTTGTGTCTACTGATGGTGCCTACGCAATAAAAGCAATCCACGTGCCAGAGTCGTCAATCGGCAATGTGAATGGACCGGTACTATTTCCGTGCTCGAATCCAAATGTAATCCTGGCCGCTTTCTCCAAGGAATACATTCAAGACCAAATCGATTACATCGAACAACTAACACCGGGGCTCCAAGATGAAGCATGGGTTGAATTCCTGGAGTTGCTAAATGACAAAATTACGCTAGAGTGTGAGTCGAACCCACCCACATGGAAGGACCTGTAATGCAACAAACAAAGTTTGACGTCCCTATTAATTCGACGGTGGTGGAAACCATGACCGATGGTCAGCTTGACCTCGTCAAAATGGTCGACTGGGTCTACGGGCGCAAAGCTCCCACTACCTGGGACGACGCAGCACGCCGTGCAGTTTTTCAGATTTTTAATCATTCTTTCAACACGTGGGACCGGATGTCAGACGTCAGAGAATATCTCGATTATTTAATCGACGAGATGGGACCAGAGTCGAAGAAAGAAATTCCAGGAAAAGTGGCGGCAGAGTACTGGGCCATCTTGGGAAGAACTTCAGCTGTTGTTGCTGAGAAAAAAAATGTCTTTATCGAAATAGATGAGCAGCTTGCATATCACGTTGATGATATATCAAAGATTCTTGTTAAGAAGCAGCGCGACTATGGGCACCATAACATTGCTCGATTCGGTCGCGCCGGTCTACTCGTGAGAATGCATGACAAGGTCGCGCGCCTCGAGAACCTGCTGCAGGATGGCAGGGCTCCAGAAAACGAATCGGTGGTGGATAACTTCATCGACGTCATCGGTTACGCGTCAATCGGCATCATGTGGGAAAGAAATTGGTTTTTACTTCCCCTGGCGCCGGCCGCAGAATAGTCAAAAAAGTTAAAAAATTCACAGATTTCCCTCGAGCTCAGATTCACGGAACGTTCTGGTCTCGAGGGGAAAACACTAAAAAAGGAAAATTTACTATGGCTTCCCATTTCGAATCTTCTGAGCTCCAGCTCACCCCACAATTAACTCCGCTTTTTGCCTATCTTCTCTACGTGGGCGGAGCACTGGACGATAGAAAAGGCAAATTAAAAATCACTTTTCCCAGGAGCTGCAGACGCAAATTTCAAATTATTGGCTGGGGTATCGTCGGCGCGCATGACGAAGATGCAAAATCAGTTCAGCCTTATGTGCTGTTCCAGAACATGACTGCAGCAGCTATTCCTTTAGACGCGCTATTGGTTTCAGGTGTTTTCAATGAGTATTCGTCCTGGGACGTAAGTCAATCAGATGCTGACCTCCTGGAATTCGAAACCAGCATGTACGCGCTAGTGCAAATATCAAGCAAGAAGCCATCCAGAAAACTTTGGAAACAGGTAGCTGACACGCAGAGCAGCCGGTTAGCCATGGAGCACATACGGATGATTTCATCAGAGGAATATGAGTTTGAAGACGACGACTTCAACGAAGAAAAACCCCAGACACCGAAGAAGAAAAAGAAAAAATAACTTCTTTTACATGACGGTGGTGGAAAGGCCGGGAAAAAGTGACCCCGGAGGAGACCAAGCGCGCCACCTACTAACCCGCTTTATCTCAACCCCGGGGTCGAGTGACACCAGAAGGAGAAAGGGGGGACCCTCCGGCATCGAGGGTAAAATATATCATAGGTTAAAGCCCCGCAGCGGAACCGTGCGCAGGTCACGAGATGGCTCTGGATAAATCAAACCAGATGGCCGAAAAAAAAATCTGAAAAATCTTCGTTTTGAGGTTGACGGTGGTGGAAGACTCTGCTAACTTAAATGCCGCTGGGTAGCTCCCAGTGAAATACGTAGGCCTACAACTGAATCACCTAGATTAACTTTCTGAAATTTTCAGAGGGCTTACATTGTGGCGTATTTGGTGGGTCTGCGGAAACAAAAGGTTTCCCCGTACCCCTTCCAAAGTGGGACACTTAGCTTTTCTGTTCCAATTCAGTTTGTTTCGTGGAACAAATCAACAACTCACAGTCAGTATGAGTCGCAACATTCTTCCACGAAAAAATGTTTCTCCGTAGCCTATAGATTCACCTATACAACTTGTAACATTCAATCTTTAAGGGGGAGAACTATGTCTTCAAATATTACGGTGGTGGAAAGGCTTTTTGAAATGACCCAACCAGCTAAGAAAAGGGGACCTCAAAAACGCCCCCGTGCTGCAACAATAAGTAAGAACAAGAAGTCCTTACTTGTAGACCAGAACCAAATAAAAGAAGTATTCGACTTCTGGGTGCTGACGTTCAATAAGAAGCGCGTAGTACTAGATGAGAAGCGCAGACAAGCTATAGGAGCTGCAATACACGACTATGGACTAGACGCCTGTAGGGACGCTATAGTCGGCTGCTCTCGCTCAGACTTCCACATGGGCCGTAACAAGAACAACCGTGTGTACAACGATATAGAACTCATCCTGCGAGACTCAGAGCACATTGAGCGCTTCCTTGCCCTAGTATCAGACGACACCACAAACGAGGAACCATTCTGATTACCAAAGAGCAGACAGTCGAGATAGTCAGGCAGGCATACGCCACCTACAACCAACAGCTACTGAAAGTAGATGAGAAGGCAACCTTTAGCGCATGGCATGAGTTACTGCGCGACTTAGAGTACGAGGAAGTCAAGTCGGCCTTCATCCAGCTAGCGACACACGCCAAGTTCATGCCCAGGCCTGGGGACGTACGACGCACCGCAATAGATACCCGTAATAAAATACCCCCATTTTTAGATGCCTATTCTGCTTGGGGTATTTTTCAGGGGATATTAAAAGAGGTACATTCCGGTGCCCAAACAGAAAGACCCCCTTTCGATGAGGCCCTAAAAATTACGCTAAATAAATTAGGGGAAGTTTCGTACGACATGCACACCAATGGCGATAGAGAGGTCTTCGTACGGACGTATGAGCAGGTGGTCCAGAAGCTAGAGCAAGACAAGTACGCAATACAAAAGGAGGATTTGTAGTTGAGCACTGACAAAAAAAATTTTGAAACGAAAAACCCGCACGCGCGCAAGTTTTTTGCCTCTTTTTCAGTCTTTTGGAAGTGGACATACGTTTCCTTTCTCTGGATTGCCGGTATTTCCGTCTACCTCTGGCTATGCTGGTGGGCAATTCGTCTCCTAGTTACCCTCGCAGTCTGAAAGGTCACCTATGTCAATCATCCAATACACCTTCTTCCTTATAGGGCTGGCGGCTATTTTCGTCATCTCGTATTCCCGTGCCTCCTTCTGGATTCGTGCTCTTTCTGTTACCTATATAGCCCTGCTCATCCATAACCTAGTTATCCGCTAACATCTGGCTATGAAACGGAATCAGGGGCGTCCAGTTGTCCACCCAGTCAAAGAGAATACGACTGTAACCATCAAAGTGGATAGGGCATTTAAAGAACGCCTTATTGCCCAAGCTGAAGCCGTCGACCTTACCCTTACAGACTATATAAAGGCTTTGGTTATTCGGGATGGTTCGTAAGCGAGAACTAGCCAAGTTCCCTAACCGCAAGTACGGCATTGCCCTCTCTGTTACGGGTGCTCAAAAGAATGAGATTGTTCGCTATGCCGATGAAATAGGGGTTTCAGTCAATCAACTGATTACCTATGCGGCCCTTATGTTCATACGGAACGAAAAGAATATCCCTGAGCCTGGTCCTTCTCAATACTCTAAAGTCACTGCTGACGATGTAATCCGTTCGTACATCACTGGTGAAAGACTTCTCCAGCCTTGTGGTCAAAAGGAATGCGTTCAGGACCTTACTGAAATATCAGGTATGGAGTTCTGTAAGACCTGTAATTTAAGAGTTGGCTGAGCGAAGCGATTCGTTAGTCTTCGAAGTCGTCTAACTTCTCTCCGCATACAGGCTGTGTTGGGAGAATCTTCTTCTTAATACAGGAGCATATGGTTGCTTCCATTAGCTTCCCCACATCTGTGCAAGGGTCGGCCTTGTTGGCTTTACTCCCCTGCGTCTTTGCTCTGCTGCTAACTGCCTTGAGGTTAATCCAGCCCATACACCATGCATATCTGCCGGTGGAAACTCTAGTGCGTACTCTAGACACGGAGCCTTCACAGGGCAGCTCTTGCATATAGCCCTAGCCTGTGCAATGTAAGTAATGTCCTTATGTTCTTTGGGAAACATTAGTTCGGTCTTTTTTTTACAGGCTGCTAGTTCAAACCAGTCGAATCTTTGGATATACGGCATTGGTTGAGGTTGGGCACTTTTATTTACCTTTTTTTGTTTGGGCATTATAATTGGGCAATCTTTCTTAAGAACCCTTTATTGAGTTCTCATTAATTACGTCTCCCTATATAAGCACATCTATTATTCCTCTCTAGGTATAGTGGACTACTTAGCATTTGCTAATCCCGTGGCAGCAAATTAAGCGGCGTTTGTTTCCTCTGATTGTTGCTTCGTTCCTCTCCTTTGTGTAGTCTGTGCGTACCTACGAAGGAAGGAAATCACATGGGACGACAGGTCAAAGAGCGAGCCGAACGAACTCACTGCAAGTTGGGGCACGAGCTTTCAGATGACAATGTTCGCATTCTGAATAAAGGAAGTGGTCGAAAGTACAAGCAATGCTTGACATGTAAGCCTGGAGATATTGGCGCTCGCTCTGCAGCAAGCAGTACTTATGAGCGTCCTAGTGGAAGCCGCATGAGGACAGCTATGAGTAGTGGCGTATTCGGAGACGCTATGACAAGAGCAGAAATTATGAGGAGCCGGAGCTAGTCGGTGAAAACTTCGGATAAATCTATCCATACAGTGTTTAAAAAACGAATTAAAAAGACAGATGGTTGTTGGTACTTCACCAAACTAAACGGTGAGATTATCAATGAGTATCCCCAGTTCATGTGGCAAGGGGTATCCATGCATGCCTCTAGGGTTTCCTACCTTATGTTTAACGGTGATATCCCTGATGGTCTAAAGGTCTATCGGTCTTGTCATAACAGTGGGTGTATCAACCCTGAGCACTTGCTGGCTGTTAGTGAGAGGGATATGGCCGTAATGGCTGTCGAAAAAGGGAAAAATCCTTCGGCGCTTAAGACTCATTGTCTACGCGGTCATGAGTTCACTGAAGAGAACACTAGGGTCCGTATGGTTAATGGACGCCCTAATAGGAGTTGTAAAGCCTGTGTTAAGGTCTTGGCTTCTTCTCGGAACCAGTAGTAAATGAGTGATACGGCGCGCCGGTGTATGGGTCAAACCTGGCGGCAGTTGCTATGGCTTTGATTCCAATCTTCTTGGCGACAGCCATAGTCATCTTGGTCTTTGGCATCAGGACATGCAGCGCCCCTAGCGCATATTGCGCGCCAGTCCCAATCGCATACACCCCATTCATATCTGACATCCATGAGTAGTCTCCGTCGATTACATATATCACGCCATTGATTGCCATGAAAATGACCGAACCATGTTCTGCGACATGCTCCGAATTCTCATTTTGTGGCGAGTTGTAGCCGTGAGTCTCGAAGCACTCTCTTAAGGCTGGGATAAATTTAACTGTAACAAATTGGTCTAGCTTCTTTCCCTTTAAAGTCGGTTGACATATTGGGGGGTTGAAGGCATGATGAAGGATATTTATTGCCCTTACATCTCCTGCCGCTCCAAGCAAATACCTGCCGTTGTAGCTCAACTTTGACGAAGACTCTCTAAGGGTTGCTATCTGCGTGGCATAACCATTGTCGTCAACATCGGAAATCTGGGAGTCAACGCATGCGAATGCAAAACCGTCTCCCTGTATCCCGATGATTGTAGTCATGGCGGTTATTCCTCTTCTTCGTAGTCTTCTCTCATAGCAAGGATTGCTTCATAGGCGGCAGCGTAGCCTTCGGCAGAGTTTAGAACCTCTTTGCCCTTTTCCGTTGCACCATACAGCCAGTCTCCGGCTTCGTTAATACCGACAACTTCGACTAATCCGAGCTTGACACACTCTTCAAGTGTTTCGATAATAATCTTGCGCTGAAGTTCTTCCTCGTCCATTACGCAACGTATTCCTGGCCTCTGAATACCCCTCTGCCCTTGAAAATCCACATTGGCTCGTAGTTGAAGTATTCTCCGCCAACACCTTTTGGTTGGTATTGGACAACACCCAAACCTTGCTGCCAATTTTCAGCACCTTGGAGGATTGGTACGCCGAACTCGTCGAGTCCTGATTTAACTGATGGTACGGCGCCATCGATACGACAGAGGCATCCAGGGCTTGCCGCCATGATTGTTCTTGGACCTTGGTCGGTTTCTCTGGTCTGAAACGCCATTTCGTTTCTATGGATATGACCATAAATCACTGAAACTGAGTTTGTATTCAGGTATTTATTGGTTGTGCTTCCGTTTGAAACCACTTTGTCTCCGTGAACGACGCGTAGATTTGAGTTTAGGTAGTAGGCGGCTTCTGGATAACCTGATAGATATTGGATGTCTAGGTCATCCATCCATAGGAGAACTGGAAGTGATAGCACTGGCCAGTTGTCTCGGAGCGAGGTTTGCTTGGTCTTGCCTCTGGTGATTCCGAAAGCGGCTTCAGCATTGTTCTGTATATACATCGGCAGACGCTTCTCATGATTGCCCTGAATCCATGTGATTTTGGCGTTTGGAGCAACGGTGCGAAGGTCTTCAAGGAACTGAGCAGCCCTATCGATTGCTGGCTGAATCATCTGCTTGAACGTTGGGGCCGTCAGATATTTGCCAAATTCAGCAAAATCTAGGTTGTCTCCAACCATGACAACTTGGTCTGGGTTTACATCCTTGATTACTTGAAGCGCTACAGAGATGGCCTCATCATCATGAATTGCGGCAATTGGTGCATCATGAGCCACTCCAGTCTTATAGAAACCGAACTGTATATCAGGGACGATTACAGCAGTTTCCCACCCCTTCATCGACTTCGGTTTTGTATTTGACTTTTGTTGTTGCTTTGCAGGCCTTGGAGCTGGCGTAATTAAAGGCCATTCTGGACCAGTATCCCACTTTGGCGACAACTGAATGCTTGTTGTCGTCTTGCCTTGTGGAACGCCGTTCTTATCAGCGCCAATATTGTGCCTAATCGACACCTTCTGAATATTGCCAATTTCATCAAGGTCAATATTGTTCTTCATTATCAAATCAGCCAACTGTGCAGCAAGGGCTGAATTTGAGTCGTTTTTGCGCTGTGTTTCAGCTAGTTTTGCAATGCTCGATTTTGGCTTTTTTGTTGTCATTTTGGTGCGTTACTTTCTGAGTTAAGGCAACAGTTTGATGCTGCTGAAATTGATGAGAAGCACTTTCTTTTCTCCGCCAAGAACTCTCTGCGGATTTTGATTCCATCATCGTTTAAGGCCCTGCAGATATCCATTGTTGATGCGCTACTCGTCATGGCACTGCGAAGGGCGTCTTTCGTCTCTGCGTCCATATCGGAATAAATCTTCCCAAACTTGCACATCGAGCCCATTCCGGATTTATCCGCGATTAATTTGAGTGTGTCTTTGAGTGGCATATTTACCTGCTAATCTCCTAGGTTGTAGGTCTTGTGAGTTCCGCTCACTAAGACCGCAAGTGCGGTATCAGTGACCCAACAGAGATACTACACCATTGTGATTTGGACAACAGGCACACCTAGGTAGATTTTATGAAAAATGACAATAGGGCAGAAGAGGTAAAAAAAGCCATCCAGGCTGCTCTTGGTGTCAATCAATCTGATTTAGAAGGGGACGCTGTTGAAGCCGTAATGCGAGCCCTCGATAAACAGAAGGTGTTCAGATACCACAACGACGACGTGATTAGTCTTTTGTCAACCGCTGGTCGCGTTCTCGTAGTTTTAAGCGAAGACCCAAAACTAACTCAACGGGCAATTTCTGTTTATCTTGACTTGAGCGAAACCATGATTGACAAAACTGTTAAAACCCTTATTGCATCAGGGTTAATTACAAAGACAAAAGTGAACCGACAAAATATCTACAAAGTCAACGAAGAAGAGGTTCTAAAACACCCTGATATACGCAAGTTTTCTGATGCTATATCAGCACTTGGGAAGCCGACAAAGAAAGAAACCTCGGCAACCAAACAGAAAGACGACGAACCTTTTTAGATATTTTTAGTGGCAATAAGCCATGCCGAGAAAAGGTCATCGGTTTTTGGCATAAACCAGACTTGCGCTAAGTCGAGGTTTTTTTGGTCTCCGAGAAGCGTCCAGCAGATTGGTATGTTTTCCGCGGCAGGGCAAACTCCAGCATTGCATTCCATCCCAAATCGATGAATGTAATACTCAACAACACAGTCGTGTTCTTCGGAGGCGCATTTACGGTCATCGGTCTTTGGGCAGGTAATAGAAAGAACTTCCAATTCAGACCTGTTTATGCGCAGGGTTATAGAGTGCCCATCATCATGCCAAAGCATGTCAGCGTTATTGTTGGAGGCCATTTGGATAAATCTGAAAAAACTCGCCAATCCCAAAGCAGGTCGTGTACATAAAGAAATTACCACTATTTTGGAATAAACAGGGTATGAACTAAAAGTCTGTTTTTTCCTGAGTCCATCTCATCTGGTATGCTCTGCGCCTAATATTCGCTTCCAGCCTTCTGGAGCGTTCTGGCTCGGGTAATTTCATATAGGCCTCAATACGCTTACGATTTTTGCGTTCACGCTCATAGTCCTTGCGAGCCTGGTACCCACCTTTTACTGGCATATTAAACCTCCCGGATGGATGCTACCAGTCAATTGAGACTTTCATCAATTTCCAGACTGCTTGATTTTTATTGAAAAACCGTTGAAATCCGCTCTGCTATCTTTATGTTATGGCTTATGAGATGGTTGGGGAAAACCCAAATTCACATCTTGGTATTTGTGTACGTATGAATATTTGGTCATGGCCAGAATTCCTGCAAATTTTAGCGTCTATTAAGGCGATTAGTTTTGAAGAAAAAAATAAAATGTTACTTAATGACTGCGGAATTATATTTAGCCACGAACGATGTAAAGACATTTCAGAAAAGCTTCACATGGTCGTTCAATTAATAAAATATCGTGACGATAGGGTGGAACTGGATGATTATAAACAATCTATTGCAAATTTTTTGGGGAAAAATCAAAAAATATTTTTGCAACAAAACGAGATAATTCTGGCGCATCTTTTTTTGAGGGATTGTGGTGGCTTTTGGATAAGGTAGAGAGAAATAAATGATTCCTAAAAAAATATGGCAAACACATAAGTACCAAACTCAAAATGACTTACCTGCATATATGCAGGGACCAAGCCTTTCTTGGTCTGTAGAGAATCCAGATTTTTTGTACGAATATGTACCAAATTCTGCCTTTGCAGATTTTATATTTGACAATTTTGGGAAAGAGTGGTTAAACATATTTAAACTTTCTGATTCAGAAATAACCAAAGCGGATATCTGGAGACTTCTGTGTCTATACAAATACGGTGGGATATATGCAGATATTGATACTGTATGCATTAAGCCAGTATCATCATTTATAAATATGGATGCAGATTTTGTTATTGAATCTTCCAATATATTTTGCAATGAAGAAACCTCAAATACTCATGATTTTAAAAAACATAATTCAGAAACACTCGAAAAATCAAATTCAGTTATTGACGGAAAAAATTTTATAAGGGAGATAACAAATTCGGTTTTTGCAACAAAACCTGGTGGCTATTTCATCACATTGCTTTTAGAAAACGTAAAAAATAAATGTTTGAAAGAAATTAAAAGTGGGAGAAATCTCATTGGCTTCGCACTTACCGGCCCCCAGTCATTTGCTGATATATACAGGAAAAACCCAGAGGCCGTTAATTTTGTTGAATTCTTTGACCAAGAACAAATTATAGAGTTAAATGGGTCGCAGGTTTGGAACGACTTCAGGAGAGATAATATGTCATTTTCGTTTTCTGACCTAGGTCTTGGGTATGGCAGTTTGTGTCAAGATACAAAAAATGAAATTAAATTTTTTGGGAAAAATGGGCATGGTGGTTTTGTTTACAAAAATTAAAGTTATTTTTATCAGATGCTTATCTTAGGAATAAACGCTTGCTCGCACGATGCTGGAGTGTCTGTTGTAGACAGCGGAAAAATTTTATTTGCTGCACACTCAGAACGTTATAGTAAAATTAAAAATGACTGGAATATAAATAGAAAAATAATTGACAAAGCTCTATCATTTGGAAATCCAGATGTTATTGCATATTACGAAAAACCATTTTCTAAAAAAGTGCGGGTCAGACTGTTTGGTGGAAGCAACAATCCATTTGATAGCGTCTCTGAATTTTTTCCAAATTCCAAAATAGTTAAATTCAAACATCACTACTCTCATGCTTGTGCTGGGTATTACACAAGCAATTTTGATGATGCTGTGATAGTTGTTTTAGACGGAATAGGTGAATTCGAAACAACAACAATTTGGTCCGCCAGCGGCAATAAGGTGAAAAAAGTTTATTCCGACGGATACCCTTTTAGTTTTGGATTATTTTATTCAGCCTTTACCCAATATATTGGTTTAAAACCAAACGAGGAAGAGTACATAATGATGGGTATGGCAGCATACGGAGACTCAAATGTTTACTTTTCTGAGATAAATAAACTCTTCCCAACAATACACCAGCAAAACAATTTTTTCCACTACGGTGTTAAAAATTTGCAGATTGAGCTGACAGAAAAAAACAAATTCCATATAGCCGCAGCGGTTCAGGCAGTTTATGAGATGAGACTTGTCGAATTTATGAATTTTGCAAAGAAAAAAACTAAGAAAAAAAATTTGGTATTTATGGGTGGGTGCGCCCTGAACTGTTCCGCTAATACCCGCCTGTTTGATGTTTTTGAAAATATCTGGATAATGCCAAACCCGGGCGATGCTGGCAGCAGTATCGGTGCGGCTGTTGCGGTTCGTGGTAGTCACGTCGAATGGGATGGACCTTATCTCGGCACCAACATTTCAGGGGAATACCCGGTAGAAAAAGCGCTAAGTGTTCTTTTGTCTGAAAAAATAGTGCCAGTAGCAGTAGGTAGGGCCGAGTTCGGCCCACGAGCATTGGGTAATAGGAGCATCTTTGCAGACCCCAGGGAAAAATCAACAAAAGACTTAGTGAATCGGATTAAGGGGAGAGAAAGATTCAGGCCTTTTGCCCCAGTAATCCTTGAAGAACATGTTTCATCTTGGTTCGAAATAGACAGGGCCAGCCCATATATGCAATATGCGGTTAGGTGTAAAAGACCAGACTTAATACCCGCGGTTGTTCATGCTGACGGAACATCTCGTGTTCAAACGGTAAACAAAAAACAACACCCAGGACTTTATGGACTTTTATCTGAATGGAACAACAAAACAGGAATTCCTGTATTGCTAAATACAAGTCTTAACATAAAGGGGCAACCCCTTCTTGACGATTTGGAAGATGTTTATGCCTGGAACAAGACACATAAAATTATGATAGTATGAAATTGTGATTAAAAAAAAAATAAAACGGTTCACAAGACTAATAAGGGTGTTTATAAGAAAAAAATCTAGAAAAAAGTCAACGTACACCTACTAATTTAAATATTATTTACCATGATAAGAAAATACACACCCGAAAACAACGCAAGACATAAAGCCCTAGACGGAATTTTTTTTAGTGAAAAAAAAACTGGGCGAATTTGCCCATATATTGATAGGTATAAAGAGTACTATCAACCATCAATATATTCATATACAATGAACCAACATAATTTTAGGTCGCAAGAGTTTCATGAAAATACTGAAATGATTGTGCTTGGTTGTTCTTATACCCTGGGTGTTGGGGTTCCGGTAGATTTTACATGGCCAAATTTTGTTTCGAAATTAATCGGCGTAAATGATTTTGTCAACCTTGGCAAGGCTGGATGCGGTATTGCCCGTCAGGTGCGAATGCTCTCTAATTATATTAGGATATATGGTGCTCCTAAAATAGTTCTATGCACATTTCCTGAACTTCTAAGGTATGAGCACCCCAACGAAAAGGGGGTTAGTGTGGACTGCACTTCAAAGGGAAGCGGAAATGAATATGGATTCAATGAAGAGCAGTCAGTAAGTCAGAGTCTTATTGCATTAAGCATGCTGGAATCCATATGCAAAGCCGCTAAAATAAAACTGGTATGGCAGCAGTGGACCAATGAAAAAACTTTATCAGAAGATGTTTATTTGGAAACATTTGATTCATATATAAGTTTTGAACTTGCTGGTTATTTTACTAATTCTTATCATCATTTTGAGTATGACAAAATAAAAAATGACTATCGGTTAGTTTCTCAAACTCATGAAGATTTACCATGTTGTGATTGGTTGAAAGAAAAATCAAATGGTTGTTTTGATTTTGGCTGGGATAGATATAATGTGCCCAAGAAATACATGAATGGCGTCCCATCAAAAGAAGAGTTAGATAAATTGCTTCTATCAACCGTAAATACTAAATTTAATAGTTTTGAAGGTTACGGGCCACCACACTTTGGCTCTCATGGTCATTGGCACTTAGCTGAAAACCTTGCAAAAAATTTCTAACTAGTATTGATTTACTCTTCGCTGTCTGGAATCCCGTTACCGTTTTTGTCTTCTGCATTACGACCTGTTGAAATCATCAACCCAGCCAAAGTTCCGGTGATAAATGTGGCAACCGAGGATAGAACCCCAAAGAACATCTTGTCATTTTCGGCCTGAGCACCAATTGGCTGCGTCACGAATACGAGTGCCCAAAGGACTCCAACGGTTGTGATAAGGAGAACAAATCCAAGCATGCAGCCAATAACAAACTTAAGGCGGGCATCTAGTTCCGCTGGTGTCAGTCTTGGACGGGTGTTTGGTTTATTTATCATTTACGCACCAAATGCCTTTGTGAATCCTTCGGGACAGGTTTTTTTGCAAATCAAATCTGCAATAACAGGTGCAAATGCCGCGCCAATTGCAATACCAACACCTGCCGGTGTTGCCCATAATGCTGCTGAATCTAAGCTTTTAGCCAAACAATTTGAGATTATGTTGTTCAGTAGTGTGCGGTCAATACTGTCGCTTACGTATGGTATTAACAAGAATGTATCTGTTATGAGATTGCTCATCTCTGCTACCACCACCGCTTTTGCCGCCATATCTGTAACATAGAGAACTGGCTGTGCCATCAGCGATAGAGCGCTTGATGTCGCAGCACCTTCTGGTTGTGCCGGTGTGAAGAACGCAATAACCCCAGCAGAGATTGCTGCAGTTACGGCTATGTTGCAACCGTTTTCATCCACCCAATGGTATGCATCAATCACGCCTTCTTTTACTTTTTCATAACCCTCTTCTATGAATTCGCCTATTGGCGCAATTATTGGTGCGATTTCCATAGCGAGCAAGTCTTCAAGTCTGTGATTCATCTCAGGGTGGTCGTGAACGTACCTTATTGCCGTACTGGTAAGCCCCCATGTTTCACAGGCCGAACCTGGCCAATCGCCGCCTGCAAGGTACATTCTTACATTGTCATCGCCACAATCTGAACAATGATAAACAATCCCGTCGCCATTTTTATCAGCCATCTGAATCTCCTGTATCTTGTGTAATTTCTAAGGTTGTCTCTGTCGGGTCCCATCCAAGCAGCGTTTCTGTGCACGCGCCATCTACCTTGCATATCGGTGGCTCACATTCTGGAGCGCCCCAGTTTTCAGGGTCTTGGCAAGAATACCTATATGCACCATCATAACCACAAGAAGCAAGAGCAAAAAGTGAGACGAGGACAAGACTAAGCCGTTTCATTCGCCTTTGCTTTCGCAGGCTTCTTATCGACTTTGGTGAATACGTCGTTTATTTCTGATGCTGTAAGCTTCCCATCATCAAGGAACGCTCTAGAGAGACCTTCGATAACTACTGCAACCCCTCCAATTCCAGCCATGAAGACAGCCTTGAGTACTGGAACACCAGCGATAGTTCCTGCACCGATAACGCCAAGACCAGATGCGGCGAAAGTAGCAAGAATTCTAAGTGAGACATTTATCAGTAAATCCTTTTTCATGCTGATACTTCCGTTTTTGACTTATGCGACATGACGCAACCGCGTGAGCAATAAAGCTCGTTTTTGTATTCTCTGACCATTCCCTTACCTGTTGACTTACTGCAAACAGGGCATTTATGAAACACAGATTTACCGGCGCCAACGTAAAGTACGTTTTGGCCATCGTCAATTTTTGGTGTTGAAACAACAGTGTTTGATACGTTTCTTTTAGCTGGCTTTCCACTTGCCATTAGAGGTCTCCTATTGCATGGTCGCGAATGTGTGTGTCCAGTTTGTCTTCTACCCTGTCGAGTGATTTATTGGTTTTATCAATTGAGCGTCCAAGACTTTTGCCAAGAGTTTCAATCTTCTCGACAACGTAGTTGTGGTCTGCCTTGTTTTCTTCCCACATCAGTTTTGATGAGCGACGGTCTTTTTCGATGAGGGTTACGGCTATAAGTCCAATAACACCAACAAGAGCAACGATTATTTCGGTCATGGCTACTTCAGCCCGAGAAGTTCTTTTACTTTTGGACCAACTACAGAGTCTGCTGCAAGCTTGTTGGCAACTTTGAATGCTTTGACGGCTTCCTGTAATGCTGGAGACATGGCCCCATCTACATTGCCCTTATAGAAACCCTTAGCCTTCAGGGCTTCTTGGAGTGCTGTGTGCTCTCCACGGGCTCCTGCTGCTGTTACAGGGGCACCTGCTGCTGGAGCGGTCACTCCGTTTGCTTCCATCCATGCCTTCACTGATGCTGGAGCGTTGTCCCCTGAGACATATCGGAGATGCCATGGTTCGCTTGGAACTACTTCCCATGAGAAGCCGAACTCCTTGACATTTGCTATTAGCCAGTTAAGGCGCTTTGGCTCTGACGCTGAATGAACGTCAACGGCCAAGCCGAGGTTATGCTGCGATTTACCCGGTGTCGCAAGCATTGCCATACCCTTCTTGAGATACCAGGTCTTTCCTTCAAATGTCTTAGTGCTGGTTCCGGCCACTGGGTCAAGTGTGTAGCGGGTTAGAAATCCTTTTTTCTGAGTCTCGTAATCGCGATATGTGTCGCCGCTGGAAGTCGGTTTTAGTTCAACTCCTTCAGCCTTTGCCTTCTCGACCATCGCGGTCCATGCGCATGCGGCAATCCAATGCATCTTCCCACCACCGGGTACTGCCTTCAAGAGATTGGCTGGAAGCTTGCCTGGCTCAATGCCTTTAAGGTCTTTTGGGAGAACTACGGGGACGATGTAGTCCCAAGCAAGCTTTTTCATTGTCAACTCTTTTCATAAAAATCGCCGAAAACGCCTAATAGCGCTACAAGATTTTACAACAAAAGTTGGATAATAATAAGTTACTAAATAAAGTACTTATTCTCCGTCTGGTTCTTTCATGTGCAAGTACATCGCGCAGGCAAATGCGATTGATGTACCCCACAGGGCAACCTGTTGAGTGAATCCGGAGAGCGTGAAATACATCACCACGGCTCCAGCAAGAGTGAATCCAGATGCCATCACTCCATAAACAAACTTCTTAGTGAAATTCTTCCAGTCCATAACTCTTTCTCCGTTTTCGTATTTGTAAATAGATATCCGCTTAATCCAATCTGGGCCTTCGCCTTCGATTGCTCCGCCTTCTTCAGCCTCTTCTTCCTCTGGCTTGCGAGCAGCCATATCCTGCTTTGGGGTTGAAGTTGATGATGAAGGGGTTGGTAATCCACCAGCAGCACCGGCAAGAGCCACTGTGCTAGTCACCAAGTTTACCGCAATAACGCTTCTTCTTGTCCCAACATCTATGGCTGAATCAAGTGGGACATAGGTGTCGAACACACCAGCGAATACGTTGATTTCTTCTTCAAATGATTCCTTAACATCCACAGGGGCGTCCTGCACTGCGTTAACAATTTCTGCACCTTCTGAATCCGACAATTCTCCTACAGGCACGGATTCAAAGATGTCCGTTGCTTGTTCAGCAGTAATGTTCTGAATAATTGCAGCGCTAGTAGCAAGTTGTGTAGCCACTTCTTCATTAAGTTCCTCTTGGAGGATTGCATCAACTACTGACTCCACTTGTGACTCGTCAATTACTCCGCTTTCAAGAACGTCAATAAGTGTTGATACTGCTTCTTCGGTGACTCCGTCTGAAAGCAATGTTTCTGTAACAGCTGCGACCTGTTCGTCAGTAGCGCCATCAGCGAAAGTCTCTGAAAGAATTGCCACAATATCTTCACTTGTTGCATCTTCAAAGACTGCTGAAAGAATTGCTACTACTTCTTCATCGGTTGCGTCCTCAAATATCGTGGAAAGAACTTCAGCCACTTCCTCGGCAGTTGCGCCAATCAGCGCTTCTTCCACTATTTCCCCTATTTCATCAGGCGAAGCATCAACTGGAAGCTCGTCAATTGCATCTTGGATTTCTTCAGCTTCGGCACTAGGCTCATCTAGTGGACCTGATTCTGTTTCCGTTTCTGTTTCTGATGGCAGTGTTTCATCTGGTGACTCTGGCAGTGTCTCTTCTGTTTCTGTTTCTTCAGGCAGCGTCTCTTCTGTGGCTGGCGTGGTGTCTTCTGGGATTGTGGTCTCTGGCTCAGGCTCTACGGGGGCGACTACTACCACTGGCTGTGTGGTCGTTGTCGATTGTTCCGGTTCTGGTTCTACTGGGATAGTTGTAGTTGTAGTAGTACTCGTAGTTGTAGTAGTTGAAGTAGTTGAAGTAGTTGAAGTCGAATCGGCTGGAGTTGGAATTGTGGTTGAGGTGGTAGAGCTTGTATCGGTTGTGATTGTAGAAGCACCCACCTGAATTGAAAAAGTGTTGGAGTTAGCGGAATACTTACTGTAAGTATCGTTGTCTGAGCGAATGTGAAAGGCGAATGTTTCCCCAGCATCGCCGAACGAGTAGACAACAGAGTATGGAATTTCAATAGAAGTATTTAGCGCATTTGCACCGCCAACATTTCCTGTAGCGATTCCACCTCCACCGAGACTTCCAGACCACGAAATTGCGTATCTTTCAACAAGGTATCCTCCTCCAACTGGTGCGTCCCAATCAAGGAGAATTGATGTTCCTGTATCGGTTGCGGTCAGATTTGATGGCGCACCAATTGTGTTAGGGAAAGTATTTGCGCTCTGCGCAAATACTGTTCCCTGCCAGTACGGTCTAGCACTACCCACCTCAAGAATTGTGAACGAGTAGGGAGTGTCTTGCGATAATCCACTTACGCGAATTGGTGAAGTTTCGGAGGAGGCACTAAAATTACCCGGGCTTGAAGTTGCCGTATAGGTAACTGGTCTGTCAGCAACATACGACGACGGTGTGAAAGAAACATCTAGATAGGTTTTTGTTCCTGTATTCTGTGATGCTGTGGTTTCTTTGTACTGGTAGTAGCGAATCCAGACACCTTCAGCGTCCCATGTGTTGCCAGTGACCGTTGACCATGATTGGTTCTTTTGGCCATTATTATAGGTGTCATCAAGATAGATAGCAATTCCATTATTGGTGAAGGTGTTTCCACTAATCAAACGATTGTCTGTTCCCATGTTGAAAGAAGTTGGAATCCACGAGTTGTGATAAACGCCTATTCCATTTCCCGTAAATGTGGAGTTCAGTATTTGCGTTCTATTCAAACCCGTTACGTTTGCTGCATAACCGTTATCCGTGAACTGTGAGTTAATGACTTTCGTGAAACGATAATTGCTGATGCCGTTATTGTTATTACTGAAAATACTGTTATTTACGTATGTCTTATTGCTAAATACCGAATCAGCTTGGTCTGCCCATGTTGTTATTCCGGTTGGGAGTTGTGGAGTTCCGCCATGGTCACCAGCAATTCCAGTATTCAAATAATCAAATGTGCAGTTTGTGTATGTTGCTGTTGAGTTATTGCTGTTATTGAAAACAGCGGAACCGCCAGACATTGAAGTAAAGCGGATATTCGTTGCTATTACAGTTCCTTGACCATTTAGTATAAGTCCGCCGTTTGTTGCCTGACCTTGCTTGAGGGTCATGTCTGAAACGGTCAGCGACCTACCAGAGCCAATATTAAATGGGCGATACAGATTATTTCCATCAATAATCGTCTGTGTTCGGCCGTTACCAGTAATTGTCACATTCTGGGTTATCTGAGGAAGCGCGCTTGTTAGCGTTATTGTTCCATCAACACCAAAAATTATTGCATCGTAAATCCCGCCAGCAGTTGCATTAGCTTGCGCTATTGCCCAACGAAGAGTCCCACTTGAAGTCGTATCATCAAGACTTGTTACAACTATCCCTACTGGTGCAACAATATCTTCTGGGACAAAAGAAAGTGTTGAACCATATGCTGAACCTGAATCATTGGTAACTTTCAGACGGAAGTAGTATGTGGTTGAACCAGTCAAACCTTCAACAACTGTTGATACGGTTGAAAGCGAAGTTCCAGTAAAAGTTCCAGAGACTGGAATGTCAACAACAGTTCCAGAGAAGTCAGCTGTCGTGCTGTACTGGAATACAGCTGTAGAACTAAAGCCGTTAGGGTTTAATGTTCCAGACAGCGTCACAGGGCCATCGTCAACCGTTACTGTTGGTTCCTCGGATGAAACTATTGGCGCAGTAGCTGCGAGGGTCTCAAATTCAAATACTGCGGATTCTGTTTCACCAGTCTCGTTGGTTGCAACAATCTTTGCATAATAGATTTCACTTGGGTCAAGACCAGTAATCTCTGCGTCAATGGCAACTTCATCAGAACCAGTAAAAGTTCCCATTGAGACAGAGTCAGAAGTTCCAAAGTCCGGGTCAGTTGAGTAGACCAATTCTGCTGTAGTAGAAAAACCCTTTGGGTTGACTGTTGAAGCAACAGTTGCAGAGGTCTGGCCAATACCGCTTACAACTGGCGAGCCCAGAACTGGAGCATTGTTTCCATCTGCTGAAAGCACATAGCTAATGCGGAACGAAGTTGAAGAGCCAGCTCCAAGTGTTGGAACATTCAGGGCAACGTATATTCCTGCGTCGGCATACATTTCTCCAACATTGCCAAGATATGTTCCGCTAGTTGCAAGTGTGTTTCCAGCGTTCCAAATGTCAGCAGGGTCTGGGGAAGAAAATCCACCAGTTTGTCTAGCAACACGAGCACGAGCGTCAAATGACTGAAGAGCAATAAATGCGTTATTTCCCCACCTTGCTGTTGCTTGTGCTTCTGTTCCTTGACCAGTTACACCGTTGCAAGACTGGAACATTGATGTACTCACGGTTCCACCAGCACAAGTCATAGAGCCAGAGCCAGTTGCGTTGTCTGGGTCAAAGCCTCGACCAAAATACACATCACTAATTGCGGACTCGGTTGTGTTGGTAAGAGTCACGTCCGTATGAAGCGCTTGCCCTGCCGTTGGAACGCAGTACCTTTGCGAAACACTTACGCCGTTGAATGGGCTGGAACTAATCCAAGAAACGCATTGAGACGAGCCAGAGTCTTGAATGTCAGAAACCGCACCTGCGATAAGTGTTTGACCGTGGTCGTTTTTGCCAATACTCCCAGCAACCTTCATTTGCCAGCCTTCAAAGGGTGAGCCCGGACAGAAGTAGTCTCCGTCGTCCGTTGTTTCTCCCCATCCGTCCATTTCACGGTCAACACGGAAGCCAAGACAGTTTGGTGGGTTTGCGTGGAATCCTGAAGGAACGCTCGTTGAGCCAAATGCGCCGTTCGCTCGTACGCCCACTTCAGCAAACTCTCCTTGAAGGAAGGCTTGTCCGTTGGATATTTGTGTATTTATGGTGAATGTTGCTTGAGCAGGTGCGGAAAAGCCAAATATTGAGATAAGCAAGAAAAAAACTGATGGTACAGCCATGATGACTGCTGGCTTGCTTATTCGATTGCGCCTACGGAACATTTAGCCTCCAGAAAAAATACCTCTAATTCTAGCATTTTTTGGAGTTTAAATATAAGTAAACAATTTTAAATAGCTCTATCTGCGATATTCCTTTGTTCAACAGCTACTAGCTTGCCTTCATGCTTTGCTTGCACGTCTTTTCTAACCCAAGTCATTCCGTATGTTGTGTCAAGATTTTCAGCGCCTTCTCTGCGCAGCAATCTCTCAGCCATAGATTGGAATGTCGGGTCGTCACTTAGATTTAGATATGCGTTGTGAGACCATGGCAAATCGTAAAATGCCGGAGCATTTACAAGAAGTGCACCAGCAGTATTCCAATGCTCTTCTACTCTTGGATTTTCGTTAATAATTGGGCCAGACAGGCAGTATGCAGGAACATCCACACCGACTAAAGGCCTATTTATTTCGAGCATTTTTTCTATAGCATTGCTATCGAGAGACATGTCTGAATCTATATACAGAATAGCTGAATAGTTGACCACTCCGTAATTCAATTCAGTACAATCTTCACCCCAGTGATGGCCGCTCGTGACCCTGTGTCTTTGGGCAAATTCCCTAATTAGATTTCTGCCAGTCTCTATTCGAATCCATCTATTTCCTGAATCGACCTTGGCTTGCATATCGTTTATTGAGTATGTCCAGTAATCCCCATTTACCTCACGTAATGCTTCAATGACTTCAGCAAAAGGCTCTATCCCTCTATTGTCAATTTCAAAAGCAGAAAACCACTTTACGTTTGGGAACTTGCGAGATATCTCGACTCTGTCAGATAGCCAGTTCAGGTGCTCTTTGGCATCGCACTTCCAGGCAACAAGTGGAGTTCCAATTACAAAATGCTTTTCGTAGTCGATTGGCTTGAATACTGGGGAATCAGGCGTCTTGACTTGTTGTTTATTTAGTACGCCAACAAAGTCTGAACATACACCTGAAAATCTTGTTTTCCAACTTGAATCAATTTCCCACCATGAACGCTCTGGCAGGACATTTATGCATTTGTTTGAAGTTGATTTTTTTCCAGGATAAGCCCAAACATAACCTCTACTTGTAATCGTGTAATCGTCTGTATTGTGAAAAAAACAGTGCAATTCATAATGCAGTGAAAAGCTAAGTGCTTCTGGGTTTTTACAATGCACCCATATTTGATTGATTCTATCGATTAGCCATTCTTTTGGGACTTGGTACTGGGGTTCGTCATGACCAAGGAATAGACCAGACTCATTAACCCACAAATCAACTTCTACATCAAAACCATCTGCAATTGCTTGTTCAATATAGTCTGGGCGATTCTCAAGTTCAGGTTTTGGTCCTGTTGTATTGCCTCTGTGAGAGATGTAAATCACTTTTCAACCTGAACCCATATCCAGTTTTTGTGATTATCCCCAGGGCCAGTTGGTCTTATGTCTGATTTGTAATTAGTAAAACCAATTTTTCCGACAAGGTCATCGAATAACGTCTGTTCATCCTGGATGCTTACGTCTGAATGTCCGTTTGTGCTGCCAGCGTCGTAGTTATTGTCATAGTACCCAGCTGTTGGGATTTCGCCTTTGCCGCCATAACCCATCTGAAAACAGAGTTTTCCGCCCGGCTTGAGGACTCTGTAAATATCAGTCAAAATGTCAAATCTAATTTTATGAACGCAAATATGCTGAAAGCAAATTACAGCAAATACCACATCATAAACATCGTCTGCAATAGCCGAAAGGTTGTCGCCGCTCGTTACATAAAGATTCGGCTCAGCAATGTTATTTGCTTTTACGTTTAGTCTGGCCTTCTCGATATTCACATGAGAAATATCTATTCCGTCGACCCGCGTAAAGCGATTAGAGAACTTTACCAAATTTCGCCCAGGGCCGCACCCATATTCAAGGGCGACAAGACCGTTTGTTTCAAAACCTTTGAATAGGAATTCATCGTAATCAGACCAGTTATTATGGGCGTCGTAAGAGCCAACAACAGGGTCTCTAAAATCAAGCGACCACTTCGATGCATACTCGTCGTAATAAGAGTTCTGCATGTCTAGATAATCTTTTTTACTCTTGCTCATTTTGAGTTCTCCAAGTAATAGTTAAGGTCTTCTGGAGTCCCAATTCCCCACATCTTTGGGACTTCTTTAATTCTTATTTTTTTGTCGTCCTGAATTGCTTCATTGAACACAGGGCAAACATAGAACTCATTATTGGTTCTGATTTCCTTTTCAATCATTTGGTTGGCATATTTAACATAGTCGGAACCATGCTTCCAGTAATAGATTCCAACTGTTGCATTGTCTGAGATTGGGTTCTTCTCGGCAACTTCAGAAACAAACCCATCTTCGCCCAATTTTGCGTAAGACCACTTTGGGTGAGTTGCTTTAAACGTGAGTATTCCACCATCAATGTCTTCAGAACTAAATGCATAAAGACACTCATTGCTGTTCCACTCAACAACTTGGTCCGAGTTTGCCATCAGCAATGGTTCATCGTTGTCGATTAATCCAGAAGCAAGAAGGGTTGTGCAAGCCGCACCTTCCGTCATTCCGTCAACAAGAACAATGTCACAGCCAGGTTTTATGAGTCCAAGAACCTGCTTCAAGTTGTACTTCTCGTAGTGTTCCTTTTGAACCAGAAAGATAAAGTGAGCGTCGATATTAAGGTTCTCAACTACCACCTGAATCATTGGCTTCCCATTGACCTCAATTAGTGGTTTCGGAAACGTATATCCTGCCTGAGCAAAGCGCGAACCAGCTCCAGCCATTGGTATCAAAACATTCATCTTTTCATTCCTCCATGCAACAGGTCTTTTTCCTCGGGTCTCAATTTCGTCAACAAAACGCATCAGTCTTTCTTTGTTTAAGTCTTCCGCGTTTTTGATTGCATGGAGATTTGCACCAGAACTCAGCGCACCTTCTCTGCCGATATGAGAATCTTCAATAATTATAGTGTTTGCTGGCGTCGCATCAAGGGAAACAATGCACTGCCAGTACATCTCAGGGTGTGGCTTATGGTGCTTCACATCCTCATTGCTCATGATATATCCAACGTATTTCAACACACCAATGGCGTCAAGGGCGGTGATTACGGTTTCACGGATTGCGTTACTGGCTACAGCAATCTTCCACCCTCTCTCCTTCAGCGTCTGCATGATGTCTATTGCGACATAGTTTTTGGGGAACTCAGACAGGATTCTCAGGGTTGCTACTTGCTTGTCTTCCCAAATCTGTTGGTGCTTGGACTCGGGTAACCCTTTGTCTTGAGTGAGCATCTTCAGTTTTGTGGTAGTGCCAAGTCCGTCGTATCTAGAAAGGTGCTCATCCCGAGTAATGATGTACTTAGGGTCAACTCTACTAAGAGCAATATTTAAAGAATCGTAATGAACATCGCGAGATTCAATCAAAACCCCATCAAGGTCAAAGATGACAAGAAAGTTACTTTTCATTTGGGTTTTGTCCAGCGTGGCGGTGCCACTTGTTGTGGCGAACAATGCTGTTACCGTTGCATTTCATTACATATTTATTACGAACACGCATTGACCATTCGACATCTTCTTCTTCGTTCCATCCGCGGGATTCATCTAATGGTTCTTCAATCATCACATGTTTTTTGATTATGAAGAATCCACCAGATATGTACATGTATTCAGTCTGCGTCCAGTCGTTATAGTCAAGAGACCATGCTCGACCGTGCCCAGGCTTATCCCACAGAGACCAGTCCATTGGGTTTCGTGCACCGGTAATTAGGTATTGAGGGCAAGAACATATTTCCCAATCTGTTCCAAACGTCTTAAATTCTTCGTACCATCTTGAGTCAAAGATGTGGTAATCATGCATTAAAACTATGTTGTCGTATTTCGCCTTTTGAACAAGAACGTTCTTTTTACGAGTAATCCATCGTGGTTTTATTGATTCATCAAAATCAATCTTGACGATATCTACGCCTTCGATTCCGCTGGAATCACCGCCGCCAACAAGCAGTATTTCATAATCTGGAATTGCGAGTGAACGGATACTTTCGACTATTTCTCGAAGTCTTTCCTTATCCTCATATACGGTTATTAAACCGAAAGTCCAAGCAATATCCCGCATAAAACACTTAAATCTTCTCTAGGATGAAACGCATTGTTGCGTCCCAGTCATCGCCACGTTTTGCCATTGTAAAGTTTTGCAGCATTTCAAGATTGTGTCCAACCTCGTCTCTTCTGATTTGAGTTTGACGTAATTCATCTAAATGATAAACCCAATCATCTGGAGTATATGCAATGCGACCAATTCCCTGGTCGGCAAGGAGTTTGTACTCTGGTGAATATGAAGAAATAAAAGGAACTCCAGCAGCAGCGTATTCAAGGCCTTTAATGAATGATTTTGCATGATTGAATGGAACGTTGTTTAACGGAACCATTCCAATATCGATTGGTTCAAACAATTTTGGATACGACATAATAGGAGCCAATGGAAGGGTCCTGGTTATGCTGTCTGGTATGCCAAGTTGTTTGTTTGCAGGGATTGCTGAGCCAGCAGTATGTCCAGAATGATGAAAACCTATCTTTCTGTTCACTAGGTATCTACCTAAAAATGGTGCAAGTGTTTCTAGGTCACCTGAGCGCCATGGGGTTGCACCAACCCATCCAAGCTTGAGTCGGTGATTCGTGCGAGGCGTACGTGGTTTCCACCTTTCAATGTCTATTCCATTTCTAACCATGAAGACATTTTCTCTTTTTGCTGCGTAATAATCAAAGAGGAATGGCGTTGAAGTGATTACAGCGTCAGCCTGCATTATTATCTGAGCGTAAATATCCCTGTTGTTATCTGGGTTGGTTTTAGGGTCTGTTGCTTGATAGGCCCTGTTTGTTACAGCTAGTCCATCAAACCAGTCATCAACATCAACAACTATTTTCTGGCCCATTTTTTGGGCAAGAGGCATTGCTTCGAGCACTTCGCGCTGCATTAGTAACTTAAAAACAATAATGTCCCAACCATGGACGGCTTTATCGCCAGGAACAACCATTCCAAATCCACGCTGTGGATTAAAACCAGGGAACCCAACGGTTGCAAACCAGCCACGTTTATTTAATTGGTCTGCAGGCAACTTGCATCTATACCACGCACAGCCGTTTGGTTGAAGTGGTTCAGTGCCCCACGCCCAGTCGCTTGTTAGATAACCAATTGTCGGTTTTCGTTTTTTTGGAGCCACGGAAAGACATTAGCACGGTAAGCAAAGACCGTGAAAGCAAATATGGTAAATTGGTTGTACCAAAAAAGTTGGGAGACAACATGGAAAGCAAGTTTTTGAAAGATACAGCAGAGAGAGCTGTTAGAACATTTTTGCAAGCCTACTTAGCAGCATGGGTGGCTACTGGTGCAGATTTCGACGGCCTCGTGGCTTCGGACAATCTCAAAGTTGGAGTGACCGCAGTAGCCCTCTCTATAGCAATGGCCATGGGTCTCAAGAAAGTCGGTCCAAACAAGGATTCAGCTTCGGCTATTTAGTGATATCTGCTCGTAGCAGACTGTTTCCTAATCTACAATCTTTGAGGTGTCTGATTAGGAGAGCGCGCCCATGATTGCTGGTGTCTACAACATAACTTGCGAGCAAGGCTCGTCATTTTTGCGCATCCTAGAACTAGAGCAACCCGACCTTGCCACAGACCCAACAGGTCAAACTTACGAGGAATTTGACTTAACTGGTTACACTGCCAGAATGCAGGTAAGAAGAACTGTTGAATCTGCCTCCGCTATAGTCACGCTAACTACTGAAAACTTAGGTTTAGAAATTAACCCAACTAATGACACTACCAACTTGATAAAGATGTCAATGTCAGCTTCAGTTACTGCATCAATCAACAGTAGTGGGGTCTACGACCTCGAGATAATCGACAATGATGGTTTTGTTTCAAAGGTGGTTAAGGGTGCATTCACTCTAATCCCAGAGGTTACTCGATGAGCAATGTTCCTAATCAGATAAATATTCGAGAAGACACACCGAATAACGTAATAGTAAACCAAGACGCTCAAAATCAAGTTGTAGTTCGTTTTGCTGGTGCTGGCTCATCAAACACAAGAAGACACGTTCACGCACAGGGTGTCGCGTCTACCACATGGATTATCACACACACCCTCGGAGGCAAGCCTTCTATCACCATTGTGGATTCTGCAGATACCGTAGTCGTGGGTGAGGTAACATATAACAGTAATTCTGAAGTAGAAGTGAACTTCACGTCTGCTTTTTCTGGATTTGCCTATCTGACGTAAGGCGGACAAAATGGCTCAAAAATTTGTAACAAATATTGACCTTAATCAAAATCAACTGATTAAGGCTACTTTTGAAGTTCTTATAAGCGACCCGAACACTAATCTGTTCGACGGTCGAATGTACTTCAACAGCGTTGATGGAGTCATCAAAATATATGACGCCACTGCTTCCACATGGCGCAAGGTAGTCGCAAGCACCGGCGAACAGGCTGGTGTGGTCTCTGGTGGCTCTTACTCTACCTCATTGACAATCACTGAAGCTGGTGGTCAGATTACAATCACGCCAAACCTTGCAACATCTGCAAGTGCTGGTTTGATGTCGGCTTCTGACTTTTCAAAACTCGGAGACGCCACCTCAGAAGCAACTGCAAGCAAACTTGTAATTCGTGATGGCTCAGGTCAAGCAAAGTTTGGCACACCAACTGATGCGAACCATGCTGCCACTAAGGCGTATGTTGATGCTGCTCGCTCTGGTCTTGATGTTAAAGCATCTGTTCGAGCCGCCACAACTGGTCCAATCAACCTTGCCAACCAACTTGAGGCTGGCGATGTAATTGACACGACCGTAACTCTCGTTGCTGGTGACCGTGTTCTCGTTAAAGACCAAAGCACTGCGTCGGAAAATGGAATCTATGTTGTTGCTTCTTCTGGAATGCCAACACGAGCAACTGATGCAAACGGTACAGCAGACACAGGAACTGTATCTGGTGGAACATTCACCTTCGTGGAAGAAGGAACAGATAACGGCGATGCTGGTTATGTTGTCTCAAGCAACGGAACAATAAACGTTGGTACCGATGCAATGAACTGGGTTCAGTTCTCAGGAACTGGACAAATCACTGCTGGCGAGGGAATGTCAAAACTTGGCAACACCCTCAATGTCAACGATGACGATGTAACTATCTATGTTGACGGGAATGATGACCTTGCTGTTAAGTCTTCAGCAACTGCCGGTCAAGTTCTTCTTTCTGCTGGTTCAGGAACTGCCACGTGGGGTGCATTGGACCTTGCTGATGGCGATGCGGTAACTGGTGCTCTCCCGATAGAGCATGGTGGTACCAACTCCACAACAGCCGCAGATGCAAGAGTTGCTCTTGACCTTGAAATCGGTGTTGATGTTCAGGCTTATGATGCAGAACTCGCAGCACTCGCTGGTCTAACATCTGCCGCCAACAAGCTTCCATACTTCACTGGTTCTGGAACTGCAGCGGTTGCAGACTTTACCTCAGCAGCAAGAGACTTGCTTGATGACGCTGATTCGTCAGCAATGCGTGACACGCTTGGACTAACAATTGGAACAAACGTTCAGGCTTACAGTGCAGTACTTGCAGCAGTTTCTGCAAGCACCTATGTTGGTGATGACAGCATCACAACCCTTGGAACCATCACTACTGGTACCTGGAACGGAACTACCATTGCCATTGCAAATGGTGGTACCGCTGCTACATCAGCCGCAGCTGCAAGAGCCAATCTTGCCGCGACTACAGCAGGAACAACAAGCACTCCAGTTCTTGCAAGAATTGCCAAGCAGGGAAACACGGCACATTCTCTTGGTGTGTCAACAACTACTGTTACACACAACTTTGGGACAACAGATGTAATTGTTCAGGTCTATCAGGTCTCAACTGGTGAGACGGTAATTGCAGATGTAACACGTCCGAACGGGAACACCGTTCAGGTTGTAATCAATGGTTCAGTTGACACCAACGAATTCACTATTGTAGTAACAGGCTAAAACAAACAACCCTGAGGGGTTAAAACAAGAGATTGACTGAGGTCATGGCTCAAAAATTTACAGTACCAGTAACGATTAAAAACCTGTCGTCAGCAGGCTCGGACGGTCTTACTGTATTTCTTGACCAAGAATCTTTTGCTCGATTAAAAGTAGAGGCGGGCGGACGCATCACATGGGGTGCAGGCGCTGGTGCTGGAGACACAAATCTCTATCGAGATGCTGAATCAGTTCTCAAGACTGATGACACATTCAAGGCTGCTGGCTTATATGTTGGTGGCACACAGATTGACACGCTTGGCGCAACAGTTGGCGATGCTCTCGTATTTAACGGAACAAAATTTGTTTCCGCTTCAGTCGCTGCTGGTGGAGGTGGAGCTTCATTAACTGTTTCCGACACGCCTCCAGCTGGGGCAGAAGAAGGCGACCTCTGGTTTAGTTCGCTTGAACTCGAAGTGTATGTTTATTACTCTTCTGCATGGATTCAAGTAACTGATTCAAGTTCTGGAGTTCAGGAACTTTATGAGCTCGTCGATGTACTCATAGACAACCCTATATCTGGAGAGGCACTGGTCTATAACGGAACAGAATGGGTTAACGGACTTGTATCTTCTGGAGCGGCTTCAAGCCTTGAAACTGCAAGAATAATTCAATTATCCGGAGATGTGTCGGGTTCTGTATCCTTTGACGGCTCGCAGAACGTTTCGATTGCTGCAACAATTCAGCCAAATTCTGTTGCATTAGGGACAGACACAACTGGTAATTACGTCAATGATGTGACTGCTGGAACTGGTGTCACCATAACTCATACACCTGGTGAAGGCTCAAGCCCAACCATCGCAATTGGACAAGCCGTAGCGACCTCTTCGTCCGTTTCATTTGCAAGGCTTGAAACGTCTGGAGATGTTGTTGTCGGTGGGGACCTGACTGTAAATGGAACCACCACGACTCTAAACACTGAAACACTTTTGGTTGAAGACAATATAGTCGTTCTGAACTCTGGTGTTACAGCAACCCCAACGCTCGATTCAGGAATTGAAATTGAGCGTGGAACTTCAGCAAATGTTCTAATTCGCTGGAATGAAACAAACGACCAATGGGAGTTCACGAACGACGGCACCACATACGGGGACATCGCTGCACTTGGGGCTATTGAACTCGGAACAGACACGACTGGGAACTTCGTTTCAGACATAACACAAGGTACTGGCGTTACAGTAACGCACACGCCAGGAGAGGGTTCAAGTCCTACAATTGCAATCGGGCAAGCAGTTGAAACTTCTTCATCTGTACAGTTTGCAACGGTAACAGCTCCGTTAATCGGTAATGCATCAACCGCTTCAGCGCTTGAGACAGCACGAACCATCTCCCTCGGTGGAGACTTAAGCGGTTCTGCTTCTTTTAACGGAACTACAGACATAACCATCAGCGCAAGCGTTGTTAACTCTGGTGTGAACCTTGATGAAATTTCAGATGTTGTTATTACTTCTCCGCTTCAATTTCAAGGATTGATGTATGACGGAACCAACTGGGTAAACAGCAACATCCCAGATGTATACCTTGTCAGGAATAATACTGGCTCAACCATACTTAAAGGAACCTTGGTTGGTGCTGTTGGCGCAGAGCCTAGCGGAAGAATAGATGTTGCACCGTTTCAAGTAACAGGAACAGAAAACTCAGAACTTCGTGCGATGGGCATTGCTACAAGCAATATATCTAGCGGCGTTAACGGCGAAGTGATGAGTTTTGGAACCCTAACTGGTCTTGACACAAGAGGAAGCACCGCCAGTGCGCTTGCGGTTGGTGACGAGACTTGGGCTGCTGGTGACATCCTTTTTGCTCACCCAACCGTTGATGGAAAACTCACAAATGTAAGACCACAACATGACCTTGCTGTTGCATTCATTACCGTTCGTCATGCTTCCACAGGTCAAATTGCAATAAGAATTATTCCCGGCAACAACCACCTTGAGTGGATGCACGATGTTTCACTTGTTGATAAAACATCAGGAGACTTCCTTAAGTACAACGGAACACTTTGGGTTAATGACCAAATCAACCTAGGTACCGATACTGTCGGTAACTATCTATCTGACCTAACGCAGGGCACTGGAGTAACTATTACTCACACCCCTAGCGAAGGCTCAAATGCAACTATTGCCATTGGTCAAGCTGTAGATACAAGTGCATCTGTTACATTTGCGCAAGTCAATACAACTGGTGATGTTGTTGTGGGTGGGAACCTTACCGTCAACGGAACTACGACGACGCTGAATACGGAAACCTTGGCAATTGAGGACAACATTGTTGTTCTAAACAGCGGTGTTACTGGCTCACCAACTGTCAATGCTGGTATCGAGGTTGAGCGCGGCACATCAGCAAATGTTGATTTAAGATGGAACGAATCAACCGATAAGTGGGAATTTACAAACGACGGCTCCACCTACAGCAACCTTGGTGCTGGTGGGGCAACAATTTCAGATACCCCACCATCGTCACCCGTGACAGGTCAAATTTGGTATGAGTCTGACACTGGAAAAACTTTTGTTTACTATGACTCATTCTGGATTGAAATAGTTGGTTCAACAGGAGCACAGGGTCCAACTGGTGCTACTGGTGCTGAGGGTGCTACTGGTGCTACTGGTGCTACAGGTGCAGCGGGTTTAGGTGTAGCCGTTCCTATGGTTTCAACTTATTATCACAAAACACCGTCAAGCAACTCAACGCAAACTTGGCAAGCAAACAGAACTGCTTATGTACCATTTTTTATTGCAGAGTCCACAACATTAGACCGCATTGCAATTCGTACTGGTACAACATTTTCAGGAACTGCAACAGTCCGAATCGGTATTTATGACAGCACAAATGGGCAACCCAGCACAGTTGAATTAGATGCTGGAACTGTTAGCGCTACAGCATCATCTACCACTTATGAAATTACAATAAACCACACCCTTTCGCCTGGGTTGTATTTTCTTGCACAAAACTCACAAGTTGCAGCAACAACCAACAATTACTTTTCGGCGAACAATAGTTATTTACAAATGCCTGTAGGCTTAAACATTTCTGCGACTATTTCAACAGGATGGCGTGAAGATGTGACAGTAACGGGTGGGTTTGCAACTGCTGCAACGCTTTCTCTAAACGCGAATACGCCTGATGTTTGGATACGCAAAACATGAACAAAATAGTTACTTTCGGCTTGGGTGGCTACGACCCGACCAAACCAAACAACAACATCGTTGAAGTTGTTGAGGTTCCAGACATTCAGGTTCCCCTTGATGCAGTCGGTGTTGTCGCAACTTTGAACGCTGTGCTTGGTGTATGGTCATTATCGGATGCTGCGAATGTTGCAGGGGTTACACCTGATGACCTGATTCGTGAAGCACAAGCATGGTCTGTTGGAGCACAAAATGGCAATTGATTTTCCTAACTCCCCGACAAACGGTCAAACTCATGTCGTAGGTACTTTTACATGGCAATACGACGGTGAAAAATGGGTTGCCGCAAATGGCATTGCCTTGGATGGCTTGTCGGATGTAACAGCGCCAACACCTACATCTGGCGACTTCCTAAAATGGAACGGCACTGCTTGGGTGAATGACCCAATCAATCTTGGGACAGACACTGTCGGTAACTATATGTCAGACCTTACCCAGGGAACTGGCGTTACGATTACCCATACACCAGGAGAAGCGTCTAATGCCACTATTGCAATTGGTCAGGCCGTTGGGACATCTTCATCGGTGCAGTTCGCTGCTATAACGGCACCACTCATTGGTAATGCTTCTACAGCAACAACACTGCAATCAGCTCGCACGATTGCGGGTCAATCATTTGATGGTTCTGCGAACATATCCATTGCTCCAACAGATTTGACGGGGGTTACATCTACTGCTGCCGAATTAAATATTCTTGACGGCGCGACGCTTTCGACAACGGAACTCAACTATGTCGACGGAGTAACCTCTGCTATTCAGACACAGTTAAATGATAAGGCTCCATCTGCTGGCCCAACCTTTACTGGCACTGTAGTTTTACCATCAACAACTTCTATTGGAACTGTAGATTCAACAGAAATTGGTTATTTGGATGGTGTTACCTCTGCATTGCAAACCCAGTTAAACGCCAAAGCACCTGTTGCTGGACCCACATTCACTGGAACAGTAGTCCTTCCATCTACTACTTCTATTGGCAACGTAACATCAACAGAAATTGGATATGTGGATGGGGTGACATCTGCTATTCAAACCCAGTTAAACGCTAAGGCACCAATTGAGTCACCAACTTTTACTGGCAACGTAACTCAAGAAATTACCCATGGTCTTAATGCTAAGTTGAGGTTATCGGCTGCCAATAATGGTGCTGCAACTGGTGAATGTAGTTTGTATTTTTGGATTAGTGAACCAGCCGCAACTTGGACTGGTGCTGGTATTGCAAGAAACAGGGTGAATACCAGTGGTTCATTTCCCCGTGTGAATACTGGTTTAAGTGGTCAGTACATAAGATTGGACGAAGGTGGTAACACCTTCTTTTCTTGTATGAACTCTGCTGGTAGTGAGGCAATTTTTGTGTTTGACCCAGGTGGAACAGCATCTAAATCTGGTGGTGGTTCTTGGGCTGTGTATTCGGATATTCGCCTAAAAGAGAATATTCATGATTATGAAAAAGGAACAGCAGAACTCATGCAGTTGCGTGTTTGCGAATGGGAACACAACGGCAAAGGTGGGTTACAACAGGGTTCAAAAGGTATCGGTGTTGTTGCTGACGAAGTTGAGTTAATACTTCCTGACACTGTTTCTACGTATAATGCAAAATTGAATCCAGAAGATGAAGAAACTACGGACATCAAACGATTTGATTCATCTGAAATTACCTGGTTGCTTGTCAAAACTGTCCAGGAACAGCAAGCAAAAATTGAAGCACTTACTGCCCGTCTTGAAGCGTTGGAGTCCTAATGGCAATTGACTTCCCTAACTCCCCTGCGGTAGATGACATCTACACAGTAGGTTCGCGTACATGGACGTGGACTGGAACTAATTGGGAACTTAAGAGCAGCGCCTTTGGTGCTGGAACAGTAGGGACTACAGAACTTGCCGACAGCTCGGTTACCACAGCATGGAAGCACCCCAATACTTGGTGAGTTTATGGTTGTTGGCGGTGGCGGTGGCGGTGCTAACGGCTTCAACAACGGTCAAGTCGGAGTAACCTGCTTTGGTGGTGGCGGCGGTGGAACTTCAATAAGTTCCAACGTTGTTGTTTCTGCTGGCGTTTACACTATGAATGTTGGTGGTGCTGGGACCGTAAACGGTGGTACTGGTGGAACATCCAGTGTTGTACTTAGCGGTTCAACTCTCTATTCCGCAGCAGGCGGAAATGGTTCTTTTGCTGACCGTTTTCCAGTTGGTGGTGCAGGCGGTTCTGGTTCAACATCAAACGGAACAGCTGGGTCACAAACTGGCTATACGGTTGCTGTAGGCGGATATAGCAGTGCTTTTGATGGAACTACAAGAACATATGGTTCTGGTGGTGGTGCAAACCCCGCTGGTGGTGGTTCTGCAGGAGCTGATGGAGAGGGAGATAGTGGTCAGTCTGGGGGTGGAGGTAACCCTTCGCCTGGAAACAGAGGCGGAACGGGTATAGCAATGTTGAAGATTTTAACTTCTAATACAGGAAGAATAACCGCAACATCGGGAACAGTCTCAGCAGTAGTTACTGGTTCTTATACCGTTTATAGATGGACAAGTTCTGGAACGGTGACGGTTTCCTAATGAAACAATATGCCTTGATAGAAAACAATATTGTTATCAACACGCTTGTTGCTGACGACAGTTTTATCTCAGCGCAATCTGGAGAGTGGATTGAATACGATGATTCAAGACCAGCATACATTGGGACTGAACTTGTCGGAGGTTTCCTGGTTTCACCACAGCCATTCCCATCTTGGACGCTAGACGGGAACCACGACTGGCAACCACCAGTGGCGCGCCCAGCAGAAGGCATGTACGCATGGAACGAAGAGTTGATGCAATGGGCAGAAATGCTGTAAATCTCTTTTGCTAAGTCAAGCTAAAACCTTGTAAAATATAGGTTCTCTATGTGGGATAATTGCACCCATGGCAATCACTTTCCCCTCTGCACCGTCAACAAATGATGAATTTGTTGTTGCTGGAAAAGCATGGTCTTGGACCGGTTTGGTCTGGAGAAAAGTCAGATATGCGATAATTGATGGTGGTTTTTCGACAACGGAAATCCTGGATGAGGCGTCAATAGCTGACGGAGGAAATGCTTAATGGCTTATAAAAAGATTTTATTCCGTCGTGACCCTGCTGCATCATGGACATCCGAGAACCCTGTTCTCTCGGCTGGCGAGGTTGGACTAGAGACAGATACAGGGAAAATCAAGATTGGTAACGGCTCCTCGACCTGGACAGCCCTCTCGTACTTTGTTGGCAACCTTCCTGGAGCGACCCTTGATGCTCTCGGCGACGTCACTATCACCAGTGCCGCAAACGGAGATTTTCTTCGCTGGAACGGCACTGCATGGATTAATGATGCAGTAAACCTTTCTACTGACACTGTTGGCAACTATGTAGAAAGCCTTGTCGCTGGAACTGGTGTAACCCTTACTAATAACTCTGGGGAAGGTTCAACACCAACTGTTGCTGTCGACACCACAGTAATCCAGGCAAGGGTGTCGGGGGTTACTGATACAGAAATTGGTTACCTTGATGGGGTCACTTGGGCAATCCAAACACAATTAGATGCAAAAGCTCCTAGCGCAAGTCCAGTATTTACTGGACTGGTAATACTTCCTGCAAATACAGTTTCACAAGTCCATTTAAATGATGATTCTGTTGGAACAAACGAAATTATTGGACTATCTGTTACTACCGCCAAACTCGCAGATGGTTCAGTAACTTCAGGCAAAATCGCAGATGGAGCGATTGTAGATGCAGATATTAATGCTTCAGCCTCAATCGCTATGTCAAAGATTTCTGGTCTTGATACAGCGCTTAGCGCAAAAGCTCCAATTGCCTCTCCAACCTTTACCGGAACCGTCACTCTTGCTAATGACCCAAGTTCAGCGCTTCATGCAGCAACAAAGCAATATGTTGACAATATTTCATCTGGTATCAACTTCCATGAGTCTGTCGTAGCAGCAACAACTGGAAACCTTGCTGGTACATACGATAACGGAACAAGCGGTGCCGGTGCAACTATTACAAAAGCAACAAATGGTGCAATTGGAACAATTGATGGAGCATCTGTTGTGGTCGGAAGTAGAATATTGCTCAAGGCACAGACTGATTCTAAAGAAAACGGTATCTACACAGTTACGGATGTCGGCAGTGTTAGCGCTCCTTGGGTAGTCACAAGAGCAACAGACGCTGACAATAACCCTGCAGGAGAAATGAAGACTGGCGACTTCTGCTTCGTAACTGGTGGGTCAACAAATGCTGGTTTTGGATTTGTAAACAATAGCGCTACGAATCCAATTGCTATTGGGACTGACAACATCACATACACACCGTTTAATGCAGCACAGACACTAACCAATGGAAGTGGAATTAATCTTGTATCAAACGTGCTGTCAGTTGATACAACAGTAATTCAGGCACGAGTTGCTGATGTTTCTGATACAGAAATTGGATATCTAAACGGAACAACTTCTGCAATACAAACACAATTAAATGCAAAAGCACCATTGAGTTCTCCGGATTTGACCGGCACACCGACGGCCCCAACGGCTACGTCCGGAACCAACACCACGCAAATTGCTACTACGGCATTTGTAAAAACAGCTGTTGATGGGGCTGCTATTACTTCACTTGGTGTTATTGGTGACGTAGCAATTACATCAGCAGCATCTGGAGATATTCTCAAGTGGTCTGGTACACAGTGGGTAAATGATTCGGCTTTACTTGCAGCAAAAGCGAACTCAGCTTCTCCAACTTTTACTGGAGTAGTAACGCTCCCGGACAACACGGTTGCCCTGGGCACAAAAACCACTGGTGACTATGTTGCGTCGCTCGTTGCTGGAACAGGCGTAACCCTTACCAATAACTCCGGAGAAACAGCTACCCCAACAATCGCTATTGGTCAGGCTGTAGGGACATCGTCGTCAGTGCAATTTGCTGCCGTTACAGCGCCGCTGATTGGCAATGCCTCGACTGCAACAACTCTTCAAACCGCCCGCAACATTGCTGGTCAACCATTTAATGGTTCAGCAGACATTTCTATTGCTCCTACAGACCTTACTGGAGTAACTGCTACTGCAACAGAATTAAATTATGTTGACGGAGTAACATCTTCAATCCAAACACAGTTGGACAACAAAGCAAGTGCAACTGCGTCTCCAGTAATAACCCTTGGCGGCGACCTTAGCGGCTCTGCAACATTTACTAATCTCGGAAATGCAACACTAACCGCAACCATTGCTTCGAACTCTGTTGCACTTGGTGCTGATACGAGTGGCGACTATGTGAGCGTAATAACCGCCGGAACCGGAGTGACGGTTACTGGTGGGACTGGGGAGACCTCAACGCCAACAATAGCGATTGGACAATCAGTAGCAACAAGCGCTTCTGTAACTTTTTCTCAAGTTGAAACGACTGGCAACTTGATTGTTGGTGGAGACCTTAGTGTTCACGGAACTCTCACAACCATCAATGAAACAAACCTTGCAATTGAAGACACGTTTATTTATCTTAACGATGGCTCAACAATCACAAACCCAGACCTTGGTTGGGTGGGTAATTACAATGACGGAACGTATCGTCATGCTGGTCTTTTCAGAGATGCAACTGACGGAAAGTTTAAGTTCTTTGATTCCTACGAGATAGAACCAGCTGACCCAATCAATACTGCTCATGCCAGTTATTCAGCAGCACCAGTTGTTGCAGAAGTGTTTGAGAGTACGGTGGCAACAGGAACAGCCCCATTAAGTGTTTCTTCAAGCACAGTAGTAACAAACCTCAATGCCGACCTTCTAGATGGGCAGAGCGGTTCTTTCTACGCTCCAGTAAATAATGCATCCTTCACTGGAACATTTAGTGCCCCGTCTGGAACCATAACAAGCACAATGATTGCTGATGGAACCATCGTTAATGCTGATATCGATTCTTCTGCAGCGATTGCCTTAAGCAAGCTTGCGACAAGCACTGCTGGAAACATCATCGTTTACAACTCTTCTGGAGTTCCTACATCTGTCGCGGAGACTGGCGATGTGACAATTTCCGATACGGGTGTAACATCTATCGCTTCTGGCGTCATCGTAAATGCTGATATAAGCGCTTCTGCCGAAATTGACCTAGGAAAGCTCGCCGACGTATCAACGAATGCTCAACCGAGCTATTACACGCTTGTGTTGGCTGACAAGAATAAGATTGTTGAAATGGGTGACAGCGGTGCCCATACACTGACAGTGCCGCCAAACTCATCAGTAGCTTTCCCGGTTGGTTCGCAGATAAACATCCTGCAAACAGGAGTTGGTCGAACAACGGTTACTGCTGGGGCTGGAGTAACAATCAATGCATCACCAGGGCTTAAACTACGAGCACAGTGGTCATATGCTACGCTCATCAAGAGAGCAACCGATACATGGGTATTGGTGGGAGACGTTTCGGCATAACTTATGGCAACAAAAGATTCAGGCGGTAAAATTCCAGGAGTACCAACGATTGGTACGCCATCATTTGACAGCGGAACTGGTATCTCCTCGGTTCCATTTACTGGCCCAACATATACTGGAAAAGGTACGATTAGTTATCGCATAAACGCTAGCACTGGTGAAACCGCAACTGGGGGAAGTTCACCAATTGCAATAACCACAACTGCTGGAACTGCTGTTACTTTTACTGTCACATCCATCTCATCAAATGGCGTCGAGTCAAATGCGTCGTCATCATCAACATCCATAACACCTGGAATCAAACCTGCAACCCCAACAATTGGTGTTTCAGCTGCGGGCAACGCCGCAGCCACCGTAAACTGGACAAAGGGCAGCAACGGAACGGCCGCAGCTACCGCTGTTACTTTTAGGGTTCAATCGTCTCCATTCACTAGTGAGAAAACTGTAGTAAACGCTAGCAGCATAAGTTTTACTGGTCTTACAAATGGAGTTGCATACCAATTTAGAGTCAGGGCGGAAAGCGTATATGGCGTCAGTGACTTTTCGGCATATTCAACCGCAGTAACCCCAGTTGCCCCCCCGTACTTCCCGCCATACTTTCCGCCGTACTTTCCTCCAAGATTTAAGTGATTATAATCTGACATGTGAATGCTGACCAATATTCAATCAGTCAATATTGGGAAAATGGATTCGCCGTAATTAATGGGTTGATTCCTGAAAATAAAATAGATGCATTCATGGGTAAATATAAACCAAAACATGTAGTTCTTGGAAAAGAAAAAACATCATACGAAACATACATTGAGCGCAACGAATACCTCAGAAGTCAAGAAATACTAGAGATGCTTTGCGGGGATGAAGTAAGTTCGGTAGTCTCACATTTAAACAAATATTTTGCCCTACACATATCAGAGGCAAGAATAGGTACATCAGGAACAGACTGGCACACCGACTATTTAGAAAAAAATGCAATTGGTGCAAATGGTTACATCGGTGTGCACATAGCCATGAGCGACGTTGATGAAGGTTGCGGTCCATTTCAGTTGATACCAAAGTCTCATAAGTGGCTAAAAAATTCAGAAATTATAAACTGGGAAAATTGCAAAAGCAATCCACAACAGTGCTGCGAGTACAATAATGAATTAATTAAGACAAAAGGAATTGAGCCATTTGTTTTTATTCCACACAAAGGAGATGTTTTGATTTGGCATGGGAACCTAATGCATAGGGGAAGCCCTGCTGATGAATGGGCCAAAGGCAGGGATGTGTTGTTCGGTCATTACAGGGCAATGGAAAAAAATGAAATTGAAGCAATAGAGAAAAATAAACCTAGCAGTAGACTCGGGAAGCATAAATCCATGTTTTACGTAATTAGTGGTAATAATGGGTAACATCTCTTACTTGGAGCAGCCTCATTACGAGTTGGGCGACATTGCATTGTTCGACGCGACTACGGGACAAAATGCAGATTCTATAAAACTAAATAAAAACTTTTACTTTGAAAAATTCAAGATAGAAGGTTTTATTGGTTTTAAAGAAGCGAGTGTAAGCGAAGAAGAACAAAAAGAAATATTTAAATTATTCTGTAAAAATTTTGACATCGTTCCGAACCTTGGTGGATATAGAGAAAACCACAATCTCTCAATAAGTAGAGAGTCTGGCAAGGTTTCAAGACATAATATTCTCGTGAGCTGGCACTACGAGCACATTGAGAACAACATTGAAACAGCAGCATCATGTTGGAATATGACTAAGTTTGATTGCGATAAATCAAATGGAATAACGTTGTTCTGTGATGGGCAGGAGACAATGCATGCATTCAATGAAGAGGAAATTGATTTTTTAAAAAAATGTTTAGTGATTACTAATCACAAAAATGAAGAAGATAAAAACTATCGTTCCCCGATAAGAATAAATAAAACAAACAATTCAGAGCTGATAAGGATTGACCCAGCATATATCGTTGAGAAATTAGTGTCGTTTGATGGAAGAAAGCCAAGCATCACCGAAATATCTAGATATATACAAATTCAAAAGAAATTTGAAAATCTTCTTCTCCCGGGCAGTGGCTACATTAAGGGTTGGGCATGGTCCCCAGGGGACCTCTTGATAATAGACCTGTTTAGAATGTGTCATGCTGTACTTGGTGGGTTTGAGCCACACGAACGTGAATTTATTGGGATATTTGGTAAAGTACCTCAATGAACAGCGACACATCTCCATGGGGAGTTAAACCTGGATTTTTTGGTTCAAGTAAAGAAAATATCCACGTAATAGAAGATTTTATAGACCCTGAAGATGTTTCTAAAATAAATTTATTTGCAAGGTCTATAAAGGAATGGTCAAACCAAGAACCAACAAGCATATACGCAGAGGACGGAACATGTCTGTACGATGCAAATTATTGGAACGACCGTCAATGCGGTTATGACATTCTACAGAAAATAAACCCAGAAATATATGAATTGATTGATTCCTATATCGAGAAGATGGGCAAGGTAATAAACGAGACGTTTAATTGTGTTGTGTCCACTAGGCCCCCATGCATAATTAGATGGTTTACCGGCATACAACAGGAGCCCCACGCCGACAAACAACTCCCCGATGGTTCGCCCAACCCTTTTACTGATTACGATATAAATGCATTGTTTTATTATAATGAAGATTTTACTGGTGGTGAACTTTACTACCCCCAACACGATATGGTGATTAAACCAAAACCTGGTCTTGCCGTTTTTCACCCAGGAGACATAAACTACCTCCATGGAGTTAGTATGGTTACATCTGGAGAAAGATTTACCACTCCAGCTTTTTATACGATAGAGGAGTTTCTGTGATGCACTCACTACATGTAGGCGACCCTAAGTTGGGCATTATTATTTACAAAAATGCATTACCTAAAGAACTCAATTTGGTTGAACGCTTGGAAAACACAATTGGGACTAGCTCTTTACCGCCGTATATGTGGATGGACGCATTGGTGGGTGACGCTGTAAAAATGCCAGAGTACAGGGATTGTGTGGACTGCAAAATGGGAATTGAACATTTGCAAGATTGCCCCCCGCAGTTTTTGGAAATAAAAAGTATTTACGATGACACAAATCACGGACTCCGTGAATGTTTGGCTGACTATCAAAGCAGATACAACATAAATATGGAATTCATGGAATCTATTAATTATGTTCGTTACGGCGTTGGACAGCATTTTGGAATCCACACCGACCATGGTTTTTCTTATAATTGCACTGTTTCCTCAGTTATGTATTTGAACGATGAGTATGAAGGTGGGGAGCTTTGGTTTCCTTATTTGGATATTAAGATTAAACCCGAATACGGAGACATCGTTTTTTTCCCTTCAACTTTTATTTACGCTCATTCATCCTTGCCAATCATAAGTGGGAAAAAGTATGTAGCAGTAACAATGTTTGACTACAACGATAGAACCCACAAGCCAGAGCACTATATGTATGGTCAAGGGTGAGCATGTTTTCCTATTTCCGAATGATAGTCTTCTAGCGTGCCAAAGTTTACCCTTACAAGAACAACGCAGAATCCACCTGAAATAAAACAATCTCGTATTAAGCGAGAGTGGATGGATAATACACACAACAAACACGCCTATCAATGTTTGCCAATGACATTCGCAAATGTCTACGGATGGGAACTTGTACTTCAACAAGATGTAGTCGTCCAATGGGATGGCGGGCATACTGTTCCGACGATTCTTTCTGGCGGTGAATATGAGGGTCGTCAAATCGCCTACGGCGGAATAGTTGGAATGGTTTCGTTTTCTACGGGGTGGGCATTTGGAACACCAGATGGGTACGAAACATGGATTGGAGGTTCTCCGAATTACGTGGTTGATGGAGCATCCGCACTCAGTGCAATAATTCCAAGTAGTTGGTGGCCAGATGAGTTTCAAATGAATTGGATGGTTACCAAGGTCGGAGAGCCTGTTACTTTTAGTGCTGGAATGCCATTTATGTTCTTTTCAATATTCGATAGCTCTATTCATGAAAATACTGAATTCATCGTGGAAAACTTATGGGATAAACCAGAACTAATGGATGCCAGGCAGAAATATGGACAACTAAAAATGACCAACAATAGGGATAACCCATGGACATGGACGAAAGGAATTAGGACAGGATTGGACGCTGATGGCAATAAGATTGGTCCATCTTTTGTTGGGTTACCGAAACTAAATGAGCCAAACCTGGAGTGACATGAAACTTGGACAATACGACGAAAAAATTGCAATCAATGAAGCAGTTGCTTTTTTGTCTAAATCAATAGCAACGCTTTCAATGATTATGGGTATTGACGTTTCTTCATTTAACCCAGAGGAAAAGAATCCGCACAACGAAGGCGATTCAATGTTCGATTCATACAACGTCCTATGCCAAGAAGTAATTGCCCTAAATAAACTATTGGGTAATCATGATGAATAACGAAGAGGACATCAAGAATCCTGATATGAGCAGGCGCAAGGGTGAATCAATCACCGATTTACCTGATTGGGATAATGAAGTGATTGAGCTGGACTCTGCTACGGGGATATATTATGTTGCTGGAAATCCAGTAATCATGTGTCAACTTGTGGCAATGTTTAAAGACGAAGACAAAGAAAATGAATAGTCAAAAACTTGAAAAATACTTAAGTGATGAAGATTTTGAAATTTCATCCAGGAACCTTGCATCACTCCTGTACATACTCGGCTACGGCAAAGAAGAATTCGACGATTTAACCATCGACAACCTTGTGAACCTAATACGCGATAGATATGTATACAAACACTCATTCACAGAGAACTCAGCTTCGCAGGCATACATCAAAAAACAGAACATAGTATTGGCTAGAGCAGTTAGACGTTCGTGGTTTGATGTTCAGTTCGCTTCTCACGAGGCTCTAGAAAATGGCTGATAATCAATTTGCACCATACCGAGCGTTTGACTACACAAAGTGGTATGGAGATTGGCGTGGTTTTGCAGAAACATCAACGCTTGTAGACGGTCCTGAGTCTGTAGAGATTTCAAAATACTTATTTGAAACTATTGGCGTAGATAGAAGAAACATCGCTACTGGCGGAGCTTCTGATTTCGAATTTGTCATCCATTATCCGAGGCCAAATTTGGCTCAATCGTATGGCCAGTCTCAGTGGATGCCCATTCTTGTGGTGATGATGCTCATGGACATATCTCCAAAGCACAAAGTCTTAGCACTTTCGGGTGGTCCTGATAGGTTTAAATTGAAACAGTTTCAAGATGTTTTTAAATCTAAAATATATTTTTTAAATAACAAAAAATTAGCACTCTATGAAAAATTTCAAAAAGTTAATACTCCAATTGATTACGAGGTTGTAACGACGAGCGGTCTCGAAAGTAATAAGGACATTAAGTTTGACATGATTCTGGGTTGGTCTCAGGATATGGAAAACCCATTTACAGGACCAAATTTTTACATTGATAGATTGAACGACAACGGTATTTTAATTGTGCAAAATTCTTCTGACAGCGCGTTTTTGTACCAAAACGAAACGCATGCATCCCCGGTTTGGTCGTATCATGAGGAAATGAAGTCCAGAACTGACTGTCGGACTTATCACATCCCGATTTTCTATGGCCTGACAATAGTCATAAAGGGTGGTGAGTATGCTGATTAAAGATAACGCAATAGACGCAAAAACTTACCAGGAAATGCTCGAGGATAAGGATTTTTATCCAGAATCAATGGGCAGTGAAGACAGGATTGCATCAGAGTTAAATTCATATCACTACGAGCAAGCGAGCTGCTTTGCGCCATATATGTTCTGGGATGGTTGGTGGAGGTCTCCAGCAAACACACCAAGGAAAAGGGTGGTTCAAGGTATTTGGGAGAATAATCTTCCTTGCGATAAAGAAGAGATACTTGGAATCGAATACTGGACAAGAACCTACCTCCCAGGCCAGTACCTAGATGTCCATGTTGACGAAGACACTTTTTTATATGCCGACTCAAAAGTATTTAGTGGACCGCTTATGGGTTCAATTTATTATGGATTAGACAACAGTGAAGGAGGATTTGTTGAAATTTACAACAAAGCCATTCTTGTTGACGGAACTCCAATGGCGATTGAGGCGGAGAATATCAATGCATTACTGGTACCGATAGAAGAAAGGGAACGAATCGCCTATCGTGGGAATCGGTTAATAATATTCGATGCTGGACATGTTGTACATGGCACTACGCCAGCAAAAAGTGGGATTAGACAAGTTATGGTTACCAATGTTTGGCATAGGAACAACCCGCCAACAGCACTAAAACTTGGTGAATTCTTTTATGAGTAATGCTGAAATAGTAAACTTACTAACAGTCAATGTTTTTAAAACAAAAATAAAAAATGTGAATAACAACAAACTTGTAGAAGAAATAAAAGATTGCTCTGGAGAAATAGGGCAGCAATTCTTAAGCAAAGAAAACCACACATATTACGAGGATAAAAGATATCCATTTGGACAGCCAGAATCAGAAAAGTTGATAAACACACTCAGCGAAGCAGTTAATTCAATAGTTGGTGTAAAAATGGTTCTTTCTGAGATATGGACTTTGACTTTAAATTACGGTCAATCCGTAGCTGCTCATTCGCACAAGTCGAACACGCACATGCATGATGAGGAGTTTTTCTCAATAGCGTATTATCCAAGTGCTCCAGAAGGGAGCGCTGACCTTATATTCATGGTTGATGCATGCAATACTTTAGAAAAAAGTGTTTCAATAAAACCAGAGACAGGTGGGCTTGTGGTGTTTAATTCTTACTTAATGCACATGACTAATAGACATCAAAACAAAAACACAGAAAGAATAGTCGTTAGTGCTAACTTTAAGCCCGAAAAACCATCAAGCATGGAAACCCAGGACTGGAGCGCTTACTCAAGATGAGCAAAATCAATGCAGAACACCTGGGTGGCGGAACTGTGCTCTTCAAAAATGTACTTGATGTGCCAAAAGCTGAATTAATAGAGCATCTAAGCGAGATTAAAGAAAATTGGAGAAAAGAAAATTTTACAATTATTTATGATGACAGCGGAAATGCATCACATGCAGTGAACAAGGGTGATTTTATTTACGACCTAGAGTCAATGAGAACTGCACCAGTTAGAATACAAAGCCTTACTCACCCATTTTTTCGGGAATGCGACGATGCCGTTTACCAGTGCCTTCTTGAATACATAGAGTTATTCCCAGCAGTTCTGCAGTGTCTGTGGTGGCGCTCAACCGGTCATGTCCTATGTTACGACGAGGGGGCGAGTCTTGGCCTGCATTGTGACAACGATGTTAACTATAGGTACGGAGCAATACCAAAAACAGAACATGCAACAAGAAACGTCCTTTCTGCGCTTGTGTATATAAACGACTCAACGGATGATGAATCTGTAGAGCATTCATTTTCTGGTGGTCATATGTCAATCCCGTATTTTGGGATAGATATTACTCCTGCTTCTGGTGACATATTGCTGATGCCAGCCGGATATCTTGGCGCTCATGAAATACATGAGATAACGCGCGGTACTAGATATTCATATCTGAGCTGGTTCGCGCAGGGTTCAGAGGACAAAGAAAAAGGCGTATCCCCGATTGTCCCGGACGAGTATTACAAGAACGAGGGTCAGTGGTGGTTAACCTCAATAATCGAGGATTACGATAGGCACATATCTTCTAAACATGAGCACATTAATGGAGTAAATGAAAAGCTTTTTAACTTTAGGACCAGAGAAAAAGACCACATATAAATCGGGTTACTAAGCCCCATGGTGGTGTAGTACCATTGTTTCATGACGGTAACAAAGGATACTTTTGGCCATTTAAAGGGAAATGTAAAAATTTATAATTTTGATGCAATTGTTGACGCCCCATCTTCGGACCCAAATGAAATTCATCACATAGTTCAAAGCAATATTGATTCAATATTCACATGGGACTACTCGCGCCAAAGAGAAGGATTAAAAAAGATTTACGAAAAGGCAAAGTCAAGTCAGTGGGATGGTGCAACCGCCCTTGACTGGTCTACGGACGTGGATGTTGAAAAATCCGTAGCCGAAGATTACATGAACTTCGGAACAAGTAGGGATATGTCTGTTTATAAGGGTAGCCCTGTTGAGCACTGGGGGCAATCCGAGTGGCTTGAATTCGGCGTTCAAAGTAGAAGATGGATGATTTCACAGTTTATACATGGAGAGCAGGCTGCTCTTATGTGCTCTGCAAAAATATCAATGACATGTCCTTGGTACGACGGAAAGTTGTATGCATCAACGCAGGTGATGGACGAGGCCAGGCATACAGAAGTTTTTTCAAGGTACGCAAGTGAAAAACTCGGTGGGGTGCTTCCATTCAACTGGCATATTCAAAGTCTGGTTGATGACACTATTTCGGACAGCCGCTGGGACATGACATATCTCGGGATGCAGATTATGGTTGAAGGTTTAGGGTTGGCATCAATGGCCTACATGCGTGAGTTAACAGCCGAGCCACTTCTAAAACAACTCCTAAGGAATGTAATGTCCGACGAAGCAAGACACATATCTTTTGGGGTTCTTACACTAAGGGAAGTATATTCAGAAATGACAGATTCAGAAATAATGGAGAGACAGGAATTTGCATTTGAGGCTACGCTTAAGCTCGGTGAAAGAATGCTTCAGCAGGAAGTGTTTGAGAAGATGGGTGTAAAAACCAAGGACATAGCCCCATACCTACTCAACGACCCAGCCCAAGCGTGGATTAGAAGGATGCTTTCAGCTAAGATAGTCCCAAATGTTTCAAAGTTAGGTTTATTGGATAGAAATGGGAAATGGTTGAGGAGAAAGTACGAAGAAATGGGAATTATAGAATTTGAAAATATAGGCGAATCCGAAGAGGACTTCGTGGAATTCATCCATAAATTTTAATTACCATGAAAATACCGGACGAAGTTGAGAGTCTATACATTGCCCTGGAAATGTATCAGGAAGACGGAGATGAATTCGTTGCAGCATTTTACGATAGTCAAGCTTCATCGTATGATGCTTTTATTGATAAAACAAATTATGCCCTAGCGGAAAATGTAGTAAAAATAGCTATTCAAAAATTAAAACATTTGAATTCATCCAACTGTATTGATATTGGATGCGGAACTGGAGCAATTGGAATCAATCTGCTAAAAAATCAATCCAACATCGGCCTTGATGGAATTGATATTTCTGAAGAAATGATTAAGACGACAAGCGAAAAATTCGAACAAATTAAAAAATTATCAAGACAGTCTCTTAGGCCAACGAATGAATCCATTTATGAAAATTTGTTTATTGGAAACATAAAAGAAGAAAATAAAGAGCTTTACAATAAATATGATGCAGCTCTGAGCTCAGGTGTTTTTACTAAACTCCATCTTGGGCCAGAGAATATAATAAACGTACTTTCCACGCTGAGGTCCGGGGGCTTGGCGATTATTAGTGTGAATTCCTCGGCTTACTCTGAACAGGGATACGAAGAAGAGGTGCGTAATATGTCCAATAAAAATATTATAAAAAATGTTGAGATTATAACCGTCAGGCAATGGGGAGATGACAGGTATACGGAGACAGCAGAGGTTATTGTTATGGAAAAGGTATGAACTATTTGTTCAATGATGTCGATGCAAAACATCTTGGTGGTGGTGTGGTCTTATTCGAGAATGCAATAACATTTGATTCTGAATGGGCTTGTTCATTTGCTGAAAAACAAGTTAGTCGTGAACGTTCAGAAATGTACACAGAGGCAATTGACCCGGAGACAGGGGCAATTTTATTCCTGAACAGGAGCGGATACTATTTTGACGCAGATGGGGTCAACGAGATGCCAAGACGTGCATCTAGAATACATGGAGTAGAGGATGAAGAAATTAAAACTTTCCTACACTTCATTGAAAAATCGAAAGATTTATATCTATTAAAGTATTTCGTTCTTTTTCCACTTGCCTACAAGAATGTCTGGTGGAAGGTAAAAGGCCATATTGTTTCATACTCGGTAGAACATGGTGGAACTTTTCTTGGACAACACTCCGATACTAGTGCCGATTACACGTATGGCATGCCTGAACCATCCGACCAGATTGCTACAAGGAATACAATTTCTTGTATCGTATATTTAAACGAAGATTTCAGTGGTGGAGAGCATTATTTTAACTACTTGGACATCGAATATAAACCAAAAACCGGAGACATAATGATGTTTCCTTCAAATTACATTGCTGCTCATGAAGTGAAACCGGTTACCAGCGGGAATAGGTACACCTATCTTGGTTGGTACTCCCACGGTAGCCCAAATGTTGAACTAAACGAAGTAATAATAGACCCTATAGAAAATCCTCAAATTGCCAATCTTTCAACAAACGTTTATATGCCGAATTTACGAAAAGATTTTAAAAATTATTTGGAAACACTTGGTGCAAAGGCACCGGCCCTTGCCCTGTCTTTGGTCGAAAGCATGCATTCGTGAATGTTCGTCATCTTGGAAATGGAATTTTAGCTATTGACGGATTGCTGGATTTGGATAACAAGAGGAGTCTTGCGTGGTTGGAAAGAATTGAGGCAGGTTCTAGTCCGCAGGCCTACATTGAGGTGGACGATTCAGTAGAGCTAAATCAGGGTGGGTACGAATTTTCAAAAAATTCAGTTGATACCAGACCTACACGCTTTGATAACTTTCAATACGATGGCAAGACAGAAGAGGATGATTTAATAAGAAAATTAATTGACGATGCCATATACTCTGCCGTTGTCCTGTACGCAAGAGTTTTTCCTGTTTCTATTTCTGAATTAACATGGAGAACAAATGGGCATATTGCAAGGTATGAACCCGGGCAGTACATAGGTTCACATTCTGATTGTGGGCTTCCATATGATGGGGATACCTATAACCCGCTTCACATTTTCCCGCTATACAACACACTCACGACGACGGTTGCACTAAACGATAACTACGATGGCGGGGAGTTAAAGTTTAAAACATGGGGGATTACGCACAAGGGTAAAGTTGGTTCGGTGACAGTATACCCTTCATCGTACATTGGTGCACACGAGATACTTCCAGTTACCTCTGGAGTCAGGTATTCGTATCTGTCATGGTTTTGTCATGGATTAGAGCACTTTGATTACGACTCAATGAGAAAAGAAGATGCAGATTTTAAATGGCTTGTTAATTTAAAAAAAGATGTTGAAAAAGTTGAAGGTCTTGATTTCGGGTACGTACCAGTTGGAACACTGTTAGGTATTTAGTGGATTTTTTATTCTTTTTTCATATCCATCACCGAAGGCCCAGTACCCAACAAAATTTCGTTGATTATGTTTAAAACCTGTTTTTACAGCATGAGCCATTTGTGTTAAATCTGGAATTACAAGGTCACCAACAGACCATTCCCACCAAAACTGAATTGACTTATCTTTCCATATTTTTTCAAGAAACCACCAATTAATTTTGTTCATCATTTCTTGATGCTCACGGGTTGGTTCTGTACTGTCAAATGACACAACCGTCTGAACGTGTCCAAGCGGGCAGATGCGAATTATTTTCTTTCCTGTCACCTCGTGAGTAATCACGGCCCTTCTATCCGAGGAATCCCATCCCATCTCCCACCCGGTATTTTCGGTGCATTTTATTTCCACCCGATTCAAGAAGTCAATATATTCATCTGGTGTGGAGAGATTCTCGGAGGAACAACT